GTAATTTGTTCTAGTAATCGGCGGCCCAAGATGTCTATCTCGAATGTCACTTCTTGCACATCAGCGCCATCGTCGTAGTCACGAGCGGATTGATCAGAGATATAAAATCTTGCTGTTCTTTCGCTTAGAACCACAACATCCATCCTCCACCACATGAGCGTGCTGCGCTCTGATCATACCGACTACAACATCTCTTCTTTTTGGTTTAACAGACATTGAACGCCATAAGCAAACCCAGATGACCAGTACGAAATTGGTAGCAAATATAAACATACACAAAATCATATACTTATACGGATGTCGTAATCTACTGATCTCTGGTTCGTATAAGACGAAGAGAGGTTAACGAACATGTCCAATCAGAACGGGATTTTCGCCACGATACTAGGCTGCCTACTGTCCTTGCTCTTTGGTGGTTGCATTCACTACCCGTCGCACGGCTACGTCATCGTCGACGTGGCACCTGAAGTCACCGCGATGATCGCCCTGGATGACCAGGGTCAGCCGACCATCCGAATCGCCGACTATGTTGGCAAAGGGATCCACTACTGGGACGTAGTGGGGTGCCAGTTCGTGCTCCCGCAGGAAGCCCCGAACGCGCTCGGCCAGCACCTCCAGATCGTCGAAGCGTCAACGATAGAAGCAGACATAGTTGCCGGCGGCGACGCCGTGGCCTGGTACGATTCAACTGACGGCAAGATCAAGCTGAACGCGGCGAATCTGCCAGAAGCCTTCCCGGGCTACTGGGCGGATACCTGGGCACATGAGATCGGCCACGCGCTGGGTCTAGGCCACTTAGATGGATCAGCGATCATGAATCCTTACTTCATCGACGATCACTTAGAATCCGCCGATATCATAGCTTTTGAAAACATGACTCACTAGAGCGCGGGAAGGCTTAACCTGCGATTGAAGGATATCTTCAATCCTCCAATTATGAGAGTCGACGCAGACGCAGCCGCGCCAGCAAACATCTCGAAAACCATATTAAGAGGGAATACTAGCGGAATGTTGCTCGATGAAGCGACTTGAACCTCGTTCAAGAACACAAGTCCTATCTTTCCCAACGGACTAGAAGCTCCGTGAGCCTCTATTCTCACTCTTAGCGAACTAGCATCTGTTGCCCCCGGGTCGACTGCAACACCGCTGTCGATCGTCGTTGTTGTTGCTGATTGAATAAAATCCACCTGCCAGTTCGCGCTACCAGACTGCGCACGAATATGAATTGCGTTCGTTGAAGACGATTGCGGATCATTATTGCTATCCAGACCAGCGTATGCCGTGTATGTCCCATTCGCACTCAATCCAAGATCGAATTCAATCACGATCGAAGTAGTAGTCCCAATTCTTACCAACGGACCAGCCGAATACAAAGATGCCTTGCTTCCGTTGGTGGCTGACGTTTCAATTCCTACTGCGGGTGCCGCATAGTTTGAAGACGGTCCGCCAGCCGATGGGAGAATGGTTCCGCCAGAGGCAATTAGAGCAGACCAACGCGGAAGGGTAGCGATTGGAGTGGCTGACGCAACAATCGCTACCGCAGGGGTCACCCAGTTTTCGACCAGATCAAAGGTACGGCCCATACGATAACCGTTATGATCGATGAGCCCACGAATATTGCCTGCTGCATCTTCCCAGGTCTGTTGTGGTTTCGTGTTGCTGACTGTCCCATGGACGATTATGCCAATTCCAGTCACTCCACCAGTGAATTCCCCGCCAATTCCACTTCCGTTTCCGACTGCAAGAATCGATGTCTGATTTGCAGTATTACCTGTCGCAAGTGTTACCTGATTATTGGTCCAGCTTGACCACGTACCTGGAGGATCGTTAGTTCCAGCTGGCTCGCTAAACAGATCTATGGCATTCGCCGTATAGCGCATTAAGGATGCAGCACCAGCCACATCCTTCGTCCATACAACGCCATTACGATAAGCATTCTGAGTCCAATAAAGGGCTCCAGCGCTATCTGTGTAGAGACGAGAGTTGCCAGTGCCATCCGTCCCAGGAGAATGCAACAGAAGCGAATAGTCCAGAACAGAGTGCGGCATATAGATCATAGGCGCCTGATCAAACGGCGCTTCTGTGATCATGCGAACGACGTCGATTACACCTGCACGCTCGTCAAACCTATAATAGGACGTAGGATCAAGAATCTGAAGATACGCTTGGAAGTTGTCGAGCTGTAGAACTGTACCCGCCGTCGGGAAGACACAGCTACTGAAGAAGAAACCAACTCGAATCAAAGTGACAGTATTCGCAGGAGCAGTGAATGTCGCGTCCACCAGTCTGTAAACACCGTCGATCGTATTCGTGTTACTTACGAACGTCGAATAGACCTCGGTCAGCACAGCTCCAAACTGATCGCCCCAGTCAACATAGACAAAGATATTTCCGCTCGTTGGCACTTGCAGTAACTTCATGTACAGGCGATAACGCAGAACCTGCCCGGCCGTTGCCGGTACATTCTGATCCTGATATATGGTGCCGTTGACCGTGGCGGGGCTCGCTGTGGTCACCAGCTCCAAATCTTTGAAGCCACCGCTCGGAGCTGGATTCGTGTTCAGCTGGAGATGAGCGCTCCCGCCGCCAAAACCACTTGTATACGTCCAGAACGGTAACTGCTGTGGCGCAAGAGCAACGCCTCCAGGGCCACGCTCAAAGCCACCGTTTCTAATCAACGGGTCCCACGGAACAGCTTCCAATGGTCGATTCAGGAATGCTGAACTACGAGTAGCGTACGTGATATTAGCAGCTGGGATTGTGCCGCTTGCTGGCACCGTCACCTGGCCAAGAACGATGATGCTACCAGCTGGAGCCGCATTGTACTGAGCCTGCGTATAGGCATTCAGTGTCGCAGTGGAGTCCACGCCGATGCTGTATGTAGCCTCGATTCCGATGTAGATGGTTTGGCTTGTGAACGCAGCCAAGCTCACATCGAAGTCTCCTGACATGTGCACAGTCAGTGAGTAACGAGGGGCTGCTTGCGTCTCGTACACCGCCACATGGTCATCCGTGGTCGCGTCGGACTCAATCGTGATACTAAGGACAGTCGCGCTTGGAGTGATCGCGAACCCGCGGTAGATACCGGCAGCAATCGCCGTCATCTTCTGGTTGAGACCCTCGGAGACGTAGGTCTCGCGCCACCGCATCCTTAGGTTGTTCGTAATCGTGCTCAGCAGCGTACCAGCCATGATCTGTGCTCCTAGAAATCGATGTAGATGAAGTGTTCAAGCGTCTTGTCGACCGTCTTCACTTCCATTGGGAAAGTCGAATACACCAACATCACGTTGCTGGCGTCGAACACCCCTAACTCAAAGAACTGGGGCGGATTATTGTTCGACGTGAGATTCGCTTCGCCTGTGTCAACAAAGCAGTGAACCCTGGCGCGACGCGGCGCTATGTATACAAGATCAGAAATGATCACGAAGTTCTTCGTGAAGATAAAGCTATAGTCACCGCCGGTATAGATTCCTGTTCCGGCAGTCAGCGCCGTCAGTGTCGGATCAGGGCTATTTGGCTGGTGGCCATTTACTGTATTTGTCCAACCACCGCAGCCGATGATGAAATGGTGTGGCAGAGTAATAGAGGCTCCGCCGTTACCATAGAACTGAGCCAGCTCGGACCGCCAGCCATTGCTCACGACTGCGTTTACGATATTGGACATCAGCTAGATCCTTTCACGGCACAACGCGAACAACGATATCATCCAAGAACCATCCTTCGTATGTCGGATCAACGACTACGCTCGTAACGGTGTCGAAGTTCCACCTTACTCTGAATTGTCCAGCACCAACAACAGCTGTCGTTATATTGAGAACGATATATGCCCATTGGGCAGGAGTCGAATAACCGCTCCCAGCTCGCACTGACAGGCCAGTGGCGTCCAGGTTCCCCACTTGGTTTTTGTTGAAGTGCTGTAGAACGACGCCGACCGAGTTGACAATATCAACTGATGCCAAGTAGTTAGTCATGCCGGATTCGGCAAAGAAGTAGTGCCAAAACTCAGCTGTCACTGTGGTCGCTGCGCTAACTGGTCCGATCAAGGGCGAAGACAAAGACCCCGCATTCGGCCTGGCGCCAAGATCAATTCGATTCTGGAACGGAGTGTTCGGGTCGGTGATTCCATATGCAAACAATGCCGATCCAGAAGGCTTCAATCCAGCGGCCAAGAAATAGCTCTCGCCGGATGGTCTGGTCTGGCTTACATGCCAAAGGCCCGTCCCCAGCCAACTATTCGCCAGTGGCGACGTTCCATCGACGTGCTCCTCCAAGATGAACGGAGTCACCTGGTTCGAGGTCGATGTCGCCACCATCTGATCAAACCCGTTACCCGTTCCACCTGTAGTGGTTCCTGGAGTCGCTAACGCATCCGCTGTCCATTCTTCTGCATCATCGTAAAGCGGCGCGAAAGACACGGGATCCAGGTTGTCTTCTTTGATCGAGCTGGATGCCATAAATGCTGGAAACGTCGCGATACCTGGCCCCGGATCGTAGACGAATTGTGCGAAGCGAATATGGACCGGCACCAGCGGCTTGAGTCGGTTCGTCAGTCTGGTTCCAGGATCATCAGCCAAGGCCGCTGGATCGGCCAGGATGGCATCTGGGGTCATGAGCACGCGGATAATGCTCGCCCGGCACCAATCGCACTCAGGGATGATATTGGGTACGTAGCTGATGTAGATCGATGTCCCCTGGACAGGAATCACCGCAGTTACCAGCTCGATGTTCAGACGGGTCCCATCCCAGGCCATCGACTCGATCCATGCCGAGGTCCCGTCGCTAAATGTCACTTCCCAGTTTCCCTGCTGGACCGGCGCAAGCAGCGGCTCATCGCCAGCGTAGGGACCCGACAGATTAGTCATCACCCTGACGCGATGACCAGTGAACCCCGTGTATTGCGGGCCGAAATTCTGTACTGCGGGAGTACCAGAGATTATCGTCGGAATTGTCGCCGCTAACGGTACGGCTCTCCACGTAACCGTACCAGCTCCAGCAACAGGAGTATTCGGAGCGAGCACCTCGAACGAATACTGGGTATTGCTTAGGAGCTGGAAATTCTCTACCTTGAACGAGTTCGCCGCCACATCAACGAATACTGCCTGAGGGAATGCGAGCGAGCGATTCATCTGCCCCGCATTCGGGGTGACTACGACGCTGTTCCTAAAATCCGTCCCCTCAGTCCGAATGAAGGTAACGGAGTTAACCGTCACATTCTGGATCAAGTCTGGGAACGTTGGACTGAAATCAAACAGATCAGTCGTAACGAAATCTGCTGGAATCTCATCCATTACAGCTCGTCGCGGATCAATATCAGTGTAGTACCCGGTGAATGACACCGCCTGCTCAAGTTTTAGTGGACTGACAGCACCAATAGTCGCCAAGACGATCGCTGTTTCAGCAATTGTCGACGATACTGTTGCCGTGAAGACTCCGCTCCCATTTGTTATTCCACTCGTGGCAGAAAATGTTAGACCCAGATCTTGCGTCGATAGCGATACAGGCTGGCCGACAATAGGATTATTAGTGTTATCAAGAACAGTTACCGTAAGCGTTATGGTTGCAACGCCATCAGCCAATGCCGATGGAGGCGAAAAAGTAAATGTCGAATGCCCGCTCCTCGATGGCAACGTGAGCGACGATCTGTTTCTCGGAATGACGATATTAAAGACATTGATTACCGGCAGAAGGGGCACCCAGTACGAGGCGATCCGATAAAGTCCGAAGGAGCGTACGAAGAATCCCGCAATCGCCCCCATGTACTTGTAGCCATCCGCGGAGCCCTTGATATCCCAGAGCTGGAACGAATGGTTGACAAACGAACGTTGAAAAGGAATCGGATCGTGACGATCTATCTCGACAGCGAAATCGGACCCCAAGATTGCCAGAATGTGCTGTGAATTAACTGTTCCGTCTTCTGGGTACGAAACAGATATCGAGAGATTGTCAGCAATCCCCGCATCCTTCGTGTACAGCACAATCGTACCCGTCGAGAAGTTGACCGTGCTCCCATTCCCTAGATCACCAGTCAACTGACCCGTCGGCGTGAATACACCGACCCGAGGAGTAGCCCCCTCGGTCCACCGAACGGTTGTCGGTTTCTCAGCAAGATCTGGTGCTGAGAGAGTGAAGATGTATGGAGGAGCAGTCACTCCATCAGCGACGTGCCCTGCCGCATATTGTCCGGCATTTGGTGTCTCAACGATCGGGATCCGGGTGTACGTCAAAGTGATTGAAAGATTGTCTGCTGTCTTGAAGTCTTTGGTATAGACAGTGATCAATCCGGTCAGAAAGTTGACCGAGCTGCCGAGCCCAAGATCCCCGTTTGGTTGGCCCTTGTTGTTGAGACTACCTGCTTTAGCAGCTCCCGATTCCCTCCACGTTATCTGAATCGCATTGGCAGCAATGGGCGGGAAGGCAACGGTAAAAATATATGGCGGGGCTGTTGTTCCATCGTTGACATGTCCAGCCTGATACTGACCAACGATTGGATTTTCGTTGAAAACAAGCGCGCCAGAGACCATGGGAACCGTCTCTTGAGCAGCCTGAGAGATATTGCTGACAATGATATTCTTTGCGGTCGCCATCCCTGTGAATGGATCAATGGGGATTGGGCTAGTGAAATCCCCAGGGACTGCTGACGAGTTGATCTCGACGATATTGAAGCGGGTCTGGGTGAAATCCTGAAGAGTCTGACCGAGGCGAATTGAAGTGAACTTGTCGCCATTTATGCCGTTACTGATGAATACACGCGATGTTCCGTCCCCGAGATTATCAACCTGGAGGATCTGGATTGTCTCGCTGAAAGTCTGATCGGTAGGAGCAAGAAAAACATCACGCAAGTCATCAAAGTCACGTATTTTCCTACGTGACTCGTCCATGGATTGCCCAACCACCTGGAGCAGCTCGCCAAGTCTATTGTTGCCAACGCTCTGATCGAGATCCTTATAAATATCTGGCACAGCTCCAGCTATGGCCTTTAATGCCCATGGCCACTGGCCAAAGCCGCCGCTACCAAATGGTCCTTTGCCAAATCCAGGCACTTACATCACCGCTTAAAGAGCCTTGATTCTGCCAGTTATTGCAGGCACTAAGACGATCAGTCCAGTCACAGGAATCTGTTGGATCATTTTATGACCCACCTGATTGGCATAGTTGATCATTGCCTTCAGCCGAGGCACTTCGTGAAAGGTCCCCGTTGGAATACTGATCGGTTTCACTGTCGCAGTAATCATCGCTGGGATCTCCTTACAGAGCCGCCTGCCAGCTAACAATGCCCACGAAGGTCGGATCATCGACATACACATCCATGAAGGTGCCATTCGTGTCGATATTACCGATCCTGCAATTTGTACGCGGAGTTCCTGGACCCATGGAGCACTGAAAGTTAAATACCGATGCTCCAGCAACTCCAAAGCTTTGAGCAAACGTCACGCGTCTCGATCCTGTGGTGCTATCAGGACCGACCGTTACTCCGTCAAACGAGACTCGACCTCGCTCCTCGTGGCCTGGTCCAGCAACCGCAGGGAATGGATTGATGACTTGACCGTCAGTAATACTGTTCCCACGAATGAAGTACACCGATGACGCCCGGCGAATGCAGAATACGAGCGCATCATTCGTATTCGGCACGGAGGTCGCCACCGTCAACGTTACATTCATGTTCGTGAGCGGAGATCTCGTTAGAACCAGATAAGCCATCTGGCCGTCACTGAGGACCACGCTGCCAGCAGGAATCGTGAGTACGTGACCCGTGATCATATTCACGAAATCGATTCCCGCTGACCACGTCAATGCACCGCTAGATGCAACGAATGAAAACGTCGCAGTGCTGCTGAGGATCAAATGGCGATCTTCGCGAGACGCATATCCCGAGGCATCGACCTGAGTAGCAAAAGCCTGAAAGTCGTCAAACCACGGATCCGCATCTTCTTCTGGGTACGGCCACTGCATCCTGTCGGTGATATTAGCCACTGATCGTACCCTTTCTGGCGTGTCGCATCGATCCGCTGCCTACCCAGCTATGATCGTTACTGGCTGCTTAACGATGAACTCGGATACTTCTATCACGGGGTAAGTCTTCCCGCCACTGAGCACAACCCAGACATCGAATACGTAGGTATCCGCTTCCAGTTTGTAGGTATCCAATGGGCCGAAATGGATCACGGCAACACCGGAAGTCGTTGGCGCCGTAAAGGAAATCTGGGTCACGTCGGTTGAAACCTTCTTGATCAGCAGGATTGGATTTCCGGGCTCACTGCGAACGGAGCAGTACATCACCGCTCCGGCTAGATCTACAGACACATCCGCTGGTAAATTTGTCCGCGGATCGATACCTGGCTGGGTCAAATCGACTTCGATATCCTTCGATTGACCCTTGTAAATCTCGATCGCATTTCCGCTCTTTGTGATTTTTGAGTTGACTGCGGTCAGTGCCATAGCGTCCTCCTTATGACACTACGAATGTCACGATATTGAACGCTAAGTTCTGCCCGATATCGGTACCGCGTGTAGCGACCTGCGACGCATCAACTTGCAAGTTACCAACTTCATCGATCTGCAATGCACTCCCGGAAGTCACCAACGCTGGAGTGATCAGAATCCCTCTCGCGTCGTAGACCCCGGTACCAATCTTCGCCACTGGATCGCCTGGAACAATACTGATATTGACACTCGAAAGACCGTCGATCGTAGCAGTACTCGGTGTAACTGGCCCGTAAAGCTCATCGAGATAGAGCGTAGCTCCAAACGATCGACCCTTCATCACGTTTAGCACCGCTGCCTGAACCTGTGCCTTGACCGTATCTATGACGAATCCTGTCAAGATGCCGATCTTTACGCTCAGCCATACCTGCACCAGCTGATCGTACGCTCCGACAACCTTAACAACTTGTGATACTTCTTTGTTTTGATCCAAGAATGACTGGAGCGACTTCATCAGACCGAATGTCGGCGGCACATAAAAGCCATCAGCATCCAGGGTGAGTACAGGTACCTCGACCAAATTGGCGCTACAGTCTGCTGACAAGAAGGCGTTGACATGATCGAAGATATTCTTGACGAATCCGCTGCCTAGCTGAATCGATCCGATATCAGCCACGAGCGTTCCAACTGATGCTGTCAGGTTATTTACTTGGGTCTCTGCGGCTGCCTCTTGCGTTAGAACGTCCGTTGCCTTTGCCGAGATAGACCCAGAAAAACCCGTTGCCTCTGCCGCCTTAGAAACAATAGAGCCATTCTGAGTGGCGATTGTCGACGGGTCCACCGCAGCAGCCCCAGTCTGGACGACAGTCACCTGCGCCGTCAGTGTTGCCCGAGTCGCCGCAGTCAATCCATCCGATACAGCCGTTGGGATTCCAGCAATGGCCGTTTGCAGAGCCGTGGCTGCGGTGTTGATCTGTCCCTGCCCCACCTGGATTTGAGAAATCGCGGTCTTGATCGTGCTGGTTGAGCCAGCAATTGCTGTGAGATCGGTATTCAACAAACCTAACAACGCTGTGATCCCCGTGGACGGATCGTTGATATCCGTTTTGATGTTGGCAAGAGGCCCTGCCAACAGAGATGCAGCTGTATTGTCGATGTTCCTCTCAAGGGTCTCTGTATCGCTTGAGATCGAATTCAGCTGTGAATTCAAATATGCATCATCGCCGGCCGATTTGACCGTGATGGCATGAGCTACCGCAATTGCTCCTTGGGTACCATCACGGAAGGTCCCAGCGCGAGACTGGTAATCCTCGGCCGTGATGTTGACTCCACGACTCTTGAAGAAAAGCGGCGCGTTCGCCTTGGCACTTGCAATACTTTCAGCGTCAGAGCCACCAACGCTAGAACTCGGGTTGTTGATAACCAAGCCGATGTTCTGGGTATTAACGACCAGAGGAGTATTGACAGACTGAATCGTGTTCGCCAGAACTTGGCCGTTGATACCAGTCGAGGCGAAGTACGTTATAACGACGGACGCATTCTGAGGAGGAATGTTTCCCGCAACGCCATCGCCGAACCTCAACGTTGGTGGCGAGTCGTTATATCCGATCTCGAATTGATTCGTTGCACCAAAAGACAGCAATTCACTTTCGGTCCACTTCACGCCATTGACAGTCACCGTTACCTGCGACTGACCATTTGATCCTGGACCAACAACAAACTTACCGACCGGGACGTTAGCGATCGGGAAAATCTGATTTGCCAAGCCATTCGACGTGAACGTAGCTGATAGAGTCTGTCCCTCAGAGCAAGTAATACTTGCCGTTGAGTTTGTGAATTTCGGCCACGTATAGGCCTGCTGCGCCTCAAAGATCAAACCATTCGGGCCTTTGAACTCAAATCCAATCGGAAGCGGAACATCGAATGGATACTGCTGCTGGAGAGAAACAGCCACCAGGACGCTAGAAGCGACCGCCGGTCCCATCTTGTACCCGATTTGGCGAGCTGCGCGGGCAACAGACTTCCTAGTGCGTGCAGTGGAAAGGAAGTTATCGGTCGCACGTCGATCAAGATAAAACGCCAAGGTATCGAGACCGAAGGCAAATAAATCTACCAGCATGATCCCAAGCGACGAAACAACGAAGTCGTTGTAAGACGCCGCATAGGTGATCTGCAAACGAGCAAGAATCTCGTCTTCGTAAGAATCGAAATCGAGCCCAGCGTACTGGACGCGGTTCAAATTCGCCCTGGAGACCGTAGTGTTAGCCATGCTCTATAGGCCTCCCACAAGTGCAACTGCCTGCGCAGTCTGGCTGGCGATGACTGTGTAATAGATCGTGATCAGAATCTGCCCTGGGGCAGTGATATCGTCACCGCTTTCGACCGTCACGGCATCCACCTGAATCCGCGGCTCCCACTTAGCCAAGGAGCTACGGACCTCTCGCTCTACCAGGCGCCTGAAATTGTCGTCGTTGTTCTCGAAGACGAACGAGAATGCGTCACATCCAAAGTCTGGTCGCATCACCCTAGACTTCTTCCCGGTACAAATGATCTGGATGATTGACGACATGATCGCATCGTCATCGAACGCTGGGTTTGGAAAGGCCTGTGTTCCGGCCTTAAAAGGGAACTGTATGCTGAATATCGTCGGCATCGTATTATTGCAATGTCCCTGGTGGACCAAGGATTGGCGGGTATGTCACCACCACTGTCTTGGTCGCCAGATCCAAAGCATCCGCCAGCGTTTGGGCTGACTCTGCATAGGAGTTTGCCTGGATAGCTGATAGCTTTGCAACCGCAGGTGGAGTTATGATCGCGGTACACACCCCGCCAACGGCAGTCATCACCGGAGGAACAAGCCAGAACTGCATGACAGCCAAGCCGATCTGCTGGGATGCACCAGCCAGCGGTATCTGGTGATCCATTATCTGCTGAAGAACATTCTTGAGCTGCTGCATCTCAATCCCCTTGAGAAGTACAGGATCACCGTGTGGACCCTGTGCAGCTGTCGCATAAATCTGGTAAGCAGTTGCAATTCGCTGGGCAATCGCAGAACTACTATCGAGCGTTTGATTGAAAATCTGAAGGATTTGGGCATAAAGCCCAGCGGATACAAGAGCCATCTAGCTTGTCTCGGTATCGCTGCTTAGCGCATTCTGCGGAAGCGGGGTTAGAGGCTTCTGCGTCGGCCCATAAGCGTGTGGATGCGTATGGTTATCAAGCCAGTTTTTGACTTGCTTGCCGAGCAGCATTGGCTCGAAGGAGCCATCTTTACTGCCTACGCTGATCTTATCCTTTGTAATCCGAACGATTTTTCCTGACTTCTGCTTCACCAGGATCGATTCTGATCCATTGGTGTCATCGATGATGATCTTGTTCCCTCCAGGAGTCACCCAGCCACGCTTTTTCGGAGCATTCTTTGGGGAGGGAGCAAGCTCGGAGTCGATGTCAGAACCGTGATACCACCCTCCCAGGTAACATGCTGGCTCATTCGGGTCCCCATTATCGAAGAAGATCCAGACCGCATCACCCTTCTCTGGCGGAAAGAACTCGCCATGACCTGGTCCAGCTCCCGCGGCCATGGGAAATAACCAGTGACCATTGTCCTTCAGCATGCGTGCACGCGGACATGAAACCGTGACCCTCCCAAGTCCAGCCGGATCTGCGTTGTCCTCGACGATCGCGCGGTAGGGGCCATAGTACCTACGGAAATACTCCAGACCCAGTCTCTTCAGGTTCCCGGTAAATTCATCAAAATCAGACCCGAGCTTCCGAAGATGATCCATTACTGCCTCAAACAGCATCGGTCAGCCTCCCGGCAGGGTGGTCTTGCCAGTGGCGATCGGATCTATTTTGATCCTCGTTCCCTGGACCTGATTGCTTAACAAGCCAACACTTGGAGAAGGATCGATATTGGAGGCCTGGCCCTTTTGGGCAGTAGCCATGGCCATGACTTCAGGCAGGTAGTTGCCAATCGCCTTGAAGTGGCAAGAATACCCACCGATCCCTATGGTATGGATCACGTTCACCACGCCATAGTCTCCATTAAAGACCCCTCTACCATTGCTGCTGGCAGACTCCGTTCCAAGAACTGTGATTACTTCCCCAGGAACTAGGTCTGGAATTCCGACTGTCTCAACCTCGATATTGATCCCCTTCTTGTAGTTCTGGTTCTTGAATTCTCCCCTGGCATACTCGATAGCCGCGGTCTCAGGATTGCCCGGGAAGTGGAGCCCGAAGTTCTGTGTCCTACCAAATGCCTTCTGGGTCTTGTCAACGGTTCCCTGTCCAGTCTGGTTGATTGGGTTTGACTGATCATCGATCGTCACCTTGTTAACCCCAGAGCTGTCAGGCCCTTTGCGATCTGCTGGAACATCCTGCTGGAGTACTTCGCCGATACCAGCTGAGAGCCATACAGCCGTCGTTGGAGACGATAGATCGAGGATCGGGAACAGCAGACTCTGCGGATCCATCCCTCCGCGCACCACGAAACGCTTGACTCCCTTGTTCGGCTGGTTCACGTACCAGTTGTTGCGGTCCTTTATCTGAACGTTCTTTCCGACCACATAGAGATCAAGTCCATAGTTCTTGCACTCTTCCTGGATAAACCACCAATCGTTCCGCGGACCGACTTCAATCGTGACCGGCGTCTGCACGTCGTTACCATTGCTATCCTTGACCTTGACACTCTGCGGAGCTTGGAAGAATGGATGTTTCACTCCAGAATTTCTCGCCGACTGGCTCTTTGAAAGTCCGAAGTCCTTCCAGAGATCGTCAAGGACGAACTCCGTATAGTCCTTCAATACAGTCTCAACCGCTTCTGCCGGCGACGTGCCAGCTGGAAACTGGCGCCCGTTGACGCTGTTGGCGGTGTCGAGGGCATACCCAACACCAAGAGCATTCAAGGTGATCGTGATATCGCTTCCGATTCTGACATCTGGCTTCTGGAGTAATCCTCCATATGTCAGCGTTCGTAAAGCAGCATTATTGCCGTTGAGTGGCGTAGTGTAACCGATGACAACCTCAAGCTGACCAATGCCCCACTGAACCAGCGGTGAGTTGATGATCTCTAGTGCGTCCTCGAACGGCGGTGTCATCGTCACAGAAACGCGCGAGTTACGCGCCATTCCGACTTCGATCTGTACTTCTGAAACGTAAGCCAAGTTCGCAAGTGCCTTCAGCTGACTCGGCAAAGCACTACCATTCGCAGAATCTGTCCAGAGATCGAATTCGCGTTGGCCGCCAATCTCCTTGCCTGCGAAGGTTTTGATCTTGCCTGCGATGTAACAACCAAATAGGTCTAGCGCCATGGCTTAGGACTGCTGCTGGGTGGTGGGAGCCGGAAGGAACGAATTGATGATGAAATCAGGATCTGGAATCACGATATCGTGATCGGCCTTGAGATCTGTTGGCAAAATCTCCATGCCGTTCGCCCACGCAATTACCCACCAGAAACCAGCATCGTTGTAATACTGGAATGCCAGGACATCGATTCGATCGCTTGAATCCACTCTATGTTTCAGATCGCCAGGACGAGCTACGAAATCTGGTAGATCGAGCGTATCCCAGAACTCAAACCCGCTGATACTAAGCAGCTGGTTGAACAGTAATCTAGAAACTGGGGAGATCCCAACTGACATCTAATTCTCCTAATGACTACTGACGCCTGTCGTGTTTCTGCCACTGTCGCCAACTGATCCACCGCTCCTGCCACCACCGCCTCCTCCACTTTGAAGTCGGTTTGCGATCTGGTCGGGCAAGCTCTGGAGCGCCGACAGTTGGGCACGCTGAATGTCGTTGCTCTCTGTCGCCCATTCAGGATGGTGTGTGGCCTCGACGAGCGCCTTGGTAGTCTGTGAAGCCTTCGACATCGGAGTATCCGATCCAGCCGAATAACTAGCGACAGACGCTGGCTGAAGAGGCTCGGACGCATTGGGCAGAGACACAGTCGCCCCGCTTGATTGCAAGATCGTTCCTGGCTTCGGCAGCTGCCCCAGCAACTTCTCGTAGCCAAGATCGGGCGCGAGCTGCTTGAGCTGCTCGTACCGAAGATCCTGCATCTTCTTGTCATTGCTCCTGAGCGCTTCCCAGTAGTCGTGCTGGTACTTGTTCCAAGTTAATGACGATGCTCCCTTAGGATCATCCCCTGCGTGCTTCATGCTAAGGAAGTCGGGAGTGATTGCATCCCAGAACGCATCCATTGCGGCATCAGCAAGCGCATGGAAAGCCTGCTTTGCGTAGGGGGTAACCATCTTCATCAGGCTATCGAAGCCACTCTTCATCGCACTCGACGCTTGATCACCACCAAGATCCTTGTAGAGATCGCTCAGCAGCTTTGTCAGCCCATGCCACCAGATCGGGATATTCGTCCGCAGGTATTCCATGGTGTGATCCCACAGCTTCGTCATTGCCTCTTTAGGCGTATGAGCAGGATCATCCTTATACAAAGCATTGTAGAGAGCCATCAGCGCCTTGCTACCTGCGTCCTTCATCACAGGCCAAAGAACCTCGAAACCCCTGATCATGTCGTTAATGAACTCGCCGACACCCGCGCCAAACTTCGACATCTGGGTTTTCATATTGTCGAACATGGAGGTCATCTCTTTGCCTCCACGGCCAGCCCTGACAAACAGCATGCCCAAGTTGACGACGCCAGCTCCCAATGGACCCATGTTCTTAGTGAGGGCCTGCGTAGCCAGCAATGACTTATCGAGGTGACCAAGAAACCCACCAAATCCGTGGTAATTGATCTCCTGGATCGCATCGAAGAATTTTCCGATCCCCTTGTACTCGCCCTTCATTGCGGTGATGCTGCCCTCCATCACCTTGATCGAGCTACGAAGACTATCGTTGAAGGCGCTGTCATTGACCTTGCCTAGGTGTTTCAGCTTAGTCGCCATCTGATCTAGGATTCGCCCATACTCTTCCTGAGTACTGATGCCGCTCTTGAAGCCCTTGTTCAGAGCGTCAATTCCACCTGGACCACCGAGCCCGCCGGCACCAATCGCCTTTATTAGCTCCGTCGCCTTGTCGTGCATTGGCGTCATGCCATGCGTGATGAAGTCAGCAATAGCGGGGCTGGCCTCCTTCGAGATCTGCTGCGAGAAGCGACCGATTGCCTCTTGAAGCTTGTTCTTTGGAATGACCTTCTCAGCCTTCGTAAAGGCTTCATTGAGCTTCTGGGAAAACTCCAAAGGCGACTTCTGCAATAGCTCGAAGGCTTCCTGGACCCCGCCTCCCATGTTCTGGGCAAGAATGTCGGCCGCGGGTCCCAGATCCTGCGCCAGGCCATCATAGAGCGACTGGAAGTCATTCACGCCACCAACAACGACCTTCGTGAGTCCTTGGGCCAGGGACTGAGCTTCCTTCGCGCTATGACCTGCCTGCATGAACATGCCAGCCAAAGCAGTCCCGGACTCGATAAACATCTTGGTGCGCTCAGGACCCCACTGGGTGAAGAGACCCTGTCCCTCCTCCTGCATCAGCTTGGTCATGTCGATCATGCCCTGCATCGACTCCGAGCCCATGTTGAACATGCGACCAACGTTGGCGGTCGTTTGGATCATCGACTTGAGTTGCTTGTCGTTTAATCCAACCTCTTTCCTCAAGTGACCAATGGTGGCAGCCATCTCAGCGCCATTCACATCAGCCACATCCATAATTTTGATGAACTTTGATAGACTTCCAAATCCGATCTTGCCAACGTCAATGCCTTGTTGCTCCAAGGCCTTCATTGACTCTGCGATACTGTCAATCGGACGATTGAGGCTGTAGGCAAGACCGCCAGCAGTCTTCTTTGCCTTCTCCAGGCTCATCGACATGTGCCCCATGCCGGCGAAGACCTTACTGGTCACAACGTCGTACCCGACCCATCTGGATTCAAGATCGGTGAGGTTGTTTTTCATGTCTCCCATCGCTTGGGAAACACTGTCGGCACGTGCGAAGCCCGTGAACATCTTCTTCGCACTGGTCATCGCGATATCTTTTACGGATCCAGCGAGACCGACAAATCCAGCCTTAACTGATCCGATTGTCTTCGACAGCCCGGTATCCCGGCCCGTGAAGTTGAAACCGACGCCCATGTTATTCAGGGCCACGTGGACAGCTCCTTTTCGCTCGGAAGCGTCGGCTCTACGCTACGTCGATTCCAATGATCGTGCTACCGGGGATGATCTGCGCATACGCAAACCGACGAACGTTTCCGAGTTGCTTACGCCTGCACGTCACTGTTCGATGGCAGTTAGCACAAAGAAGATCGCATTTCGCAACCTCGTCCATAACTTTGATCTTTAAAGCATCAAAAGATGGGAACTTCTTGGCAGGAAAATTAACCGCCTCCGAGACGTTGAACTCCTTGATACCTCGGACATGATCCCACTCAAATGCTTCCCAATCCCAGAACTCATTCGGAATGGACGGACAGCGCGAACACCCGCCTCTGCTTATTTTCAGTTCAAGCAGAAACTTTTTAATCGGAGTCCTTTTCTTCTCCTGCCTTAGCTGTCGCTTCTTGTATTCGCACTGACGGCATATCCTGGTCTTACGACAATTTCGTTTCCATATTTTAAGCGGATCAGCAGGACCAGTCATAAACAACGACTCGTCATTCTCACCGCAAATAGTACAGACCCTGGTCATCGACAACACCATGTACGCAAGCGTTTGCGCAGATCGATCTTCATCTTGCTACCGTCGACCCCGCAGCCTCTCTAAATGCTTCCTTCGTTCGTTCTCTAGATCGCCCTTCTGAAGCATCATTCGTAGTCGTCTCGATGACGGCATTTCCATTAGATCTCGATACGACGAGCCCGGCCATACCTCCATCAGGTAGAAGATTTCTTGTTCCAGCGTTTCAATACTGCCAAAGGGTTGAAGAAACCCTCCTGGCTTGGATCTACATTCGCTTGATACTCAGCGGCACAGCTTGGACATTCCATGTCTATACTTGTATCGATACCCCCTTCGTTATCCTCCCAGGCATCCCGAAGAAAGTTACGATCCATGAGTCCAAGCACCTTTAAATCTTCTAAGGTACATGGCTTGTCGTTCATGGAATCAATCCGAGCCAGCAACGAGGTTGAAATCCTATCCTTGCCCGATTGAAGTGCCCTTGCGATCGAATCCTCACCGCGACCTGTCAGTACCTTCATTAGGACTTTGTGACCAGACTTCGGCAGGACAATCGGATAGGTTCGTCTCTTCGGATCCGGCATAGCCTTCACCTCCAGCTCCGAGAGATCGACCACGATCTTCTGCTCCTGGTCGCAATGTGGGCACTTGGAAATGAATGGCATATCGTTTCCTAGGCTCACTCGCCGAATCGCAAACATGATGAAGAAGCGATCACCCTGACAGAGGTCGGGAATGATCTTCTCCATTGCCGCCTCGCCTCGATAAGGCCCGATAGCGGCTGTACACGCGATCATGAGCCTATTGAGTCTCCTAAACGCCATCATGTTGGTGGCAGCTAAGATCTCCTCCTCTGGTCCAGTGATTTCACGAATCTCGACCTGAGTGTGAAGCTTTCCGTCTTGATCGATATAACCGCACGGCAGCTCGAAACCATCGACCGAAGACTTCGGGAGTTCCACTGCTGGGTTCACAGTCTCCATCTAGTTGTCCTTGGTATATCCGTCGACTGCCATCAACAGAAGCGACTTGAGGGCATCCGTATAGGATATCCCTCGATCGTTACACATGTTTTTGAATAATTCGTACTGATTTCCATCGACCCAACCGTTCACCTTCACGTCGGAACCGATGTCCTGCCAGAGCGCCATATCCTCGAACAGCTCCGGGCTCGCGATAAACGAGTTCATCATTCCCCTAACGACAGAGGAAACGCTCCCGTAGTTGGAACCGTTGCTCGCATAGTCCATCACGACCTTGTGAAGCTTGGCGCTGATCAGAAAATTGATTGGTGTCTTGTTGTCGATTCGGGTTGGCAGAACGCGAGCACCTTCAGCAGCGATCCGACAATCGCGGCATACTGTTACTCCGTTTTGAGTACGCAGCTTGCCTCCAACTTCAGGAGGAATGATGAAACAAGCAGTGACCTTTCCGACGTTTGTGCAATTGACGCACTCGCCCTTGTCACGCTCGATTACTTTTTGCTTCCATTCCTCCAGCGTCTTTACGTCGGAGAGATGTCCAGCTCTGATCTGATCGGTCAACACGATATCCGCAGATAGAAGTAACTATGATTTCTACTTCTATCTGGGGATATCAGTCAAGTTGATTATTTGAATATGAGATCAGATCTATCGCCTGTGTTTGATGAGAGCATCCCATTGCAACCCGAGAACCTCCATGTAATCGGGATCTATGATGTACTGATCATCCTCAAGCGACAGCTCGTCATGGCCTCGGCTTGGATGTCCACCTGTCAATGGGAAGCTGTGATAACTGATCGGCGTTCTCTCCCCAGACTCGATACGCTCATCACGATCACGCAGCAGCCCAGCGATGTCCGGCGTTTCCCATTTATCGTTCGGCATTTTGTTCTCCTACGGTTTCAGCCCAAAGCTAAATTCCTCAATCCACTCCGGCTGAACCTCCAGCGACATTATTGAGATTCCTGCTGACGAGCCGTCGAAATCAGATCCAGCGACGTAACTTGTGGGAATGCAGTTATGAAGCAACCACGCGCGAGCTGGTATTCTGGCAGCAAATTCAAATGGTCCAAGAGACACTGCTCCCGGCGGACCAGATGAACCCGGTCCAAGGTTGATCGCTCCGTTTATCCCTGGATTGATTGTCGAGAAGTGCAACACAACGAGATTCCGACGAATACCAGGAGCAAGCACATCCACCGTAGACGTGCTCAAGCCTTTTCCAGCCAGCGTGCCGGATACATTCTGGTCATTGGTAATTTTCTGGCCATAAATCGCGTATGCAATCCAGTCGTAGAAATCTGAATCGAAGAAGCTCGCACCCCGCTCGAACCCAACCGGCTGCACCGACGCACCCTTAATTACAGAACGCTGGTACAAGAAAGTACCGTCCTTGAACGTTTCTACGTCAGCATCGATCTTCGGACTTGTAATCCGCGCAAAGCCAAATAGCGGTGTGAATACAGGCGCTACGATCGGCGCAGAGGCGTCGAAAGCCCAGAATGTGTGTTGCTGGAGAAAATCGGTGATTCGGCTACGAGGCACGATCAGAAGGATAGCAGAAAGCTTTACCTCATTGATCGCTATGGAGTGGCAGATTGATTCGGGTTCTCGATATCGAAGTATTCGTAGGCAAGATCAAGCTCTTGAATCGAAACCTCAGAAGCCGTCGAATCGAGATCACCAGCAACCTTGTGCCGGGTTGGGAATGCCTCGTGGAGATGGTAGATCATCGAGCCCTTGCCATCCCCGACTCCAGCAGCGCCACCAACTCCCATCTGCGTCGTATTCGTTGGCGACGATTGGGTCTGCTGCTTCGCATCGCGGTGGAAATGCTTGATGTCTACGTCTGCGCGATACTCCTCGTTGCCTTCGATGCAACGCTTCATCCACTGCCAGAAAGTACCATCCGTCATCGCAACACCACGAGAAAGCGTGATGTCAGCGATCGATGGAAGACCAACGAACTTCTTCGTGTAGATGTAGTGTCCCTCTCGATACTCGACCGCTTCCTCAGAGGCCTCTGGAGTCGAGCACGCGTTGAACCCTGCCTGTGGCTTGTCTCCGCCGCTTTGCAGTGCCGGAGATGTCGTCGCCCCAAATCCATTGACAATCACATGGAATCGGAACGAGTGGAGAAAATCCGTTGCCTTAGGACGAGCCATTTACCGTCTCCTGTTCCCGACTAGGAGGTCAACAACTTCTGTTGGAAGCGGAATCTGATGAACTCACCTGGCTTGTTCGGCGCCAACGCGACATCGCAAATAACCTGGCCTGCGTTCACGACATCAGGCGGGTTGTTATCTCCATCGCACTTCACGAAGTACGCTTGCGTAGCCGACGTTCCGGCAAAGTAGCCCTGATTGAACAGGTTGCCCAGGAAGCTATCGAGCTGGCTCTTGATCTGGCTGTATAGCGTTTGTCCGATATTCTCGAAGACAAACTGATGCGTCGAGTTGAATACTGACTTCTCGACGAACATGAAGAGTCGTACTGCGTTGATGTATTTCCACGCCGAGTCCGCCGATAGCGTTCTCGCACCCCAGACAGCCCTACCTGTCTGCGGTGTATCGATCATTGAATTGATGCGAGCTGGCGAGACAGTGTCTCGCTCGCCCTTGTCTGGAATATGCTCCAGAGCCGTAAGGAATTGCAGCGCACCATCCACCGTCCCAGCCGGCGACTTACCGACATTCTTCGTCAAGTCGGTACGAGCAATCACTCCAGCAACATGGGCCTGGGGCGGAAATAGAATGCTACGGTTGTTTCGCAGCGGGTCCGCCACCTTGAGCCACGGCCAGTAAATTGCCGCATACTTCGAGAAGCGGTTGAACGTGATCCGCACGTAATCGACCGCCTGCTGAGCAGCAAAACCACTTGGCGTCGACAGGATCACAAAGATATCGCGGCGTGCTTCTGCAAAGTCGACCTGGTCTCCGCCAATGGTCGTATCGCCAGCGAAGTCCGGGATGATCAGCTGCATCATCTCGTCGACACGATTCAGTGCGAATAGGCCAAGTTTGTTCGGAGAAAGTGTTGGACTACTGAAGACGTTCCGTCCAAATTGGCTTGACCCGATCGTCAGGGTTCCATCGGAACCACCGGCGAATGTATAGGTCACCGAACTCGTCGCCGGCATCTTGATGTAGTCGATCGTGATCGTAGTCGTGTTGTCAGGTGCAGTGGCGAAATTCAAGGTGATCACGCCAGTTGCATAGACAATGCTATTCGTCTTTGTGGCATCAAAGTCAGTGCCAGTGAAATTACCTGATGAATCTGGCGTAGCCGTCTTCACTACGGCGCCGATCGTGTAATGCAAAACTGGCGAGACCTGCACAATAGGAAATTGTGCAGCGGTGTGAGAGAAGTTCTTGATGGTTCCGTTTCCTGTACCAATCGACTCAGCCGTAACGGTCGTCGGCTTGAATGTCGACGGAACGTCATGGATGTTGTTGTCGGTGATCACGATGTAATTACTGGCATCATTGATCACCGCAGGCGCAAACAACGGATCGGTAGGATCGGTGAAGCTCAGCTCATCGTAGGTCTCGACGATTGAGACTATGTTCGTCACTGGATCTGTGATCTGAACCAGCAAGTCATACTTGGTCCACGTTCCAGCATTCGCAACCCCTGGAATACCGTAGACAAAGTCATTCTGGCTGCCACGCAGCACCACGCTCAGATTGAGGCTCCATTCGCCGACGTTCGCTGCGACAAGGGGCCACATCGAATACGTGTAGTCGAGACGAATCGAATCGACCGCCGGAGGCGCCGCATTGAAAGTGATCGTGAGGACGCCGGTCGTACGATTCAGGGTCGCGGACGACACAGCTGATGCGTTCGTACCTCCGATTGTTGACGTTCCAGTGATCGTCGCGACTTTCGATCCCGTCGAAGTCCAATGGACCGTAACCACATCTGCCGTCAGAGGAAAGTGCGATAGCTGGATCGTAAACGGACCATTGGTGGTCCCGTCCTGCGCAGGCGAGATCGACGCACCTGGTGCTGTCGAAGGATCTTCACCAAGAAGGACAGTAGAAATTCCAGAGACGCCAGCCACGGCGTCGGTAGGAACCACGCGGACTACGTAGCAGCGGGTTCCACCATTCGCAAAGAACGCACTGACCGATAGAGGAACACGGGACTCAACCGTCTGATCGCCGAATTGACGTGCGTAGCTATCCGTGCTGGTCACAAGGGAGGCCCGATTAGCAACGCCAAACGTTGTCCATCCAACGATAGCCATCGTCGACGTTCCGACAGCCTGGACAGTTTGGCCGCCAGAATTGACCTCTTCGATGAAGACTCCAGGCGACAGAAATTCCGACATGGTCACTGTCCTCCCTTACGGCACTCGGAACTATCAACTTTTCTCATGAAAAGTTCGGGAGATGTTCTCCCGATAGCGATTGGTCGATCAACATATAACCATCGTGGACCTTACCATGCCGATCATGATGACGACTGGAAGTATCTGAAATGCTTCTAGTTGTAGAGATTTGATCACTTATACGCGCGATACACCGCCGAGGATAGAGCTGCTGCTTTTCCGGCGCGAAACTATGGCGCGTAACTATTCAGAGAAAGAGAAGCGGAACATGGGAAGACTGGTGAGCGCTTGGATCGTGTAGGGGTCATTCAGGTCGATCTCCGCCTCAACCCGGAGACTGATATTGAATGTGGTAGTCCGGTTCGCAACGTCCGTCTTCGTATCCACTGGATTTGGACTTTCATTGAAGGCATCGTAACTGCGTAGGTCACCAAGACTGTCCTTGACGAACAACGTCGTGTATGGCTGGTACTTCCGCAATGCATACTGAAGCATCTGCATCGCTTCTACCCGCAAATTGTTCCGATATCGTGCCCGAATCTGAATCGTATAGAGCAGATCTGCCGGAACGGCCTGACTCTTCTCTTCGTAGTGGTCCCAGCCGGTCTTGATCGGGTTTCCAGTAATTGGATGATACACCGTTGACTGGTGTGCTCCAGGTGCCGGGACTCGGTACTCGGTTACCCCAAGATGCCACCGACTCATCGCCCACGAGATGCTGTCACGTCTGATCACAAACGATGGCAGGATCTTTTGATCGATGGTCTCCTCTGGAAACGCGAAATAGATTGGCACTCCCTCGAAATCTGGCGGAGGACTCACATTCGGTACATTTGTCAAGATGTACGTGTCGCCAGCAGTATTAGGGACGCCTCCCAGCGTCTCAAACACGCCACGATCGAACTCTACGAGCCCAATAGTCCCGGTGCGTGCGCTGCCGTCATCGGCAGAGTTAACGTGCAATGGAAGAGGCGGCGCGGGCATCAGATGAATCCTAGCTTCTTCATAAATGGAGTGAAGCCACGGGCTACACCAACCTTAACCTTGTCCTTCACCTTGGGCCACCGCTTCCATTGGGTGCTATCAGGATCGGACAGCGCCTTCTTCAGCTCCCGATACTTTCGCGGAGCTGTCTTAATGCCGCTCCGCATCACGTCACCAACACCAACACGCCACGCCGGTATTGGCCGATGACCCTCGCCGCCATACTCCAGCTGAATAGCAACAAAGCTGGTATCGGGAACAGCCTTGTTCATCCTCAGACGCTGGGAAGCTGTAGCAGCTTTGTCCTTCTGGAGCTTCTTGATCGAGAGCTTTTGCATCAGCGCTGAAATCTTGCCGCTCTGACTGCGTTGCATCCTAGCGATATGATCCGCTTCTCGCTTGGAGACCAAGCGCTGGACCACTACCGCCCATTTCTTAGAAGGCCAAAAGGGGATCGTATCTGTAGTCCACGGTCCATTGTCTTCCAAGAATTTGATGCGCTCTGGAGCTGGATTAAGAAGGCCTCTCTTGACACGAACATATAGAACGGTCTTCTGCTGGTCGACCTTCTTGACCTTCCTGCTTTTCAGCGATGCATGAACAGAGAATGAAGGTTCATCTCCACCAGGAATCTCTGACAATACGAGCGAATCGCGAAGATCACGATACTCTGCCGTCTTAGGAATCTTATCCTTGAGGTTCGTCAGCAGCTCCTGAGCTGCAACGTATACAAACATCCGCTTTATGGATTTGAGTCTGTCTTCAAGCTGATCGACATAGCGCCATCCTGGTCCAGTCTCGCTGTCCTTCAGGATGTTCCATTCAAAACCGTTATCAATCGCCATCGTCCAGTCTCATTCGCAGAGTGCCAGATATTTTCTGTGGCTTCCTCTCGTCTGAGACGCTCTCGCCATTCTTCCCTATGATCACAACACTGACGGTCTTACCCTCAGCGCGGAGGTCGTTAACCAGCCGTATATGGGTTGAACAGCAGCCAATAACCCGAACGTACCCCTTGACTCGAATTGCATGAGTCGACTTCAAGCCGCACACGAAACAGAACTCACCAAACTGGGTCATCGGACCGACGTACTGGTGAAACACATCACCAGCAATCGGAGAACCACATGGGCCAACTGCGAGGCACTCGTGCCCCGGCTTCCCGTTATCACGAGCTTGCCAGTACTTTTCACACGTGGCACAGACTACGGAAAGTCCCTGAGAGACTACGAGGGCTACCTTGGTTCCATCGAGCGGCATCTACGAATGCCTTGCACGCTCACGCATCAGATCTCGGTAGAGCATCGGGAACATTTCTTCCGGCGTACTGCCAGCTTTCTTCGCGAGCTTGGCTAGTTTCTGGATCTCTTTCTCTACCGCCTTGAGATCTCGCTTCTGAGCAGCTTGTACCTTCTTCGCATCCTGGAACATTCTCGTCGTCATGACCTTCGCCCTGGAAGTGGGGCGATCGGTCGCTGGACGGTGCGGCAACATGTATCTTTCTGTATCCGCTTTTTCCTTGGCTGCTTTCTTCGCGTTCCCAGCTGGCGAAAATACCGCCTCTGCCAGTCGCGGATTCTCCTTCGTAAGTCTGGTCTTCACGCGCGAATCAGCCTCGTCGACCATCTTCGCAGACCAAGAAACGAGTCGTGTAATGACGTTGTCGTCACGGCTGATTTTATTCATCATCAGGAACGACCCACGTCCAAGATCCTCTGGGACCTCAAATTCGCGAGCAAATCCTGACCAGGCAGCACGAAACGACGCCGTTCCCTCCCAGAGGGCACGATTCAACCCGATAACAGCTTCTGGTGGGTACATCCCGAAGGCTGCAATCTGGAAAACTTCGTTCCATTCCAATCGGGACAGCGACTCCAGCACGGCGTCGTCGACAAGCGTATTGCCAGGCTGCTGGAATGTGGCAGCGATAGCAGCCGGCGTCGGAGTCGCTGCTTCCATCTTGTCAGCTACGTCTTTGTAGCCGAGGATCTCGTTCATCTCCATCAAGAGCGCAGTCTTGTCCATCTCGGCTCCTTATCGGCGACGGAATTGCGTGCCGCCAGCGCCGACTGACGGATCTCGACCGGCACCTGCCGGAAGGCGACGACGCGGCGAGTATCGAGTATCTCCCCGCATATACGCCACCTCTGCTTTGCGCATATTGTTGTTGTGGACCATATCGCCGTACCTACGCTCGCGCTCTCCAGGCCCACCAAAGACCTGCGCGAGCACGGGGTGATTGGAGCGGAAATGATGCAGAGCAGCGGCGCCGACGTTCTTGGCAATACCACCGACCAGCTTGCCCGCCCCACGCACTAGCCGGCGCAACATACCTGGCTTCCTCTCCGCGGGAGACTCGGGCGCTCCAGCATCTGGTGCAGCTGGAGACCCGGACGTTCCCGCCGCCTGTCCCATAGCCGGCGCTGGAGTCTCCGCGTTGCCGCCCTGCATCCGATTCATGGCATTGCTGGCGGCGCCACTGATTCCCTGGGCGGCACGCTTTGTAACATCTCCCAGAGCCCCTAGAGCCGATTTGCCCGCAGCCTTGAGTCTTGCTCCAAAACCGGGGGCAGCAGGCTGTGGGTCATCAGGAAGGTTGGCGGGACCGTCGTTCTGTCGAGCCACGATATCGTTCGTCGCAGCCTGGACGGCTTTCTTCTTAGACTTTTCACGTCTGGCAAGACGGTTCGCTTCAACGCCATGCAGCGCTGGATCATCCTTGCGAAGGTCGCCGATTTCATCTGGCGTACCAGATGACGCGCCCAAATTTGCAATATGCCCTGGCTGTCGTGCCGCAAGCGGATCCTGTCCCTGCGATGACCTCATCTGAGCGCGACGCTGACGCTTTGCCTGCGCAACTGGATCGTTTGCCATATCCCCTGGTTTGTTGATTTGGGGCGGTGGCGTCCCGCGTCGGGCATGAGCCACGCTGGAGAAATAGCCAGGAGCAGCACCAACTTCCATAAGCTCATGTTGGGTACGCTCCTGGAGGAACCGATATGTATGTGGACGCGATGCTACGTCAAACCAGGCCTCAGCGAGTGGTTGTCCTCCGCGCTCAAGACACGCCTCAACCTGCTCGAAATCAGACTCCGAAAGCATCGTGTCGAGCGAAGCAATCGCCTCAACCGTCGCAAATGGCAATGTCGCGAGCTTGGCGATTAGCAGCTGATCGATTTCATCATGAGCTTCATTGAAGACCGATTGGACAACGCCATCGTACTGTTTTGTTAGCTGTTCCATAGAAGGGACAGATCCCTTCTTCAGCTTCGACTTACAGTTACACGCACCCATGCAACTGCATGTACGAGGATTGTTGTAGTCCTCGCTGAGAACACGTGTCAGCTCCCCAATCAAGTCCATCTTCTTGTCCTCATCGAAGGTTGGAGTGACTCCAAACATATTACGAAGAACAATGGCCACATCAGGAGCAAGCAATGCGCCCACGCCACGCTTCTCCAAATACGAGACGATATCTCTCTTTGAGATCGTGTCTCCCTTTTTGAGCTTCTTCTCACCAGCAAGGGCTATGGCCATTTCATCCGGTATATACGGCTCGCCCTGCGAAGTACCTGGTCCCAGATAAAGTTGCATGTCCTGGCCTCTAGGGAGGAGTGATGCGCCGTTCCGCACCGAATTCGGTGCGACGCTTCAAATAGAGCTTAAACTGAACGAAAGAGGCCGTGTCATTGACATGGCCATCATTATTCACCTTGATCACATCAAAGAACATACCCTTTCCCAGCGATTTCGCATCGTGATATGGCGTTCGCCATGCCTCGATGACATCTGCCTCGCTAGGGTACGGAGCTTCTTGTTCATCAAGATCGATCCGTGAAATTACACATAGACAGTCGAAGTTATAGCCAAATCCTTGCTCGCCAGCTTCTGGTTCCAGGTTCGGCCACTGAAACCATGCCGACACGCGGAACGGGCCTAAAGTCTGGCGCTGGATTGGTTCGCCGTATAGAGGATCAATCTTATACTTCGCCCGATTCATGGCGTAGTAATTGATATCGTCTCCGGCCAAGGCATTCAGCTCAGAGGCAATGCTGTCGAAGTACTCCAGCTCGCTATCGTCTAGCAGCTTACCCATTAGTCCTGGCGTGCGGCCTTTACCTGCTTCTCAAAGTATTTGAACTTAGCTGGATCGTCCTTAGCCCGCGACTTCGAGGCGCTCTTGGCTGCACCCTTCTTGGTCAGATCCGCCGATCCTTTTTTATAGTTCCCTGCCTTCTGCATCGACGCACGGCAGATCGCAAAAGCACCGGACATGTCCCTGCCCTGCTTCTTCATTACATCTGCAACGCAGCGCCGTTCGATTGTTGGCGTGTGTTTGCGTTCCTCAGCAAATAAGGAGCGAACAAAGCTCTCACCCATCGCAACGCTTGGAGAGATCAATGGAGGCGACGAAACAATGTTCGCGTCATAATCGTTCCGTCTTAGCCACTCCGGCCAATCCTCATCCTTCTCTGGCTTCTTTGGACTCTTGGCCATTCGACGCCTCACTTGTCTAGCATTCCGCGGACCTTGGTGTAGGCCATCCCGAGTGGTGTGTACTTCTTCCAGGCACCGACGGCCTTTGGAGCGAGCTTACCCCCAACATATGATCCAGCAGGACCAAGCTCAGCACCCGCCATCTTCCCAACGGTCGACGCAACAGCAGCTTCTCCAGGCGTTGTCTCATCTGGATTGTAGGCCTCTTCAGGACTATGGATCATTGCCTTCCCGAGCCGGCGCTGAGCTTTATTGAAGCGCTTAGCAGTATTTCCACGATCGGTGGCGTTCGAGAGATGCTTTCGCCAGCGTGTTTGATAGGCCTTTTCACTGCTTGCCTTGGCCATCTTCGTTATCGCCGATTGCATAGGCCCCTCACTGAGAACGGTCCGAGCTTCAGCAATAATCTTGGCGAATGCAGACATGGTCGCTCCTAGCCCACAACGAAGGGCATTGGCATTGCGCTGTCGACAATCTCCTGCTCCAGCTTTTCAAATTCCTGGGCCGCTTGCTGAAGCAATTCATTGCCATTCAATCGCGTCATGCCTTGGGCAGTTGGATAGGCATCATACTTGGAGCGGATCATCCCCAAGTCTCTCTTTGCCCACGCCAGAGCAAATCTCTTCACGAGATCGTGATCTCGTTCTGGAAGTTGCTCAATAGTGTTGACCGTACTCTTGTACTCAACGACTGCTAGACCGCCCCCCTTTGGATCAGGCAGAATGAGCAACTTCTTGCGATAGGGGAAGAATAGCCAGTTGGCTTCGGCGTTAAGTACCCGCTTAGCCATGTCGGTGTATTGAAGGGCTTGTACAAAGGAACTGTATAAGCCAACTGAGCTTGGAGCGGCAAAGACGTTGTACGGGATCTTCTCGTCGGCAATGATGTTTGGCGCAAAGATCAGGCTGATATCGAGAGGAGACACCTGAAACGAGACATCGATTACCGCGTCACAGTCTGGAGGGACGTCGTATTCCGTCTGTCCGCCATAGAGCGGGATGTTAACCATCCGCTCTACACCCTTCTTAGCGGCGAACCAGCGCTTTGCTTCTTGTACTGCGTCCGTTAGATGATCCTCGTCAAGTTCGACTTTGAGGACTGGAGCACCAAGCCGACGCTTGATCCACTTTTTTAGTTCCGGCTCCTTAAACAACTGAAGATCGGCGGCCATGTTCTAACTCCTAACCGATCAGCTGTTGCTTCCAGAACTACTACCCTCGTCATTCGGTGAGAGGACGCGACGACGACGAGAAGCTCTTTGCGCCTCGCGATGGTCGCTGAACTGCTTCTCCGGCTGTGCGTCAGGAACGACCACAACTGGTTCGATTGGCTGCGGAACGATCACTACAGGTACGTCCACCGGATCTGTACTGACCTCCGCCGTTGCAGGAGCATCCACTTCCACTCTGACAACGTAGTCCAACGCAACGAATGGTTCCCATTCCTCGCCATAAACGATCTCGTCATGCAGTAGCATCCCGGATCGATCTGGATAAGGAACCGGACCACTATTAGGATGCCTCTTATAGGCGTTCACGTGGCCCTCCAGTTACAGCCCGTCGCTTCCAGCTACTAGGCGACGACCATGTACCAAACGTTGACCACGACATTACCAGCAGTGCATGTGCTCATATTGACGGTCGAGCTGACGTGAGCATGCAGCTGTTGGGTGCCCTGAGGGGCCATTGGGTAACCAAGAGCACCTGCCACGCCAGCCTTCGGAAATCCAGACTGACCAACTGAGACGTTGACGTTCGCTGCAATATCCGCAGCGCCAGCTCCGCCAAGCGACACGTTCCATACGGCATGCGTCGCATCGTCAACGCCAGTGAAAGTTCCCTCGCCAACGTCATAGCCAATGATTCTGGCATTCGCTGGGAGAGCGGCACCGATGTTGATATTCCCAGAGGTTGCAGCGCCCAACGCTGCAATGGTGGTGTTCGTGAGGGTAACCGTAACCTTCTGGGGCTTCGTTGGAATGGTTGGGTTTGGATAGCTTCCCGCCAGATCGCCGCCAGCAGCGCCGGTTGGTGCGCCAGCAGGAGCCACTAGGCTTCCCAACCACTCCGTGGCGTATCGAACGAACCGAGCACGGCCGTAGTTGGAAGCGATGACCAGGTTGGCGCCACCGTTGACAGTTCCAGCGGCAGGCGTGACCGTGATATTGTTCGTTCCACCGTCACCAGTTGCGTCGATAACTTCCACCACCATTCCCACATAGGGAGTCGGTGGCAAAGTGACAGCCACGGCGCCAGGCGCTGCCAGCTTGGTCAAAACGACCGAGTCTAGCTGGGTCATCACCACCGGAGTAACCGTAGCCACTCGCGTTGTTGATTGGTTGATGTCATATCCAACCGGCAATGCGTCGTGGGTCTCCTTGGCGAGAACCACGCTGACCTTGCCAGCGAGGACCAAATCCTTCAGCTCAGTCTGCCGATCCAGATCGGACGACGTGTACGAGAACGTGACAGCTGCGCTCGGCGCAAGCGTCTTGTCGTCCAGAAAGGCAATATCGACAGGAGCGCTTGAAATGTTCGTAATAGTGACCTGCATGGTGTCCTCTCCGGTGGATTATTTACCCAGTATCATATCTGACCTATCACCGCAAATCGTCTAGCAGTAAAGCGATCAGATGTTACCTGGATTTACCCCTGATAAACGGAAAGGCCAGCAAAGTAGCCCTGGCCTTTCCGTTTACTACTATCTGCCTACCGCTTACAGGCCGCTAACCGTCAGCTGCCCGTAGTACTCGGTACGGAGCACCTTCTTGCCGTAACGAGTACGCAGACCCTTGCGGAACGAGAAGTCCGCCGGATCGAGGAAGGTTGGCGTGACCTGGAGCGGGATGTATGGCGCCCACACGTAGCCAGCGTCGAGGAAGCTTGCTCCCTTGAGGCCGATCAGCATCGCGTTCGTGGTGAAGAACGGATCCTCGTACACCACCCACTTGTTCATGAGGGTGCCGACCTTATAGATGCCGAACTGGCCATGCTGGGTCAGCGGACGCGGCAGATCAGCCGGACCGTACGGCGAGGCTCCGCCCGACACCCATAGCGGACGGAAGTCGCCATGCGTCGTAAGCTGAGCCAGACGCGCGCTGATCTCTGGCGAGGTGACGATGAAGTTCGCCGGAGCGCGGAGCGTCTTCTTGTGGATCAGGTTCGAGATCGTGCTGATCTTGGTGATCATTGCACGCAGATGGTCGATCTCGGGGATGCCAGCAGGCGGCGTCAGCGAGAACGTATCCGTGGTTCCACCCGAATTGACATAGAGATCATTGATGATCTCGCGGTCGATTTCGAGCGCGATCTCCTGGGCAATGCCCGATACCAGCTCGGTCTCAGCGTCCAGACCGTGGAAGGCACGGAGGTCTTCTGCTGCTTCCGAAGACCACAGAGCCTTGAGGCGACGCGGAACTGCCTCGATCGGGCTCTTGCTGATATCCAGGTTGACCTGGGGGATCTTGGTGTTCAGCTCACCATCATAGTAGTACGTGGCGATGATCTGGTTGTTCAACGCCGGAGCGGCCGTGAACTTGAACGCCGACAGCGCGCCGTTGCCGTAGTTCAGGGCACCACCAGTCACGGCACCAGTAAAGCCACCTGCACCGTTGTCAGTCGCAGACTGAATGATGTTGCCCGACGAATCGACTTCCTGGATGATCGTCGAGTAACCGCGCGATACGTCCAGAGGACGCAGCGGGGTCCACGCCAGAACTGCTGCGAGAGCAGCACCAGCGCCACCGAAATTGGTACCATCACCGATCGCGAGCACTTCGCCGGCAACCTTCTCCGACGAATAGTCACGATCGAAGTCGCGCGGGAAGATGTTGCCAGCCTGCGTCTTCCCCTTGTTCGATCCATACTTGTAATCGAAGAAGAAGACCGCTCCAACGGGGGCCGTCATCGGCTGAACCGAGACGATCTCGTTGGCAATCAGGTTCGGGAACACCCGGCGCAGAACCGGGAAGATGAACTTGGTGAAGGAGCCGACGTTGATCGTCTTCGTCTCCTCTTCCAGGCTTTGGAGCCACTGGCTCTCATTCTCCATGAGCATGGCTGTGACACCACGCGTATATGGATCCTTGATTCCTTCCAGAAGCTCATGCCACTTACCCACGAGCGACTGGACGAAACCCTTATCCGCAATACTGCGGCGGGCCTCGGTCAGCTGGATGTCTCTCGCTTCCATTGAAATTTCCTCCGTGTTCCTAGTTTGTGATCCCCGAGAGAGCACGGAGCTGCTCTAGCGAGAGCCCGAGCCCGTGGTAATCTTGGGAGTTGCCGTTCTTCGCAGAACCGTTCTGGTTTCCGCGTTCCTCGTGTTCGAGGACTGCTTCACGCGTCTGAGCCGATCCGGCTAGCTTGCGCACGCGTTCACGTGCTTCTTCGATCGTCACCGGATCGCGACGCGGCTCTCTGAACTTCGAGAGAAGCGTGTCAACATCCTCTTTCGAGCCGATGTTGGCGTTTTCCAGGAGAACGCGGACTTCGCCAGCGCGAGGGTGATTCGCCAAGCGCTGCTCGACGTAGGTCTGGAGGCTGAGCTGCTTCGTTGCCTCCAAAGCCTTTTCTGTCGCGAGGCGGAGTTTCTTGTTCTCCTCCTCCAGCCGCATGATCTCGGAATCACGCTCCTCCTTCTGCGAAGCGGTCTTCTGGATTTCCTCAACGATCGCTTCAACCTTGGCGTTGATCGCCTCGACCGACTCGTAGACCTTCACGTCACCGACGAGCTTGCGAATCAGCTCTGCCTGTGGAATCCCATGGAGCAGACCTTCGAGATGGAAGCGGTAGCCGGCTTCCTTGGCAATAGCGGCGAGCTTTTCGTTCTCCTCTGCCAGCTTCACCATCTTCAGCTCTTGCTCGGCAAGCTTCGACTGAAGGGCCTCGATCTGCTGTTCTTTGGTCTTCACCACCGACTCGACATCCGATGGGATCACGAACGGCCGGAGCATCTCCTTGACCTGCTCCAACGCTGCCTTGGCACCTGCAACAGCTGGATCGCTGAGAAGCTTGTTGCGCTCCTCTTGGGCAATCTGCTCGCGTGCATCGGCAAGAGCCTGCTGGAGTTGCTCAGCAAAGGTTCCACGAAGATCGCTTGCAGCTTCCTGACGTGCTGCTGTGATCTTTTTCGCCCAGATATCCGCGCCCTTCTTCTCGTACTCACGCTCCGCGTCGTGCATGAACGACTCGTACAGCGCGGGATTCTCCTTGCGGAGCTTCTCCAGGGTCAGATCCTTGCTCATCACTGCCTCCACCTGGACCGTTTCCGGCCGCGGCTTAGTCGTCGTCTTGGTGATCGTCACGGGTGCTGACGGCTTTGCTTCCACCACGTTTGCAGGCTCAGACTTCTTCGCTTCCGCGTGAATCGTCGGATACGAAGTGACATTGGCCGGCTCAGCCACGAAATCGAAAGTCATGAGCCGGTAGTCTTCCTGCACTACATCCTCACCCTTCATGTTCGGGCGAGTTGTTCCAAAACCACGCGAAGACACACCGACCTGTCCACTCGCGTCAAGGATCGCTTTCAGGTTTCGACCTTCAGCGGTATCGAGGATCTCTGCCTCGCCCACCACCACGCCGTTCTCCATATGGAGACCAGTAATGATGTGCGAGACACGCTTGAGCTGGGTACGTCCGTCCATCGGGTGATCCAGCTCGCCATAAACTTTGCGTTCTTGGATCGACTTCGAGAGACGAGAGAGTTCACGCTCCCAGAGCTTCAGTGGGTAGACACGCTTGTTCTCAGTAGCGAGATCCGCCCGCGCGAATTCACCTCGGGCGACGATCCTTGGACGACCGCCTCCCTTGCTACTGTTGTCCTCAAGGAGCTGCACCTTGAAGTTCAGCGTGTCGACGAGAAGTTTCTTTTCCATCAGTCCTTCCGCCACCTGAATCGCCCACGCATCTGAAGTCTCGCGATTGGCGATTTGCTCTGATTCGTTACCCGACGCTTTACTTGTCCAACGTCAGGCTTCTCGTACCCGATCAACTCCTGGCGACCGGAGGAGTACTGAGTTCTCCTCCCGCGCTGCCATTCGTTAGTAGGCTCCTTCTTCCTCGCCTTTCCGAAAGGGCGCTTTGTGGCCCCCCATCATCGAATCGCGCTTGGACTTGAGGGCATGCATCTTCGCCATCATGTCCTGACGATCACCATCGGTATCACCCTCTGGTGATGTGTCATCGTCGCCATCGTGATCGGGATCGCGGTCATCCATCCCGTCATCGTCGCCACCGGCAGCCATTCCATCCTCGCCGCCATCCTCACCGTCGCCTTCGGCTCCATCGCCCTCGGCATGGTGATGGTGATGAACATCGGAATGGTGATGGATATGGACGTGCGCTCCACCCTCTTCTCCATCCTGACCATCTTCATCGCCCTGGCCGTCGTCGGCCATGCGCGGATCTTCTTCGTCCTCGTCGTCTGTCGCTGCGTGACCTAGGGCGCCACCTGCGGCAGCTCCGACTGGACCACCAGCCATTGCTCCGAGCCCAGCGCCGACAGCTGTTCCGAGTGCGCCTTCTTCCTGCTCGCCCTCGTCAAGAGCGGAGTCGTACGCCTCAAGCGCATCCATGAGCTTGTCGACCATTGCCGAGAAGACCTTCTCCGCCTGCTCCTTGAATGCCGGTGACGGAATGTCATATGGCTTCTCTGGATCATGGTCCTTGGCCGACTCTTCCTCGGTCTCGTCCATGTCCTCGACGTGCTCATACTCGTCGGCAGCCGAATTCTTGATGGCAGCGTTCTCGTCACCGTCATCGCCGACATGAGTCATCTCGGTTTCGACGATATCGATCGCCTCAGCGGCAGCCCGCGAAAGCTCCTCCATCTCCGAAACGAGCTTCTCGACGTGATAAACGTCAGCCATCTCCGTAAGGCGATCGGCGAGGAGAGCCGCGTCTTCACTGACAAGACGGAAACCGCGCATCAGGTTGTCTACGGCTTCGTCGATCTGGACTCCGCGAAGCAGCCCGGTGACCTCTTCGATCAGCGTCGCAGCCTTACCCAGAGTACCTACGCTCTCCATCCGAGAGCTGGTCTTGCTCATGCCACCAATCTTCTTGGCCGGCTTGAGACCCTGAGCAACCGCAGGTGCTTGTCCCTTTCCCTTACCCTTGGGATGGACATTCTTCTTGGCGAGCATGTAGCCCTTGTTCTCGCCCTTGATCGAAGCTTCCTTCCCTCCAGGAACCTTGTGATAGCTGCCCTTGGACTTGTGAGCGCCCTTCGAGCCACCATCCTCGATCGGATCCATGACTGCCGAATCGTCGTCGTCAGGACCCATCGCCGGCTTCGGCTGCTTTGCCGTCTTGTGGTTCGCAGACTTGTCTCCGCCGCTGGTATCCAGACCAGGAAGCGTCGATGGTTCGGGTGATGGGATGTCTCTCGGCTTGGCCGGATCATCCACTTCGGACAGCTGCTTGCCCTCATTCAAAGGCGGAAGCAATCCGATCTTGCGGAAGTCTTCTTCGACGGTGGTGAGAATTCTTGGATATCTGTGGATCATTTGGCGATTCCTCTCCTGTTTCCGTCGCTTGGTGGACTACTTGGCCTCAGTGAAACGCTTTGACATATGCTCGACAAATGTCCCAGCGATCTCGTAGTCAGTCAGCGCTTCAGCAAGCGCGTCATGGATCTGTCCGAGGCACATGACGCACTGCTCATTCTTGAGAGCGAAGGCCAGATGTTCCCGGGCCTCCTGAAGATCCTCGAAGTAGTCATTTGCAAAGCTCTCGAACTGCTGAAGAACCTGATCGTCCTCCGCGGTCCGAGTCACGTTCGCAATCGACTCCGCAAACGGGAGGAATGCCGTCTCTGCTCCCGTTTGAACCTTATCAAGACGGTCGGCAATCACGCCGAGATCCATCCCAACAGCATCACGATAGGACTCGAACTTCTCTTCTGGGATCGTTCCGTCGTAGAGGGGGACGTACTTCGCATCAACCTTCCGAGCGACAAAAGCCTCAGCAAGATCTTTGATCTCTGCCGAGATTGCTTCCTTCTGCTCGGAATAGATGGAACGCCATTGCCGGCTTGTCTGATTCAGGTGATTGCGGATGATGTCGGTGAGACTCTCTTCTCCCGTCTCAACTGCCTCCTCTAGCTTAACCAGCGCCAGCAAGCGCTCACGCGACTCTGTCTTGTTCCCAGCGAGAATCGCGTCAACTGCACCAAGGGCATACTCACGGATGTAGTCTCCCGCGTTGCTGCTCTCAACAACCGGAACATCGAGTCTCTCTGGGAGACCCATCTTGATCCGACCGTTCACATCTTCGTACTTCGCTTTGAAGTATTGGCCGTCCTCAGTGCCAACCAATACGTGACTCTGAAACGTTGCCAGGCGCGCAACATCAACTTCGCGCTTGCCGACGAACATGTGTCGGTTCTCTGCAATCGTATCGTCGAGTCGGAAAGAGAGATGCTCGAATGAGCCACGCGACAACTCGCGGAGCACATCCACCGGCACCATCTTCTGTGACCCTGAAGTTGCCGCTCTCGTTTTATCGCCCATCGATGTGATGGCGATACTATTGGAACGATCAAAACACTGTCAAACTAACGATATCATCGATTATTCGAGTAACCGTTACGCGGCATCGAGTGGCGAAGCTCGTGTACTAATTCGCCCAACTCGCCGAGTCTATTAGCCATTCCACGATTGGACTTCAACACTTTTTCCATGTTGTCCTCCATCCGTTTCTCGTGATCTCGATTCCCGGCCATCAAATCTTTCTCAGTGATTGGCTGATAACCGGCCAATTGTCTCTTTAGTGGCCACATACGGGACAAAGAGCCTGCTTCGCGCATGTAGGCGCGTGCTTCTTCGGCCTGAACCGTTCCCGGCTTTGCAGTCATCGCGTTTTGCAGCGGACCCATGCCGGCCATCTGTGCTTGTTGCTGCGCCTGGACAGCACCCTGAACCTGCAACTGCATGCCTCCAGCCTTCGCTTGGATCTCGGCATCAGCGAGCATTTCTTCATGCCGTTGCTTGATGATGTATTCAATCTCGTGATCGCTAAGTCCGAATATCTTCTGGAGAATCCAATGCAGAGAAACAAACTGAGACATACGCCCTGCGAAGTCTGCCTTGGCGTTCCGAACCTCCAGCTGAGCCAGCTCAAAGATCGAGCTAGGCACGGTCATATAGATGTTGTAGTCGACCGCCGCGGGGTTGATATTCAGTGCTGCAAGGTGAACTCGCGCGACCTTAGAAAGTCCATTCCGTAGTTCTCGCTGTAAACGCAGGACTGTGCGAGCAAACCGAACGTCCTCCTGCGAAAGAACTCCTTTGCCGGTGGACTCTGCAAATCCGAGATATGTCTTCGGTACCTTGATCGCCGCGAAAAGCTTGAGACGAAAATACTCGATGTCGTCCATGTGCTGCCAGGACGGTGATCCGAGCACGTCGATTCGTGTTCCCTGAACTCCCTTTCGGATTGGCAAGAAGAAGTCTTCATCTTGCGAAAGGGGATTGAATTTCAGGTCCAGCTTCCCCGTGGACGGATTGTAGAACTTCGTCTTCTTGTATTGCTGGCGAACCTTGTTGAGATACGCGAAGGCTTCCTTCGGAGGGAGATCGCCAACATCAACATAGAAGGCATACCGCTCAGGAGCGCGCTGAAGGCGATAGACCATGGCCGCGTCTTCGAGCAGCATCAGGCGCTTCCAAATCCATCGTGCAGGCTCTAAAACCGAGTGCCCGTAGATAGACCGCCGATGCTTGGATCGCATACGCATGTGGACAACTTCCCAGTCCTCAAGCGCAGCCATTTTCTCCCAGCCTTGGCCAGTTTCTCCGTACGCAGTACGCTGCGCCAAAATCTGCTTGAACTCATCTGGCGAGTATCCAAACCGACCTTTGAAGTCCTGGATAAAGCCAAACAGCTCTCCTCTGCGACCCTCAATACGTCGCATCGTTGGAGGAGGCAGAAAGTTGAGTCCTACGACACCATCATTCGCAACGAGCAATTCCTCATAGTCGTTCCCGTACTTCACCAACGTGCGCGCCATCGACCAGATTTCTTCGTCGATGCGGAGCCGACGCTCCATTAAGTCGGTAATGATGGTCTCGATGGTCTTGTCTTGTGAATCACACCAGACAGTGCGGTTCTGAAGCGATTCATTCTGTGTGGCGTCGTCGGCGTAGATGTCGATCGCAGATGCTAGTTCTGGATAGTCATCCATCTCCTCGTAGTCGACGAACCTCGCCATGAGGTCATGTTCGAGCTTGAGGTAATCAGAAAGTACGTCATAGCCATAGGCCTGAAGAAGATCGAAACCTGTCTGTGGATATGTAGAAGCCGTACCACCCTTAGCGAGCTGGAGAACAACCTTCTCTTTGTCCCATTGGAGAAGACTGCGAACCCGACCTGATACAGTTCCCCAGAAGCCCATCTATGGTGTCCTCACAGTGCATCCTCGCCGAGCCGTGCTAAAACAACTCTCGCGATCCAGCACCAGCCACTCGCCACGGTCCCTGCGACCGCAACGTCCATCCATCGAGACAGGTGGCTGCCAGGACCAAGCCCCAACAGGCACCAAACGGTTCCGACCCAGAGGCCCATACACATGGGACACTTGATCCAGTAGCCGAGAACCTTCGATCTCCGATCGAGTAACTTCCTAAGCCACTCGAAGATCTTACCTGAGGTTACAATATTCGTAACCCCGTATGACGCTAGAAGAAAGATCAGAAGCTGCATTTGATTCAATAGATAAGCCGACCCGAATTAACGGATCGGCTATCGTATGCAACCGTTCTTGCAGCGGCGGACTGGTCGGAGCAAGCGTTTGCGCGGAGTCGAGTACTGATTCATTTTTTGTCGTCTCCTTCAGCGACGGAAACGATACTAACCGCCTCGACGGGAATCGGCTCGTGATTACCGAAATCGGCTGGCTTTGGCGAGTCAAGCAATGCGCGCTGATCGCGTTCCGTAACTGGCTTCATCGCTAGCTTGATCGTATTTGGATCCAATGCTGCTCGTAAGATAGAGCCACTGGAATCTCTAGGACTTTTTTCGACAGTCGTCTGCGGATCTACGGAGCAATATGCCTCCGTGCGCACGTTCTCCACTGTCTTGTGCTTAAACTCGTCGTTCGATACTGGTTTGTCCATCAATCGGACAATACCATTGAGAGGATCTAACTACCAGGCTTCGATCTCAAAGGCGCCGTTTCCACCAGAGCCCCGAACTGAAATCCCACCCTCGTGACGATCGAAATAGAAGTATTCGTTTCCTGCTGGCACACGGCCATGGACGTTTTGTCCATCAAACGAGAACTCAATATCGGCCGTTGTTGCAACGATACGAAGACCCTGAGACCACGCCTGACCACCGCTTCCATTCGGATGAACGAACAGGAACGCATTATCAGTAAAGTTTGCTGTCGTCGTCCCGGTCGCCGCGAACCGAAGCGAGTACATATTGGTTGGGATTGGCGGCGGCCAACCAGTGGGGAATGGCATCGGTCAGTGCTCCTTAGCCGTTGAGCGCAGAAGGAACAGCTGTCGGTGGAGTCACAAGCTTCGACAGAGTTGCATCGACCAGCTTCGACAACGAATCGCCAGCCTTCTGCTCTAGGTTGTGCTGCGCCAGTTCAGTGTTGACGAAGTCAATGACGGACTTCAGCTTCTGCTCACTTGGAGTTTTCGGTTTTCCAGCCTTGACTGCATTCTGCGATGCTTTCTCGGCAGCGAGGATTCCCTTCGTCACGAGATCCTGCACCTTGTCTTCGTAGGCCATCGCAGCGTCGAGATGGAACTTCTTGGCCAGCGCCGTGAATAGATCACGGGCAAGCACCAGAACTACTGGCGTTGCGATGGTGAATACGATCGGAATCAAGTTCTCCAGAATCATCTTGAGCATGAACAGCTCCTCTTATGACTTTCGTCGTCTCACCACAAGCGCTGGCTGAATCCGAGGTCTTTGTTCAGAAACCGGCTCTTTCTTCGCTTGATCGGCATTGCGAAGATACTGCAAAAGTGCCGTTTGGAAAACCTGGGCTGCCGTGCATCCCTCTTTTGCCGCCTGATCAGATATCAATCTATAAGTCGAAGCTGGAAGCACAAGAAACATGAATTCTGTCTCGGGTGCTTCACCAAGAATTTGGCTAGCCTCTCGAAGCGGCTCGCCTTTCACCTTCACGATCCGCCTCCGACCGGAGCTGGTGTCCCAATAGCTCCAGAACCACCATCTCGTTTTGCTGCAAATGGAACGGGGTCGCTCATGTACCACTGGATGCCCATCTCCAATAGACGGACTTCTGCCGGATCCATTTGCGGCATCTTTACTGCCGCACGCTGGAAAGCTGCCTGGAGGATTGCTCCGGTCGGAATCGTTTTGTCTTTCGACATGATCTCTAGCGCAGCCTTCCAAACCCGCCACGCCCCTTCACTCCGAAAGCCGAGGCCAGGAGATTTCGCCGGATCGTAAATTCCGCCCTGAGGCTGTCCATCGCTATTATTCGAGAACCCAGGACCACCAATCGTTGGACCACCCTGGCGAATATTGACGCTGAGCGGATTCGGGACGGCAAATCCTGTCCATGCTACTGCACCTGCGCCGCTGCCCCCGGAAAACTCCAATAATCCCAACGAACGCCTCATCTCATGAATGACCCTGACCTTAGACGGCGGCACCCAGGAGGAACCCATAGCTCCGCCACCAGGCCCAGCCCCAGCTCCGCCGGCTCCAGCTCCGCTGCCAGATGGAGATGCGCCACCAGCCGCTGGCGCATCGTCAGCGTCATGATCTCCGTCGTTGCCCGAATACGATCCAGGAGTCTTCGGGGTTCCAAGGCTTCCGCGATAGAACAGAGGAGCAAATGCCGCCGTATAGTGTTTTCTCTTCTTTTTCTTTGACTTAGTCTCTTCCTTCTTCTCTTCTTGGAAATCTGGCTCGAACACTTGGGCCTGCCGCGCTGATCTTGCAGCGCGATTAAGAACGCTTCCGAGGTTGTCGAATGAAATCGCCATTGTTTACCCCGTGAGAAACGGCATAAAAAAGTTCGATGGCTCTACAATTTCGCGCTGTTGATCAACCATCGGATCTCCATACTGAGAGATGCCTCTAACGATACCCATAGGTGCACCACGATATTTCGTCGTCAGAGAATACACGACGCCAGCGAGCGCATCGGACACGTCCTTAGATCCGAGTCTCGGGTGATCGACCTTGTTCCGTATCCTGTCATGTTGCAGAGCGCGAAGTTCTTTGAGAACAGGCTCATATCTGTACATCATCAATCTATTTTCGTAGATAGCAGCCTTGAGTGTGTCATAGGCATCCATCGGCTTATCGACAGACACCCGTTCTGCTTCGATCCCTTGTGTTGTAAAAATCTGGAGAGACGCAGCCGAGTTATATTGATCCATAGAGAGATATCCGACCGCGAATCCGTGTTGCCTCATCTGATGGACCAGTCCTCTAACTTGCGCCTGATCGATTTCCCCGCCAATGGGCGGAATGATTCTCAACATCAGGTCGATCCAAATGATCGGAGCAGGCTCCGTATATGTCTCGCCAGTCTCCATGTTCCGTCGCTGAACATTTTTGAATCCCACCACGCAGCCACAGCAAAAACCAGTTGCGTCACTTGTAAGAGATGGGTCGATATGGACATGCCGCGTAGTGCCAGGATGGAATTTCGGAGCCCACCCATCGAATAATTCGGCCCCATCGCGTACCCTTACCTGGCTTGCAACCCGGTCCCACAGGAACTTGCCACTACCTTTCTGATCCCATTCCTCTACTGAAAATGGATGTTGATGTGGCGAATCGCTAAGCGAAAGACACTTTTCGAGAAGATCACGCTGCTGAATGAACGGGCTGATCGATACGGTTTCAACACCAGCAACGTCTCGAATGGACCCTTCTAGATCTGCCTCGAAGTCTTTGCGAAAGTCTTCTGGTACCGAGATGATGATGACACTGTCAAACTGACCGCTCTCCTTCAGCTTTTCACGGACTGGCTCGACTTCCTCGTCCTTCAAAATGCGTGATGGAACCGTCTCGTTACCGACCAATACGTGGAATGTCTTCTGCCCGTAAGCTTCCCGCTTTACGTCCCACATAGCGTAATCGCGGACAAAGACCTCGGGGTCATCCTTTGAGTCCCGAATCCTCTTCGCAGTAAAGTCTTCTTTCGTGCGCTTCGATGACACTACGATCATGAGGCCCGGCATACGGCCGCCTCTCATGAAGCGGGACTTCATACGTCGGACTAGCTGATCGTATAGCGCTTGTGCTTTATCTCTGTTGCCCCATCTTTCGTTTGCTGACGCTCCACGCTTGAGATTCTCGAAAAAGTTACCTTCGTCCATGATGCCGCCAAAGACGTTCAAACCCAGGGCAGCCGTATCAGTGGATGCTCGCGGAGCGACCCAGACGTTGTGCGGGAATCGAATTTCGCGTTTCGTTACCTCGAACGGGAAATTCTCCATAAAATATGGGGACTGCTTGATTTTCGTGACAATATTCTCGAACACAACCTTCATCGCCAGCTGTTCACTGACGGAGATTGCGATCAGAGCAATGTTGGTGTCTTTAGCAATACCAAAGCTACGGTGTGGATCGCGAAGACAAGAGATCTCGTACAACACTCGGATCAATGCGATCGATGCAAAGAAGGTTTTTCCCCAACCGATCGATCCAGTGAGAATAGCCTCCCTGTAGCCACCATCAAAAAGCTCTTTAAGATCCTCGACTAACTGAGGATACAGGTTGTCGCATGTGGTGCCGAGGTAATAGGGGTCCTTGATGAAAGTCTCGATATCCACCATTGGGCGGAGGTATTCTCCGTCGCTGAGCGCATCGTAGATGCGAACTGGACCACCCCCGGTCTGAGCCTCAATCGGACTTCGCATCGCAGGATCGCCCATCTCTCGAATCGTGAGAACAAGCGCCTCCTGCTCGGACGGAGATAGCTTCTGAAACTCCTTGAGAAGCATCGAAAGATACTCCTCGTTTGTCCTCTCAGAATGTACCCGGCCCCCTTTGTCCTTGATCACGGCGCACCAGGCGGCAACACCGGTGCAGATCCACCTTCGTTCTCGTTCCCCTCCGCATCGTCTATTGGCTTCGCATCGATCACGTCAGGTTGCTGAACGTCGCTAACTCTCCCCAGCACATCGACGACATCCAAGCTGGCCTTTGCTCCGAGCTGAAACAGACGCTCTGCAAGACCTAAGACCTTACGCCGCGAGTCTGGATCGGAAATGACCTTCCCAATGGAATCCTTGCCGTAACGCTCAGTAACTTCTGCGGCGACCTGGCCGGTGACTTCCATCGTTCCAAGCTGTCGTTTTACAAGCCCAAGGTCCATCTTCAGCTCAGCTGATTGCCGCAGGATCTTCATTGCAACGAAGACTTCTCTGCCCGTCGTCGCAAACAGCTTGCCCAGCTTTTTTTCGTTCTGAAAGTCGATCTGGATACGTTCTTCCTGAAGTTTGTAGAGCTTCTCTAGCTCATCCAGCTCGCTGATCCCGTCAGCTAGCTTTCTCGTAGCGTTACGAGCCACCAAAGAATTTGCCGAGACCATCGACAGCTCAGCTGCTGGAATCGTACCGCGGTAAGTATCAATGAGCTTCTTGATGTACGTGGCCGATAGGTCGGTCCACTCGCCAAACTCTTGCTGAATCGCCTTCGTCAAGGCTGGCGTCGTCCATCCAAGACGAAGCCTACGATCAATCTCGCTAAAACACTCAAGATCACCAAGCCGTCCCATCCCACCGCCGCCGCCACGGCTGATCGGAGTGATCCTTGGCTTTCTCGGCTCATCATTCATCAGGAATGTCCTTACCCGATATAAATCGATCGGGTTATATAGACAATCCTATATCAATAACGAGACTTATCGCAACCTGGCGCTAGGTAGGGGAGATCTTCGACGCAAGTGTCTGCGCGGAAGCTACTGCTGGGGAGGCATATCATCCGCGGGCTGTTCTTGGATGATCGAAAGAAAATCAAATCCTTCATCGCTGATTTGGCCAATCATCGCATTGACATATTCGATGATATTGACGTTCGTAGGGCCATCTGCACCATACCCTCGACGCAGAGGTACAAGGACATTGGATACAAACTCGATCGGTCTCTCCAAAACAGAACGAGATTCCATCTGGAGGTATGCCATCCTTGCATAGAAACCTGCGATGCCCTGAAGAGGGATATCCAGAGCCGCCAGGACACGTCCAGCATGGAGGGCAATGTCGTCGCTAAGAGCTTCGCATACTTGATCAAACGTTACGAGTGCCTCCTGGACGTTTATCGGCGAAAGACTCTCTAGCAAAAAAGGAAGATCCCACGAGCTTGCTGGCTGAGCTGACGCAGCCCTGTCCAGTCCTGAGTAATTCTTCCTGCCCCAGCCCTTAGCCCGTTGGTTCGCATAGGCCTCAGCTGTCATTCCAGGATGCGGAAACGATAGCTGAAGATTCGGAATCACTAAACGATCGGTATTCATGTTGTACATGTAACTACTGAGCGGGCGCTCTTGTACGCCGAGTACGAAATCGATTGCATAGGCGCGATAGATGCTGTGGCGCAGCCGATCGCTTGACCGCGCCCACCTCTCTTGGTCTGAGACTCCAAGAGTTCCCCAGTATTCAACAAAATCATCCGCATCCGTGGGACAGAGCTGGAGTATTGCTGCCATCCCTAAACGCTCATCAATTTCGATAGGAGAAGTGCGCAGCTGGCGAGCCATGCGTTCACGAACCGCATCCGAAATAAGCGGGACGGGATCGATATCCCTCACCACCAGTGGTGGTACTAGATCTTCGGACCCGAGGGCCTTTACAACCTCGTATGCAGCCTGCTCGCGACGTAGCAAGGCATAGTCTTCATCGAGCTGGTACTCCTCACCCCACCGCTTCTGAAGGCCGTCTGATGGGTCCTCGAACTTGAGCCAACAGCTTCTGAGAGCTTCCCCGAGCCGCACGCGTGCCCAGAAGACACCACCAGAGCCATCTAGCACCCTCTCTTCGACAAGCTCGATAGGAGCCTCTAGAAGCATCTCCCAGAGATCAGCCTCCGGCTGATTCCACGGAGGTGCTCCTGCGTCGCCATCGAACCGAACAGCTGGGAAAAGAACCATACCCGTGTGCGGCGAAATCGTTGGGTGCTCCGGTAGCTCAACTATGCCCTCCGCAGGAGGTTCCTGGCTTTGAGCTTCGATCTCGGTTGGGATTGGAGCTGGCGGGGAGTGGCTGAGAGTGCCGAAGACGTTGCTCAGCTCAGACAGCGGTCTCTTGCTCTGCGACAAGTTCAGCCTCCGGGAGAAGTTCGATCAGTTCCGACGACTTCCCAAGGTACTTGAAAGCGGTGCGCACGTCATTCACCTGAGCAACGTACAAAGGGTTCATCGACGACCGAAGATCGTCATGAGCCGCCTGGAGAGAATCATATGGCAGCTCCTCCTGCGCGATCTTCCCGTCCGACATCAACCGCCTAACAGCGACCATCCCTTCGTCGTCGATGTAATAGACAGCCGAAACCTTTGAAAAATCCCCTGAATATCCAAACATCACCGTCATCTGTTACCAGTCTCCTGGCCTATTATACGAACGATAATCACACGGATTACCGGCTTTGGTTCCCATGATCTGTCTGTGTTGCATCGTTCTGCCGGAATCTATCTGGTTGATTTATTGCGCGATTGGCAAGCGTGCCTTCCAATCCATGAGTTAAAAGCTCATGCGCATTTCGTTGGATCAACGAGGCGTCATCGGGATGGATGCCATGTTGCCCAAAATGCTCTCCACGCACGTAGGAGTGTAGTTGAGCTTGGACCTCGGGAGGGAAATTCGTCCCCCACTGCATCCCGTTCTTGTCATACGCCAGCTTTCCCCCTGGCAAGAAGTGAGAACGGACGCTCTCCTTGCCATGCATCTCTCTCCACGCACGCTGCGCATGCGATTCGCCGCCGATATCGTTGTCGAAGAGAACTGGGTGCACCTTCCCATTCTGTCCGCGGGACAAACGAATATTCCCACCGTGACCATCTGTCTGACTGTGAAGAACATGAGCGACGGCGCCGATCATTCGATGCTGATCATCAACCGCATCAATATCCCCCTGGCTCGAATGAGAGAGATTTTCGCCTGGAGAAAATTCGACAACATGCGCCGGCTGGCCTGCATGCGACCTTGCCATCTTCAACTGCTTTTCAGGCGTATCACTCTCGTCGGGATATGGGTGGCGCTTCGTCAACTGTCCGTGACCATGAAACGTACCGACGAAATTCGGCGTACCCATGTGATGAGCACCGACCGCAGATAGGAAGTCATAGAGATGGGCGTTCTTAGCCCCGATTCTCTCGGGCTGATGAGTTGGATCAATCGTGGCCAACGGCTTCAAGATGGCCTGGTGACCGTTGCTCATTCGGGAATGAAAAACAGCATTCCGTGAGTCACCGAGATGTCGGACATTTTCAGCACTGGCTTGCTGATCGTTATATCGCTCCATGTGCTGCTGCTGGCGGATATGGCCATGCGGCAAATCTGGGCGCGTCTGCTGTGCAAGCGTCGGCTGCCCCGTGTCATGAGCCATAAATGGCTGTCGGACAGGCTGAATAGGTGATGCCATAGGCTCAACAGCAGGCGCTCCTCCCGGAACTCCCGTCGCAATTGCCTTCTTCCTAGCCTTTGGAGCCGCGGCATTTGTTCTAAAATCCGCCATTGGCGGTGCTGGCGCCTTTGGCTCTTTCCTTGGCATGTCCCGCAAATAGGAGAGATCTGGTGTTTCCTCGAACAATGCCGATACAGGCATTAGCGGCAACTTAGGCGCGCGCATACCCCATAACCTCGACGGACACACCAGGGCAGCAAGCCAGTTTTTGGCGTAGTAGCTCTAGTGGGGAGACAAGCATCTCCCTGGCCTTAATCTCTAGATCTTCTTGCGAAGGTACCAGCAACCCTTCCCAGACGCTGGATACAGCAATCTTGCCATCGAGCGTCTGCCAAGCATCGCAACCTTGATCCAGTATCATCTCGCCTCTGACGAGCTTCGCCCTGAATATACGAAGGCGTCTCGTATCACTGATCGCTGGCATCTTCTTCCTTGTCTTCCGCACGCATTTCAGCTGAGAAGTCGAACGTTCGGCCTACCACGTTCGACATCACCTCGTTCACATAGTCCTCAACTTCCATGAACTCAGCTTCAATCGGCGTTGGATCTATGCTTTCTGCCAGGGCGGTAAAGTAGTCGAGCACCAAGAATGGATTCCTCGCGAGCTGCTGGTGATGAGTCCACAGCATCCCGACACGAGCAAGCATGCCAGCAATGCTCAGCAATGGAATCTGATGTTCCATAAGCGACCGCACAAGCTCTGGCGATCGGTCATTACGGAGGTGACGGACAGCTGTTACAGCGATCTCCTCATAGTCACGAAGCTCTTGGTCACCACCACGAGTAGCAACCATCATCACCGGATCGCTCCATAAGAGCGGAAACGCATTGGCCTCCACTGGTGGATCAAGATAGGTCTGACCATACTTCGATCGCAGAAGCACAAGACCATGCGGATTGGGCAGCGACAGCTCGTTGTCTCTCAAGACAATGGCATGTCGATTATTGATCCCACCTCCCCACCCAATGCTGCCGAATGTTCGATCTCCAGTCCAAAGGATGAAATCGAATACAGCAGCCCGCAAAATCGCCATGCGTCGTTCTGTCGGCATCACTTCAAAAAGACGATTCAGAGCGTCGTTTTCTACCCCTTCTGGCTCCTCGAATAATTCATGGAACCACTTTTCTCCATCTATGCCATGAATTCCATCTACATAGAACTGCACAGCGGCATAGCCCTGGAGATGGCGGCGAATCTTGTCAGGCTGATCGCCAACCACACGAGAAATTGACTCCTCGAAGCGTTGCTTCCTCTCGATCAGCTCGTCAGACATAATGGCATCGAGACCACCGAACTCATCATGACGGAGCACTGTCGGTGGCACGATATCGTCAAATCCAGATGCCTTGGCGATCTCATACGCTGCTGCGGCCCGACGAGCAAAACCACCTTCTTTTTGCTCAGCGTCATACAGGTCACCCCAGACATCATAAAGGTACGGGTCGTTGAGACCTTCGATCTTCAGATATCCTTTATGGATGTACCCATCACCACCTTCGATCTTGACGAGCATACAACCCGTTGAGCTGCCAGCCACCCGGAACTGAGTCATCCTTCCCGTACGTAGCCGTCCAACTAATTCTGGCTCTGTAACGCCCCACAGCATCTGCTCGCCAGCAGTTACAGTGTTTGCAGGGACGTACATCGACAGCGGATTCGTTGCCCGCGCCGTCTTGTTATTTACATCGTAGCGACGACGGACCTCCGGCGGGACTGGGTCTTCTGCGTCTTTGCCGTCACCAAGCTCCCAGGCTAGGTCCAAAACCTTCACGCTCACGCGAGATGGTAGAGGCGCTTGAATCTGCTCCTGAGGAGACTGCGCAGCTGCTTGGTCAGAGGCAATCTGATCTGCCGGCTGTGGTTCCTCGTCAGGAACCTGTGACTGTTGAGTTGCTGGCCCACTCGCCGCCGGAAGCTCATGTTCCTTCCGTTGAGCATAACGATCGCCGGGAGCAGCCTTCTTCACGTGGAATGACTGCTCATACTCATACGTCTTGCCGTCAGGTCCCTTGCGCTTCAGCTTGCGAATGACACGGTGAAGCCCTGCGGCCAGATCCTCAGACACCACCTTCTCACTCTGGCTCATTTTCGCCTTCCAGAAGTTCCGTCCTGAACCAGCTTGCACGAGCCAATCGCTTCTCCAAGATTGCCAATGGAGAAAGATCCCTGGCCAGTGACGCATTCAAATATCGCTGCTTTGCTTGGGGCTCAAATAGCATCACAGCAACCATCCCAGAGCCCTGGATCTGGCCAGCGTCATCCTGCCATGCGTCACCAAGGGGTGCTTCACCGGGCTCGTAATCTGGCCGGAGAGCGTAGACCATCAGGTGTCGACTATCGCCTACTGCCTGATCTTCTGTTGGTCCCGAATATTCATCCGGCTCTTGTTCCTCATCGGGCACGCTTTGCGGCTCTTGAGGCTGTTCCGATTGGTCTTGATCCTCTGGAGGCAAATCCTCAGGACCAGGCTCTTGCGGCGTGTCTGCCATTGCAGGATCCTGAGCTTCCCCCGAAGAATCAGCCGGCGCATCCATGTTAGCCATTTACGCCCTCGCTGCGCCTGTCTTTCCGTTCGCCTTCTTCTCATCGAACGAATCAGCTGCCTTCTGAATCGCTTCTCCAATCAATTCATTGATATCGACATTCGCCGTTCGGCACTTAGTCATGATCTTCTTCATTGCATCATGAACTTTCTTGGACATGGCGATATAGGTGTGTTCCTTGCCGCCCCATGCAAAGACCATGAAGTTGAACCTGATTGAATCCCCATGCTCCTGGAAGAGGTGCTGAATGATACGCTCCAGGTCATTGATGGTACGGGCTTCCTTGGCTTGTGCCTCAAACTGCTGAGCCATCTCAGGGGGAAGCGTCGCCTTCATCTCTTTCGAGATTTGCTTGATGATCTTCTTCAGCGGCGCATCGCTGGTATATCCCATCATTCCAGCGACTTTATCCTTCCCGTACTTGTCCGCCATCTCTGTGTAGAGTTTGGCCATTTTTTCCGGGTTCATCTCGCCATGGATGATATTGAGACGCAGGTTCTGGAGTTTTTGATAGTCGAGATCCTTCCACTTCGCGTTCTTGGGGACATCGACTGGAATCTTTTTTAGACCCAGCTCCTTAGCAGCCTGCCAACGATGATGTCCGCCGATGATGATGTGATGTTCCCCATCCTCGTGAGGGACAGCGATAACTGGATCGATGAAACCGCATTCTGCGATGTTATCTTTGAGCTTCGCATACTTATCTGGCTTCATTTCATTTGGGTTATATTCCGTAGGGATCAGCTCATCTGGAGAGAGAATGATCCTGTAAGTATCCAGAAGATCCTCTGCCTTGATCTCTGCTTCCCCGTTCTCGTCTCCCGCGGCGCGCTTTTGGTCATCCTGCTTATTCATCCAACACCTCGACGATCGATGTAAGACGATTCGCCGCTAGCATCAGCTCGCCGCGCAGCTGCATCTCGAAGACCTCCGCATCCAAGTCATTGGCCGGAAGATCTTCGCCGGGGATTCCCTCTTCAAGTCTCTCTTTCCATTTGGAAATGATGTCAAGGATCTGTGACATCTCTGATCGAAGGGTCTCCGCCCGCAGCTTCATCGCCATGACGGCCATCCTATCCCAAAATCTGATCGCTGTTGTCCAGTAAAGAGAAATCGTCGGTATTACTTGGCGATTTCTCCCACGCTAACAAACAAGATCGGTTCTTCGATGTGGATTTCTACGACTTCAGAAGTATCCGAAGATATCGTTCTCCAGATATCCTCGGTCAAAAGCACTGGTCGATTTTTGGAAAATGCAGCAACGATCCAAGACCTGGTATGACGACGACGATCCCAACAGCGCTTGCACAGCCCATCTCCAGAATGCCGCTCGCGCTCGCCAGTGCCACTAGCACTGCACTGAATGCACCTGTCGATGTCGTATTGGCGAGACCACTTCCTCTTCTCGTTCTTTAGATACTCGATGATTTCATGAACCTGGTCATCGGTAATCATGTACTTCCGTAGGCCATAGCGTTTCCAGGTCTGACCTATCGCATCGCGCGCCCGACGAATCTGACGCCAGTCATAACCAGTTTCTCGCTCGATACGACCACGTGTAAATGTCCCCTGCGTCGGTGAGAACCCAAGTTCATAACAACGACGTTCGATTGCTACGCGGTTCCGCCGAGGAAGAAGATCCATCAATTCAAAAATCGACAGATGCCCAACATTCTTGACAAGTACTAGATCTTCCTCTCGGCTCCACGGATAGGTTACACGCCCTGGCCTACAACCGGCGCGACGACCCTTTTCCTCTCTCAGCTTGAGAACACTTGCTTTGAACCGAACCACGGACACGGTCTTGTTCAACGCCTTGGCCACGTCGGCATCACGCATCGTGCCCCATAGCTCTCTAAGCTTGGTCAGCTCATCCTCCGTCCAGGTGCTGCGCCTACCAGAAGCCCGGAGTTTGAATCTCATCTTGTCGCCGATCCTATACCAGCATATCGGTGAGCGCAAATACTAGCGTATCGCCGTTAAACTACCACGGACGAACTTCTGATCGTTTTATCTGTAAAAGAGGAAGGGTTGTGGTGATTAAGGAAGCTGATCTTGATACGAGTCGAGAAGATCTTTTGTTGATAATGGCTCGCCAGCCATGACCGCAAGACAAGCCTTCCATGCCCATTCAGCCTGAAAAGCTAGAGGCGCAAATTGGACATGCCAGAAATCGGCAACCTCCCTCTCCTGGTCCGTGGCGAATGCCAGGAGCGCTGCATCTTCCGTAGTCGGCCAGTGGTCGCCCATTATCTTCAGCGCCTCAAGTGCCATCAGATTGCACTGAGCAATGAATGGCGCCTTATTTGGCTTTGCCGTGATTTTCGGATCGCCTAGCTCATAGGCTTCGATTCCGTTCAGGCAGCGTCCATCCTTCTGTTCTGAGAAGTAGACCTTCTTCCAGAATTGGATAGCTCGATCGACCTTATCCCACGGCGTCGGGACTCGTTGAGCGATGACCTTACGGGTCTCAGAGTCTTTTTGACGTTGGATGTTTTCGAGGATCTTGGCGACATCATCAGGCGTCTGTACGTCGACCTTGTATTGCGGCTTTAACTTCTCCAGTCGCTGAGCAATCTTCTCCTGGGTGAGCGAATCTGTTTCCTGATCCTTCATGACGTTCGTTTCTCCTCTTGCTCAGGCGCCTGCGATTCGCCATGAAGTGAGCACGGAGCAGCCGGCGCCACGCCGTCAAGGCCGTTTTGGATGTTCTCGAACTGCCCGCAGACGTAGTGATCGACCATATCTGCAATCCGAAGCTTCTTTAGCGTGCGCCTGATCTCAGCGGTGCCAGGAATCTGCCGACTCTCAGCAATCTGCATCGCGACCCCGACTGATCGAACAACCGGCCGACCCAGCTTGTCAGCTACCTGAGCAGCCTGATGAACTACATGGGCGACAGCTGGGAACCGAGAATCCATCCGGCCATGGTGAGTCTTCCTGCATTCTTGCGACTTCTGGCAGATATCGAGACAGACAGACCTATTATGGAGTGGCTTTTCGGTGAATTCACGGATGGCACGTCCATGCCCATAGCCAAAATATCCGTTGCACTGCCAGCTCGGAATCTTATCCTTGATCCGATTCCGCTCCTTGCCGAAGCCCATCGTCTACTCCTCGTCGTTGTCCTCTGGAGCCTCGACAAACCCGGGATCTTCGACCAGCTCTACATCGCCGTGAGCTTCTAGGATCTCGTCCGCTTTAGCTTCCAGGACATTTTCCTTCTTCTTTCGCTTCTTGCCGCGGATCGGAGTGACATTGCTCGGTTCCTCAGCAATCTCACCGGCACCATTTTTCTCTGCCATCACTCGCTCCTGGACTAACTTCCAGAGCAGATCTCCGCCGTATACCGGCTTGCCAGCCTTGAGGTCTACCGCCACCAGCTTGAGACCCAGCAGCTTCTCCATCTTGTGGATGTACTGCTTGAGATCTGTTTCTGGCTTCTTACCAAACTCATTGTTCGACAAGAAATCAGTGCAGATCATCTCCAGATTGTGACCGATCTTGTCGGAGTGAGACATCCCTTTGGCGCGGTCGAGCGCTGCCTGAACCGTATCCCACTGGCCTTTGTAGAGACTCGTATGGAACTGGTGCATCTCCTCTGGCTTTGGCGGTGCATTGGGCTCGTCGTCATTGCCATCGCTCCCACCCGTGGCACTTCCGCCAGGGCGCGTCCCGCCCGCAAGAGCAAGGTCGGTATCACCCTCCATCTCATTGCGATCTGCTTTCGCAGCCTTGGCAACCCTGATCGCCTTCTTCAGCTCGTCATGCGTCATCTCCTGGGCCTTCTCTAGCCACGACATAACATCGTCTTCGCCGACGAACCCAGAAAGGAGGTAACACTTCGAGCGACCTAGAGCCTTGATCCGCTCTTTGACTTCCTTCGGCAAGTGCAACTTGATCTCGAACCAGTAGTAGGCATAGCGCATATTCTCTGCCGAACGCTTCAGGATGCCGATCTCCTGTTCGCAATACTCGGCAAACGACTTGAATCCCCACTTGTCGAACAGCGCCTTCCTTGTCGCCCGCGCACCTTCGCCATTCATGAGAGCACGATAGCCACCGGGCACGCCGTCAAACACATCGTAGAGACACTGGCCCAAATCCCAGTAGCTCTCCTCGATATCCTTGAACAGCTTCTTGGCCTTGGCCCTTAGCTCGTTCTCCGCTCGCTCTAGCTCCTCGACGGAGACTTCTCGCTTGGGAACAACGACGATCGAGCCATTCATAGCCTTCGGCTTGTTCTTGTCGTCATCGTCGCCAGTGAGAATTGCCAGACCCGTTGTGTCCGTGCTCATCGAATTGATCTCCTATTAGGAAGAAGCGTTGCTGGCTACCAGGCGATTGTCTACTTCTCTTCAGGCTTTTTTTCGATCGGAAGCAGACTGTCGCGTCGACCATGAACGATGAAGTCCGCCTGTTCGATGCTATGGCCCTGCGCCTTCAAAAGCTCGATAAACTTCTTAGTCGCGAGATCCGCATCGATATCCTCACGACTGTTGTGATGGCAGCCCTGTCCATTGATCAAAATTGTCCAGTTTCCCATGTTCGGATTACTCCTTGGCTGGAAGGACGAAGTCCTCAGGTTCGGAAAGCGGATTGCACTTGGTGCTGCCGCAGCCCGCACAGCGCTTCGGCGCATTCATGTCCTCGGTCAGCATCTCCTGCTCTGATCCGCACTTTGTGCATTTACGTGTCCGCTGGTCCATCATTTGCCTCCTTTGAATCTGAGGATAGGGTCGGAAAAAAGAGAATATCTCTTGCCCGAACCTCGGTCAGCTCGCCATGTTTCCCCTGCCTGTTCATCAACTCGCCGATGATCGATACGTAGAGACCCTTGGAGACATTTTGCTGACACTTCTGCGCAAGCGCTCCATAGACATTGATGCGGACCCACGTTGTACCTCGCCCCAGCTCCTCAGCAGCAAGAGAGAACGAACACGCAGGGTTATTGTCTCGCGTCTGACCAGCAACGATCGGCCCACCAACATTCCCGCTTACGAGGACGATATTGTGTCCTCTCACGATCCACCTGCTAGCTGATCCCAGCCGAAACGAGCACAGACATACGCATCCATTTCATCCTGGCTTTGAAAGGTAAGGCCTTGATCCTTTAACCTCATCCCGATCACATCTTTCACGGTAGCCGGTCGCATCTTTCCATTCTTCCCGGCAATCTTCCCGTAATCCCTCTTCTTCTTCGCTTTGCCCTTCGCGTCCAACACCTGATCGACCTTGAACGAGATCGAACCTACCACATGACTTCGCAGTTTTGTGGCCTGCTCAACCGACGGGACGATGCCACATGCCAGATATAGCTGCATCCTTACGCAGTAATGGAGGCCTCCTATCCTTGCCATTTGCCATACTTGGTTCATGGCTGGCGCCTCGATTACAACTAGATTTGGTGGATGATCTTTTACAACGCGAATGATCCTTGAGCAGATCGAGACAAGCCGATCTAGCTCCGCCTTCTCTCCCTTGACCTGCACTTGTTCAACGAGGAAGGTGTTGACCACCGGCGAAGCATTACTATCACCTTGAAGAATACAGATCCCGGTCGAAAGCAGACTGAGATCAATACCAATGACAATCATTTCAGCGATTACGTAGCTTCTCGAAAACTATCTTGGCAGCGGAAGTCTGTCTGATTGCCACCAGAATACGATCAGCTTCCTCCTCTAAAACGAGTCCGTCCTCATCAGAGATTTTTCGGCCAAGCTCCTGCTCAACCGCAGCCACAAGCTTCATGATCGAGAATTTGTTCTGCCGTCCCCATTCAGTCTTCCTGAGGATGCAAAATGAGCACTCGGTCTGGATATACGGACCATCCTGACCCACTCGCCACCGCGCTCTCTTTTGAAGACAGCGCATGCAGATCTCCGGCTCTTTGCCTTCTAGCGGAGTTAAATGCCTAGGATCAATAAACAAAACCATGGTCACGTCTTGATCTCAAAGCAATAATCCCGCGCCTTGCAGCCGATCGCACGCGGGCAGCTGTAATCAGCGCAGACCATCCGCTCGGGAGCTATCCCGCCGACAATACCCCCTCTGATCTGCTTAATCGCCTGGTGAACACGCTCGATCACCTCTGGATCGAAATTCATATCGTGCTCAACGATGAAGGTCCCCTTCGCGCCGTTTTTGTTGAAGTAGACGATCTTCGCCTTCTTCAGACCCGTCAGCCACAGATAACACTGAGCTTGGATCACATGTACGAAGTCTGGAGAATCTTTGTACTTATAGAAATTCCTGTCATTGGCGCTCTTGAACTCCAAGAGCCACACGTCCTCGCCGACCGCAAGGTATCCATCTGGGTGACCGCCGATCTTCCACTCGTCATTGCCAACAAATTCTTCGACATACAAGAAGGCGTTCGGATGTGATCCTTGCTCAGGACGGCCATTGACCCGAGGCGCATCTCCAGCAACGGCACCACAGCGGATGCATCGCGTTGGCATCGCCACTAGGCCACGTTCTCTTCCCCCGTAGATCTCGCCGCACCATGTGCACCGCCAAGCCCCCACGAGCAGCCCGGTTGGTCCTACGGCGCGATTCTGCATCATCCAATGGACTGCATGGCCGAGAGCGAAGTTGATCCCCTGATCGCCAGTGATGTCTTCCTCGCGCATGATGTCGTGCTTAGCCACGAGCACTTCTTCGCGAGGACACATAGAACCGATTCCCGAGACGCGTATCCAGTCATCTTCCCGAAGCGGATGTTTGACCCGGTGCTCAGCCAACGCCCCATGGATCAGAGCTACAAGGCTGACATCCGTTTCGTTCTTCCGACGAATAACCGTGACAAGCGCCATAGGAACCCTCTCTTTTTCCTCGTGATCGAAGCAAGTGTCTGGACACTTCGGATCGTGTCATCGCAGAGGATCGTCGCCTCCTCTGCGGTCAGCTGGTATCCACAGCTCAGGCACTCAAAGAATCGCTCGCTCTCTCGCCACTCCAGCCGATCAGCACATGTCACGCACTGGTACCATGGCGCAAGGCCAGGATTACCCTCCTCGGGTGGCAAATAGGTCACACGGATCTCGACAGCCGCGTGCGGCTTGACCATGAATCTCTCTCGGTACTTCACGAGATCAGCCACTGACGGCTCCATTGAACAACCCGAGCTGTCGACGATCCTGCATTGGTGGGATCGCGGTGATAATCACCTCGTCAACATCTTTTCGACTCTCTGCGGTTTTCCCGATCTTATGTCTGACCTTGATGATATCGATCTGAGACCAGCTGCTATACAGGCCACGGATACTCTCGCAGTCGATGTTGGATGAGAACACGCTCACGCCTCTCTTCACGGCGGACTGAAGACGACGTGCTAGCTGACGCTGATCTTTCTCCGTAAAGCTACGACCAGCGTATCTGTCATACGTCCCCCAGTATGGAGGATCAGCAAAAACCACATCGCCCTTGTGCGTTGCACGGAGTACTAAGCTGTACCCGTTGGAATACAGCGAAGCGCGCCCGAGCAAATCAGAAGCCCGACGTAGCTCCTCGCGAGGAGGAAACGTCGGCATCTTCTCCATCTTGCCCCAGGCGGCGTTGAACCACAGCTCCTCGTTCAACCGGAACAAGCCGTTGAAACAAGTGCGATTAAGATACAGCAGTCGAGCCGCAAACTTCACTCCGTAGTCGTGACCGTTCCACTCCTTCTTGAGAGCGTCATAGGTCTCTTTACAGAAAGGCAACTCCTGTAAGCGATCTAGCTCGTCACTTACCGCGTCTGGCTCACGACGAAGCGCCTCATAAAACGCCATAAGAGGCTTGCAGATATCAACCAAGACTGCCTTCTTAGGTTCCAGGTGAAAGAAGACAGCTGCCCCGCCAGCAAAGCACTCGACATATCGTCCCCTGTCGTCCATATAGGGACGAATACGTTGTGCAATATTCTCAGCAATTCGGCGCTTACCGCCAGGCCATTTCAACAGCGGATTCATCGTTTGATCCCCATCATCGTGAACTGAGTCGGTGCAGACTCGGCTCCATCTGGATAAACGAAACACATGCCTGACCACACACTGGCGCGAATGTGATCCCCGGCGAGATTTGTCAGTTGCTCGATGAAATACTGGATATCGTCGGCCGTTCCGATCATCTCAACGGGTACTCCGAATCCTTCTCCGGCCTGAAGCGCGATCAGAGCTTCCTGTTGAAGACGCTTGAGAATACGAAGCTTCTTCCCTGCTGCCCACCATCGCTTCAGACCGGAGAACATTAGCCAGCCTTGATCCTTCCTGTAGGGCCAATGGGAATCACGAACAGCGTCTGCCACATCTCGCTGGAATTGAAATGCACCGCGATCTGGCTCACCGTGTACGCGATCACTTCCCCGTTCTCGCTCGTCTCATCGAGAACGCGCGTCCCAGGATTGTCAACGAGCGGCAGATCTCCGCTCCATATTACCTTGCCCTCTTCTCCATAGCTCCCGCCAGCAACTCTGATCTTTGTCTTCATTCGCCTTGTTCCTTGTACCAGTCGATCAGCTCTTTGAGAAATGGAGCTGGAACAGCAACCCAGTCCTTCTCAATCAGCGGCGGCATGGCATTAAATTCTAGAGACAATGCCGGAACACGACCAGAACCCATAGCCTCACGGCTGATCTTGATCAGCCACTTCTTGTCTACTCGAATAGTCTCTTGTTCCGTTCTCTTGCACTCAGTCAGCAGCTCAGTCGTCTTCACATCGCCCTTATGGAAGACAAGCGCACCCGAGCCTTTTTGGACCTTGCCTCCCAGTTTCTTCGCGACCCGCTTTTCCTGAAACTTTGATTTCTTTCGTTTCTGGTAGTTCGGATCATCCTTCATGTATGTCGGCAAGCCCATGTTAAACTGCCAACAGCACGGGCATCAGCTCATTGCGAAACTCTTCGTAGGCTCCACGATTCTGCATGAAGTGCTTCGCGAGCGCAGATCCACCTCGATAGGGCTCTCCCTTCCACGACCTCATGGAACCATTGACATCGACGAGACCAGCCTTCTCGCCCATATCAATTGCCCACTCTTCGTCAAGGACATCACCAACGTTCTTTACCTCTGTCTTCGACAGGACGAGCTTGTATTCGCCTTCCATCTTGGCTGGCGCTGTCTTGTTCTTTTCGATCTTGAAGCGCATCTCAGCAGAAAGCGGCTTCCCTGTGATCTCATCCATCACGTACTTGCCAGATGAGCAGCGCACCTCAACAGACGTGGCGAAGCCTTGGGCCATTCCGCCAGGCACCGTCTCCGGGTTCCCAAACATAACGCCCACCTTCATGCGTAGCTGATTCGTCAGCCAGATCGTTGGGCGACGCCCTTCCTGTTGGGCAATCAGGTTTACACCACTGACAAACTTGCGGAACATGACGCCATTCAATCGAGCCTGTGTTCCGACGGTCTGCTCGGTCGACGACTTCTCCGTCTCGACGAACGGTGTCATAAAAGCAATGGAATCAATCACGATGATATCGACCTCGCCAGTACGCAGCATTGAATCAGCTGTGTCGATCGTCTGCTCAGCCGTCGATGGCTGTGTGAGGATCACATCTTCGGCCTTGAGAAATTTTGCCGCCCATTGGTGATCCCACACTCCTTCGACATCGAGCCAGCCGATGACAACCTTTCGATTATCGCCGCACTTGCACTTCGGCTTGCCACCTTCGACATCGGCTTTGGGGAACGTCCAGCACAGCGAACACAGCCGCTGGGCGATCCCTCCTGCGCGAAGATACTTCGTGCTCTTGGATGAGGATTTCGGACCAAAAAGAAGGCTGACGCGGCCAACAGGTAGGCCACCGCCGAGCGCATAGTCGACCTGAAAGATGCCGGTCGGGATCCGCGCCAGCTCCTTCACGTCGAAATCATTGGCCTGGTAGATGGCGCGCTCACCGAACTTCTTGGTAGTTGCTTTGATCAGCTCCGAGAGCTTCGCCTCTCGTGCCTTGATCGGGTCAAGCGCCTCTGTTCCCTGGTCTACTTCTGCCGCCTTCTTCTTCGCCATACTATCCCCTTACAGAGGGTTGACTTTCTTGGACTTGTCCTGAAATGTCCTGATGAGCGACTTCTCGTGCTCGATCTTTTTCTCAACCCAGGACTGCACAAATTTCGCAGTCTCTTCCACCTCTTCTTTGTAACAAGGCATCGTGAGCTGAATGTTGATCTTCGCTGACTCCCAATTACCCAGGTTGATGGTCAGCCCAACAGCAACACTGACCTTCGCCGGCTCAGTGACGAACCTATGGACCGCCAGCATTTCCTCTTCGGCTGTGGATTCTGGATCGGCAGCTTTGTCTCCATTTCGAGAGACAGTCCTATTGACAATAGCCGTCGAAGCACGAGCGATTAGCTCATCCATTGGCGACTTTTCCATCGTTCTCTCCAATCTCTAAAGTTGCGTCGATATCAACGCCTATACCCTTCCATCCATTTACGATCTCTTCGTGGAAGGTACGGTCGGAGATCGAAATGGTGCCACTCCTTGCTTCCATCGCAGATCGGACCACTGCGATCATTTCAGACGTATAGAGGCGCTCCTGCTTGTTCCTTCCAACCAGCGTAAACGGTGTCCTTGGCAGAACCCCTGATCTTTCCCATTGATGTACAGTTGGAACGCTTCTGCTGATTGCACGAGCAAAATAGCCCACGTGCACGAGTTGCTTTAGCGTTAGTACACCGTTGATCGGCACATTGATAGCGACTGGCTTCCGATGGCGTGGGATACGCACCCTCGGCTTAGGGATCTTCTTGGCCTCAGCCGACTTCTTCTCGCGATAAGCACGATTTTGTTCGAGAACTTTCTGTTTGTATTCAGGATCGTTCTCATACCGCTGACGACGCTTCTCGGCCAACTCGGCGGCATGCTTTGCATACCAATCCTTGTAACTCCAAGTCGTCTGATCGTCCTTACCGTTTTTCATCACATACTCCGCGATCAACCTTTGCGGGGCGCTCTCCTGTTGTCAAGAAAGACTCCGTATCCACTTCACCCATTAACAGCCACTGCTTGCTGAGGATAGAACCTCGCATATGCGCGATCTCTACACTCGGCATATTCCTTACAGAGCGGGATCTGGTCTGCTCGGATATCAACGATCACTGGGTCCTTCTTGCCTGGATAGGCCGTCAGTGCCCAGCCGACAGGAGCTTCTGGAGTCTTTATTGGAGACGCCAGCACAACTGTGTCAATCGCCGGGATGTCGAGAGTCTTCGCCGAAGTCTTGTAGGACGCAAAGATCACATCTGCCACTGAAGCTGCCTCAATGTCAGAGTCAAGCATGTCTTCAGTGATATGATCCGTTTTGATAATCCGATCCTTAAACTGCGTCTCTACCTCAGTCCTGAGACGCTTCAGATGATCGAACGTCTCCGAAAACACGACAATCTTCCGACGGGCTGCTAGTGCCTGAACAATCTGATTTGTAACCTCTTGGTTGTAATTAGTGTTCTTAGAGACCACTTCAACCACAAGCTCACGCGACGCCAGCTGCGGATTGAAGTATGGATGCGTGATCCTAAACGACGTGAAAACCCTTCTGATTTTCGGCGTCAGTCGCTGCACTTGGCTCGTATATAGACGACGGCCAAGGTGATACTCAAAGACCTTGTCTGCCTTGTCATCGCGTGCAGGCTTGGAAGATAAGCCCAGGCGCTTCCCCGCGTGGAAGAAGCCAATAGCCCTTGAAAAGTTGGCTGGGTCTACGGAGTGACACTGGTCGACCACGACTAATCCAAAGCTTCGCTCTATCGACTCGGGCATCGTTTCCTTGACGACTTGCGACGCCACGCCATCAATCGGCGCCACGACCACATGACATCCATCAATCTCCCACTTACGATTTGCGAGCTGGCCGACCTTCATTGTTGGGCAACGCTCGTTCAATCGCTTTTTCCACAACGCAAGTCGCTGAGTGCTATTGACCAGAATCACCGTCGTTGTCTTCAGGCGTGTGATTGCTTCGATGGTGGTGTTAATCTTCCCCCAGCCCGGCGGGGCGTAGACGATTCCTCCCGTGACCTCACGAGATGCAAGCGACGCAATCAGCATTCGCAAAGCAGTCTCGTTCTCATCTACAACCTTTAGTGCCGGCTCTACATCAGCGAACTCGGTTCCGGTGCTATGAGCCAATCGGATCTCGTGCTTGCGCGTGAGCTTACTGTAGAAGAATTCACGAGCGATCCCGAGTCGACCTTCCTGTTCAAGGAAGCAGTTGACGAGAGAGCAATCCTGCCCGACGCGGGGTACGGCCAGTTGACTCTTGAGCCAGCCAAGCTGAACAGGCTCAAGCTCCGATGTCGAGATCCATGCATATCCAGCGATGACGACTTCCATAGCCTGAGGCCTCACCAAAAAGGAACAAGGCCTCAGGCCTCTGGCGGCAACGCAAAGCCTTGACTCGACCAATCCGCTCAGAAGGCCTGAGGCCCAGTTTCAGCCCAACAGGGCCTAGAACGGAACGTCGTCCGTCTGCGTGCCGCCCGAGCTGCCGCCGGACGAGCCATTTGCCTGGAACCCACGGGCGCCAGACATAGCTGCCCTCATTGCAGCCGGCTCCATCGGGGCATGAACGTTGGCATAGTTGAATGGCGGAACGGAAGCTGGGATCTCTCCCGTCTCTGGGATCTGGAAGTGATGAGCAAGATAGCGGCGAACTCGTGCCGAGGTTGGGTCCGACGGGTTGTTCGCTGCGTCGATCATGTCCTTCAGCTTCTTGCCCTTGTACGAAACGACTTCGTAGAGCTTGACCATATCGACTTCACGCTTGTGCTCGAAGTCATCGCCGGTGCTCGCCGAGTTGTCGTCCGTACGAAGAACCTGGAACAGCTGTCCGACCAAGCTTCCTTTTGCTTCCTTCTTGGCCTTGAGCTTGTTCAAGACCTTGGTCTTCGGCGACAGCTCGACCAGCTCGTACTTGTGTTCCTTGCCGTCCTTCGAGACGTATCCGGTCACGTCCACGATCGTGTAGTGACCGATATACTCAGCCTTTTGAACACCCTTGGCGGCATCGCCTGGACAACCTTCGGGATTGATCTTGGAGATGCAGGTCGCGTATTGGAAGTTCTTGTCATCACCAACGCGCCAGCTGTGCTCCCAGATGCAGAACGGAGAATCGTCGATGAATACGATCTCCTTGGAGGCACCAACCTTCAACCAGAAGCGACGCGGAGCGGCACCAAGATCTCTTCGCTCCTGTTCCTTCTCTGCGCCGGCATATCCGGTTTCGTACCACGACTTGTTTGCACTCATATGCGCCCTCCGCGCTGTAGGGGGTCCCTTATGGTGACCCGTGGTAAAGCCCAAGATCAGATCTTAGGCGAAACGAATTCCATTAAGCGCGTATGACGATCGAATGTCAACCGACAAACTTAGATCGGATCTCGTCTAGATGATGGTCACTTAGCTGATCTGGATCGAGCCCATCAGGTGTCGGAAAAATCTGGGTGTTTATTCGTTTTCCTAACGAATCCGCGATCTGATTTGCGACCTTCCTGCCAGCTGCGTCTCCGTCGGGAATTATCACCAGACGATCAAACCATCGTACTATCTTCTCACGCTGGTACCTACCAAGGTCTGATCCGAGCATTCCGGTTACATTCTGTATCCCTCGGTCATCGAGCCAAATCACATCGAACATCCCCTCCACCAAAAACACTGTTCCACGACCTGAGCCATCATACGTGAGATGGTCCTCACCGAAGAGATACACCTCCTTCTTGAAGCCGGTAGCGTGCATCCATGGCGGTGGCTCCCAGTTATCAAGGGAACACGGCAGAAATCGTCCGCCAATATTCACCAGCCTCCCGTTACGATCATACTGCGGGATCGCTATGCGTTTAGCGACTGGATGCCAACCAAGCTTCCATTTCTGTATCGCAGCGAGAGAGAGATTTCGGCCCTTCTCCAAATATAGAAGAGGGTCCACTCCAGTTGCTTCGACCCAGCTACGATCAACGAGCATCGCACGCATATCATCCATGGCTTTGACATGCGTATCTGGTAAGCTCGGCAATGCATCAGCTACTGAAAGAACGTCACCGTAGTCGCGCCCCTGCGTGTAGAGCTTTGAAATGCTATCATTCGGATCTGGCATCGCGTAGATACCGGATCCGTGTTTCAAACGTTCCAGCTGTGGAAGTGGATTGCGCTGGTCCCCGTCCTGAAGTTCATTGATGAGACGATCAATCTTATCTTTCGATTTCCTTTCAGTGTGCTGTCGTTTGATTCGATAAAGCAGGTCTTTCATCGTCCCGCGGAACATGCATGTTCCCGACAGGCACTTGCATTTGCTCTCATCGTTATCGACGGCAAATACAGCGAACGACGGCCTCTTGTCCCGCCCCATCTTATGAGTCCATGGTGCCAAAGGACAAGACGAACGAACGATCTGCCCCGTTGCCGTGGCTGTCGTGGTGATCCGATCCACATGCAGAGCACGTAGAATTCGTTCGATTTTATCAGCCTTCACCGACGATCAGTGTCGCGTTCGTCGACGAGATTGTCTACTTCTTAGAAGGTGATTGTGGCTGCGGCGCGGCTGGATTGATCCCCGCTCGTTCTTGATCTTGACTGTCCTTGGCGTTGGCTGGCTTTGGTGGCTGCCGTCCACCAGGCCCATCCAGCTCATAAAGCTTGGGCTCGATCATTTTGAACAAGCGCTCAAACTGGAGATCTTTATTCGAGCCCTGAAAGCCTTCACGAATATGCTGCTGGTTCCGGGTCCAGCCTTTGCCAGTAAGCCTGATACCTTCAAGAACCTCTTGCCCGGCGGCCGGATAGAGGTATCCCTGCTTACCCAGCTGAGCACGAGCAATTTTCATTGCCCGGACTACCCCGTCGGCCCCACCGCCGGTGACACCTTTGTTGAAGATCGCTACGACGCAATGCCGAAAGAGAGGAGGGATGTCACGCCAGCCCGGCATGACTCGATCGTAGCACGAGTAACAGCTAGCTGGCCGCGGAGGCGCTCTTTTCTTTCTTCGGGTTCGCCTTCTTGGCATTGGCCTTCTTCGTGCTCTCCTTCTTCACACCGGGGTTCCACTTGCCACCCGGCTGTCTCGCGCGATCCCGCAAGACCAACTTCTGCTCGTGGGTATAGGACCCGTCGTGAGCCGCGCAGCACATGCCATAGCGAGGAGCCCCAGGCTCCTTGCAGTCCGGCGCAATGCACGGCTTGCGCGGCCTCGGCTTCCGGGCCAACGGGACGCTGCCCACGCCCTGGGCGAGCCTGGAGAGGCGCTTCTGCACCTCCACAGCGACCACCGAGTCCACGACTTCCGTGAACATCTTGGCCACGCTGTCCGCGAGCTGCTTGGCTGCCTGCTTCCGATCCATCTCGTCCTCCATCTCGCCGGATAGTCCGGCCGTTGTCTCACCCAGTTCTACGAATGAATTAGGCAGACATTACAAAACAATCTGGAGATTATTTAGAGATGAACCAAGTGTCAAGCTAGACGTAATCTAGAAACTCGGTATCTACTTCGTCAGATAACCCTAAAGATTTAAGCAGTTGCAACCTAAACCCGGACACTTCCTTGCCGCATTGCGGATCTCCGTTGAGATGAATTACGTAGATATCCGCTTGGGCTTTCGCAGCTCTCTCGATCCTGTATTCGAGCTTGCCAGCACGTTTGTCGAGCAATGCGATGTAGGCACTCTCGTTAGGATTGATCTTTTGCCTGCACCTAACACATCTGCCCATCATCCGTACTCCTGTCAGAAAGGAAGATCGTCTAGCTTATCTGGATCGTTCTGCACAGCGGTTGGCGCCACATCGTCATCGGCTCCTGGCTCGCGCGGCTCAAAACTTCCACTGGGTGAAACCGCCCCACCGCTAGACGAGCTGACATCCATGCCAGATTCATCGACCTCGGAAAAGTCCATACGATCAAGATCCCAACGGATTCTGATATTTCCTGGCTTCCCCTCACGGATTTTCATCGAGACGATTTCCATCTTTGCATCGGTACGCATCTCGTCAGACTGATGGATTCCGTACATGATGTCCGAGTTCCAGCCTGCTACGTCGGTGATTCCAACGTTATCCGCGGTGATAGTCGAGGACTCCCCCTTCTTCGCAGAACGGTTGAATTGCGTGTTTGCGACAGTTGTCAACTTCCCACGCTTCGCTATTCTCTTGAGGTCATCGAACGTATTCGACACCCTCTCGTGGCGATCCTTCCCGGTATTCTTGATCAGGTAGGCACCGTCGACGGCTGCAAGTTGACACTCTGAGTCCTCAATTGCAGTTCCAACGTTGTCGATAGAGAAATCGAAATCGCCACCGACGATGTAGATCCCCTGCTCGTTGAGTATAGACGCAATACCTGAGCGCAGTTTCTGCTCTGCAAATTCGCCAAGCTTCCCCCTGCGAACATCATCGTACGGAAGCCGGAAGTGCAATGCAAAAAAGCGCATTGCCATCTTGATCTTGTTCATTTCTGTCGAGACGATCATGACTCTCGCCCCGTCCTTCCAAGCTGCATGCGTCACAACAAGCAGTGTCCAGGTCTTTCCGGTTCCAAGTCTACCGGCGAACAAGACGAGATCTTCGGGCCACCACCCCATGGTCTGGTCGTCCATGGTCGGCCATGGAGTTGCAATCCCCCGTTTTCCAGCTTTGATGTTGTCGTATTGCTGGAGCACTTCCTTGCCAAGTGCGAAGAGTGATTCGATCTTCGAGACCGAGTTGCACTCACGCATAATCTTTCGGTTGATCTCTCGCCAGACCTCTGCTGCCGCCTGAGGATCACGTCCCTCTAGCTTCTCTGTGACCTTGGCAGCACCTTCACGTAAACCCTGAAATAGCCGTCTGCTGATAACTTCGTTGATCCAGAATACTGGCGTCTCGCTTGTAATGACAGGCAAGTCGACACCCGTCTTCTGCAAGATCACATCTGGCGTCGGCAGAGACCCATATTCCTTGCGATGGAGCAGCAAATACTCGAACGCGTTGCGCCCATCCCCAAACAAATGATCTGGGGTAATGCCCTTATCAAGCGCCTGCGACAGCGCTTTGGCTCCGCCCAATGAAACGGAGAGAACAAATTCCTTATCCAGATCCACGGCTGCTTACCGAATCCCGCCCCGGATAACCTTCAGGTGCAGATGAGACCGACGATCAATTTTCTTCTTAGAAGAAGCTTCGCGACGCGCTTCCTCTCCGATATCTCGTAGCTCCTCCAGCAGAGCGCGGGCTTCCCAGATGTACGGCACATCATCCATGAGAGGATCGCCTTCTGCCGCCTCAAGGCACGAGCAATGAAATGACGCGAAGATCAAAACCTTGTTCTGGATCAGGGAGTTGTATTCAGCCGGCCCGTTAGCGATCATGGCATCAGCAACAACCCGAATCTGCGGAACGCCAAAGACAATCTCTTCCTGGCAGATCTCGCAGATATCCCTGACCTCCTCGCCAACCATCTACTTGTTCTCCCTTGATTTGATCCGAGCCTGAAATGCGTCCGATGATTTCTGTCTGAGATTCTCTCCCTCGATCGTGACGCCAATATTCGTTCCCTGGAAGACTCCCCACAGGCTCTTGAGCCGCCGATCGTTCCCCCATGATGATCCCGGGATTCTTGTGGTGAGCATCGTGACCTTCCCGTCCGCCTGGCGTCGAGTGACCAGCTTCTCCATATGCTTCGGACCGAACCGATTGTCTTCGATAAAGTCCTCGTTGAAGTTGTCGAGAACGAGCAAGTCTACGGCGCGGATGCGTTCCATCATCGACATGGAGTCATCGAACGGACGATCATTGAATTGAAGCTCTTGCAGCTCCTCGTGGAAGGTGACGCGAACAGTGAAGGTCCACCGCCGCGCTTCCATTGCGATGATCGCAGCAGCAGCTGATTTTCCTACGCCAGGCTCACCCGTGAAGACGAAACCATTTCCACTTTGCACATACTTGACGATATCGTGACAGTAATTGATGACAGTATTCCTAGCGTCTTCGTCCTGTATGCCCTTCGCCTTTACTCCCCGATAGAGCCTGCCGAGGTTCATTAGCTTGAAATCGAACTCGACAAGCTGATCCCGCCTCTGCCATCTCGACACGACAGCTTGCGTGACTGGCTGGGTGTCTGGGTCATCGCGGGAAATCAGCGGCTTTTTCTCATCACTCATCGATCAACGCAGACGCTTGCGCGGCTCCTCAGAAGAACTTCGGCTCTGGCTTCTTATTGGCCGGCGAGGAATCGTTGCGCGAGATCTTGCCGAGCACCTCGGAGCGCTTGTAGTAGAGCAACGAGATCTCCGGCAAGCCCTCCGCCTTATACTTGCGGCTCCACTTGCTTTCCCAGCTTGAGATGAAATCCCGAACCCCTTCCTCAACAAGCTCCGGCCCAAAATCCTCCAGCATACGCTTGACTAGGACCATCTCCTGCTTCGTCCAACGTGGATTCGGACGCCCATTGAACGAGTCGCGATAGGCCTCATCCCACCAGCTGCGCACGTTGCCAGCATTGACCACGCCAGCAGCGTCCTTCTGCTCCTGGTAGCTCGAACGGCGCTCAACGGACCCGCCAGCCTCTTCACGGCGGCGGCGCTTCTCCTCAGCCTTGGCAGCCTTCGCGCGCGATTTGGCATCGGTCTGCTCCATCGTCTGGCGTGACAGGTTTCTTAGCCGTTCAGCTCTCTCGTCGACCAGTTTCTTCTTCTGATCAACGACGCTAGTCCCTTCCCCTTGTGTTTCGCTGGGATTTATAGAATCCCTAGTGTTTTCGTCTACCTTTGTCATCTGCTCTTGTACTAGAACATCGTCGATCCGATCCTGATTGTCATCTGCAATCTTCTGATCTTGAGTTGGTAAATCACCTGTAGGGGCAGCTGCCGGCGAAGCCGGACAATCCTTTATTTCTTTTTCATTAAATTCTTTTCTTTCTTTTCTTTTCATTTGTCCGAAATTCGCCACGGGTCGACCCGAAGCTTGTTTCGGTCCGACCCGAAATTTCTCACGGATCGACCCGTCGTTTATTTCGGTAGGAGGAATCTCGGTCCTCAGTATTTTCAAGTCGAGGTCATCACGATCAGCTTCGAGTAGCTTCCATCCGAATAGCTGAGCATGTCCGTATACATCAGACGCTGCGACAACCCACTTTTTGTCTGCTTTCAAAGCCTTATCAGCCTCGGTCCTGACCAGTCCCAATCTTATAAGTCGAGCTGCAAGCTGCTCTACCCGTCGGAGCGACTTGCCCATGTCAGCGGCAATTGTCGCCCACGAGGCGAAGGTATAGCCATGCTTGACAGACCGCACAGAAATGACGGCCAGCAGCACCTTCTCCGAGTCGCCGAGACGGCTGTCAGTCATATGGAGCAGACTTATGGGAGCCCAAGGCCCTGGAATAACCTCGGCAGCCCGCTGCGGAGCAGCAGGCCATTGCAAGACCTTGTGTTCGTCCTCTAGGCTGTCAGGCGGCATCAATCTGTCTCCATCTTGCTGCGAACTTCCAAAACGAACTTCATCAGCTTTTCGTCATCCTTGAACCATTCCCCGAACATCCTGTTCATACCGAAGCGACGGTGGATCTCGCGTTCCTGAACACGACCACCAGGCATGATCGCGAGGATCATCAGCTCGCGAGGATAGCCAGTTTGGATCTCGGAAAGACGTTTTTGGGGATCTTTGGAAAAGCCGATCTTGATCGGGCCGCCGGCTTTTTCTTGAATGAAATATACGTACGTCGTCGTCGCCATGAGGGACGATCAAACGCTAGAAGCTAGATACCTGATTGTCTAGGAGATCTACTTTTTGAAGCGAGGACCGAAGTCGCGTATCATCGATCGGACGAGATGTGGATGTGGATTTGCCTGTGGCCTTCCCTTGCGGATCAATCCGAGAGCTTCGACGAAGCCCATCCCTTCGTACAGCATGAGGTACGAAATCGTCGCGGCAACCGAGCGCGAAATACCAGCTGCGCAGTGAACGATCAGATTGAGCCCCTTCTTCTTCGCTAGATGGATCTCCAGAGCCGCCTTCTCGAAGGCTCCGACGGGAGATAGCTCGCCATCCTCGATACCCACCTTGGCAAGAAAGATACCTGGCCAAGGCTCATAATCGATCTCCTTGGCCATATTCAAAATCGATTTGACCTCGTCATCGACGAAGAAGATGGGCATGAAGACCGCCGCGTGTTCTCCTACCCAGATCCCTGGAAAGACCAGATTTGCTACCTGCTCTGTACGCATCCCATTCTTCCTGTGAGCCTCGAAGTCCGAATGCACCTTATCGAGGAATGCACGAAGCCCTGGAGGCAGTGCCCTTGCAGTCTGCTGCTTGTACTCCGTTAGCTTGTCAGTGTGGTCGCGGAAGTTCAAGGTGCCTCGTTCTACGCCAGAACGTCTCCGACCTTTCACGAGAGGATGACGTACCAGGTCTGTGAATTACAAGTTGCACAGGAGATGACATAGTACGGCGGCGCTGGAGGCGTCGGCGGCAATGCGTCAGACAGGTCAGATGTAGTGGCTGAAATATCTGACTCGACGACCATGATCTTGTCAGCTGGCGCAGTGCAGGTCGGACAGGAAATAGCAAGCTCTGGATCTAGGCTGACGATATCTTCCTGGATAAGCTGTACGCGTTTTACTGGAGAAAATATATCCAGAACACGCAGTCTCTTCTTTGAGAAGGGATGCTTCGTATACTCAGTACGCTTTACTTGCTTAGTCGCCAATTCTATCAATTCCAATTTCGGCATCATCCTTTCCGTATCGCCTTCTTGACTTTGTCGGAGACTGCTTCCTCTCCAATCTGGAGGGCCAGCGTCTCGATCTCCGAGCAGAAGACATCGACGTAAAGTTTGATCCGATTGTCAATACCTAGCTTACTCAGAACCCTTTCAGCAAGCAATTGCGATTCCTTATCGGAGAGGATCTCTCCGGGATCTCCATCATTAACCTTTCCTGCTGCGTACTTGGTGAGAGCCGTGGTGATGATGGTTGTAACATTATCCCGGATCGGGCTCTTGTCCACTAATGCTCCGTCCATCGATCGAAAGGATTTACGGGTTCTGGGGCTTGCATGGCCAGCGGGTGGTTCGACTCCCATTGATGATGGCAGAGCCTGCATTTGCACTCACGTCGCTCGCGTGCAACAGCGCCGCGGAGATGCTCAGGAAGAAACGTGCTGAAGTTGTACATCGTCCCGACGCGGATGTTGCGAGACTTGCACTTCGGGCAAACGAATGCCTTCATCGCGTGCCTCCTACGGCATGAGATTGGCCAAGGTCTCCAGCGCTCGAATAGCAGCTTCGACCCAGGCTCGGTCGGACATCCCGTCCACCGCGGCGCCTGTCCTTACTTGCTGGGCAACTTTACGAAGTCCATCAGCTGTCGGTCGTCGAGCGCCAATTAAACAAGCTTTCACTGCCAGAATGCGGTCTGCGACCACTTCCCAAACCGTCGAGCCCTGCTTGGCTTCGTTGATCATTTGGAGCAGAATTGCCTGGTGCTGTTCAGGCGCTAATCCGCCGACGGCGAAGATTGCCTTGATTCGTTCGTCGTTGATTTCCCATTGACCGGAGTAACTGTTGAGCATTCGCGCGAGGACTTCAGATGGGGTCATGGCTCTTCATCGTATCCCTGGTTGTGCCGCATGACGCGCTTCACCAGCTCGCAGAAATCAAACACCTCGCAGTCCGAGCAAACTGGATGACCCCGCATCTCGCGGCATTTGATGACTTTCAGCTGGTCGAGACGATGTTGGAACTGCGGAGATGAAGGATCATGGCCTTCTTGAGTGACCGAGGCTTCTAACTGACTAAGCAGGGAGGCTGGTTCTTCTTCGTCGGCCATCAGGATTCCAAGATAGATTCTAGATCTTCGAGTAGATCAATACCACCAATAGCTCGACGAAAACACGAGAGATGCATCCTACCCCAAACACGGCGCTTGTGGAATGGAGCCTTCTCTTTGCCTTCATCGGGCATGAGCAAACCTATTTGGATCTCGACGACTTCATCTCCAGGCTTCCTACGAGATGACGATCGGATAATCGGCTTCGGACAGCCGAGGCATTGCGTCGGATCATTTTTCTTTTGATTGGCCATATCTTGATCCACGCAAGCGTCTGCGCGGTAAAATCAGACTATCGGCCGATCACTTGATTGTCAAACGATGGCGCAATAACATGCCAAATCCCATAGAGAATGGGACAGAGACGAAAGCTGGCGGCTAAGACCTAAGAGACGGCGAGCCGTTTCGCGGTGGCTACTACGTGAGCAGCCTCCAGGGCGCGACGTGCAGCGTCCCGAAACTTATTCTTCATCTCCTCTGGAATGGCTTCCCACGGGCTCTCCCTCTTTGGGAATTGCCACTCGACGATAGCCCGTGCTGCGGCTTCGATTTCATCGTCGCATGGCTCATGGCGATGCGTTGCCATTTGGGCCTTCCTTTCACGTCTCATGAATCTCGGCAGTACCATCGTTGCTAGTCGTCTCCCATCGTCGGATCGTGTTCAACTTCGTGATCTTCGGCCTCAGCCAGAATTCTGGTGATTAAGGCTTCCCGCTCCTCAACAGTCTGATTCTTGGCAAAGAGCAAGAAGTCCTCGGTCCGACGAGAACCAGTAACGGTCCGGCTGCCAAGCTGGATCGTGTAGTGCTGCTCGAATACGTAGGACACCTTCTCAAGCGGACCGTGGTTCTGGCAGACGAACACATCGAAATCGTCCACTGCTCTCAAGGTCTGATCTTTCGGCTGCGATGACTCCACGCATTGTACGCAGCCAGCAGGCATCCATATCCATAGCCGGCCGTTGTGCATGAGGTGCGCGTTGCGGTCGAGACCCTCCCACTGACTGGGATCTTCGGCCAGCTCAATGATTCTCTTCGGTCCACCCATTGCCATGTCCTGTTGTACGAAGCATTAAGCAGGCGATTACCGCTGCCATAGCTACTGGACTAACAGTTAGCTACCAGATTGTAAACACGTTGAATGTACGATTTTTCTTACATGAAAACCATGGCCATGGCATGACTTAGCCCACATTCGACTGACTGTACGGAAAGCTTAGGACTATTCAGGACGTGGAGCGGTGAGATCTTCGGCACGAACGCAATCGATACGAGCTTTGATGACAGCCATGGCTGTTTCCACGCCAGCGATTCCATGCTCTGCCTCCAGGATCTCCAGGAAGCGCAGAGTCATCTTCTCCGCGGGCAGCTCCTTTTGCTCAGATGGAGTCATTCAGGATGCTCTTGAGTACGTCCGATGGTTTGAACTTCAGAACTCGTCGAGCCGAGATATGGACGGGTTCGCCAGTCTGTGGGTTACGCCCGACACGCGCGTTCTTGGCTTTCACGACGAACTTCCCGAAGCCTGAGATCTTGACCTCCTCGCCCTTGGCCAAGGTATCTCGCATGGTGTCGATGATGCTGTCGACCACAGCATTGGCATCCTTCTGTGTCAGTCCCGGAAGCTGATCTAGAAGACGCTTGGTGATGTCCTGTCTCGTGATGTTCTGGTCGTCGGTGGTTGCTTCCGTCGTCATGGAGTTACTCCGTCGTTGAGAGCTTTCTTGGCTTCCTTGCCTGGCTTGAAGAACGGAAGACGCTTGGGCGCGATAGGCACGTTCTCGCCAGTGCGCGGATTCCGTCCCATGTATCCATCGTAGTCCCGAATCTGAAAGCTTCCGAACCCGCGCAGCTCGACGCGGCGACCAGATTTCAGACCAAGCGACAAGGTCTCGAAGAAGCCGTTTACCGCGGCCTCCGCCTTGTCGATCGCCAACCCATTCTTCACCGAAATGACGCGAATCAAATCCGACTTCGTCATGCTGTCCCCTTTCTTATATGAGTATCGACACTTGTCCGTTTTCAATGAAATCAAGAACCGGCTTTGGGATTTGATGAACAGCGCGCTTCGCGCTCGCCACTAGCTTGTCCAAAGCCACGCGATCCTTGATCTTTAGCTTCGTGATGTCAGTCTGCGCGTCATCTGTTGCAACCAGTTTCCCATCAGCGAAGATCAGTCTGGATGGTGATATTGACTCACCGGATAGGTACTTCAGTGCCTTGCCGGTGAGATGGAACGCTCTATGGCGACCATCTTGTACAACCTGTAGCAGCCCAGCATTCACAGCGTAGTCGATGGAGAGCGGATCTAACTCAACACATCGGGGATGCTCGTGCTCGATGATCGATGAGAGAGGCGTCTTCGAGTTGTAGAGGAGGACCGAACGGGTGATTTTCATCGTCTCGGCAATAGCCACGAGCTTCTCGACTAGCTTCCCCGAGATCGGTAATGCCTTCTCTTCGGAGAATGGTTTCAAGCAAGCTGGACATTTACCCAGACGCTGCCGTTCCTCGCGGTCTAGATTCACTACCTGGAGATAGCTCCGCTTCCCGAGCGCGGAGATCAGCTCGTCTGCCCGGTTCTCCTCGACATTAATGACAATGAATCGGCGACCAGACATAAGACCAGCTGTTTCCTCGTGTTATGAGGAACCGTACGCGTGTTGATCCTGATTGTCTAGGGACGCTTGAAGTTTTTGAGAAAGCGAAGATCTGATCGTATGTTAGACGATCAGGATAGCGAGATCAAACCGTTGTCTTCTGTAGAGGGAAGATGGAAGATGGTGAATCCGATTTCAGAGCAGCGCCGACATGAACGTAGGTGCTCATCTTCTTCGTCGGACACGACGGGAGCCTCGGCGGATCGGAGAAGATCTTCCTTCGACATGCAGAATGGACCGGCGACGGCGGTAGCGGCCTCGGTCAATTTCTGGATCTTCTCCCGACAGCCCACGCACGTCAGAGCGTGAGCACGCACCCTGGACACTTCGTCCTGGGAGGCGATACCGAGAGCCACACGGGCTGTAATGATCTTACTGAAGCACATAGATGATGTGCTCTGATCCTAAGGGCGACGACCACGCTTGTCAAGCATGACTATCGCAAGAGATCGAATGAGTACGCCGATCTACGATCTTTATCACCTGGTGACATTGTCGTAACCAGTGCGTGTCTCTCCCGTCTTTGACACCATAAACTTTGATCGGTAAACTCAAATATCGAAATAAGTATATGCGGTCAAAGACGAAATGGCATGCATAATCACTGACTTGGTATTCAACTTCAATTCGTTGAATGCCCCGATCCCGGTCCCTCTGGTAACGGTATTTGCCGAACCAGCGACGACTCCTTTGTTTTTGTCTTCGTCTAGCTTGTTTCACGAGCAAAGCTTTACGAAGCGGGCCACGTCCACTGATCAGACGGGTCAGTGGTCTTTCACTTTGCCGTGGCCAAGCGAGCAAGATCCGGCGTTGACTCAGTGGATCATCACTCTGCCCGACAACTCAAGATGGATGGGGCTGATTCCACAGGGGGTAAATGGACCGCTGTCACTTCATACGCTGAAGAATACATATGGCTGGGGCCTGATCTCGGCGACTAACCTCAACTTGCTCCCCGTCGCAGTCCAAGGGCCTCCTGGTCCACTCGGCCCTTATACGCCATCGGCTCCTTTGCAATGGCAGTCGCCTGTGCCGTCGACACCACAAGAAGCACTTGATCGGCTTGCTGCTGCTGTTTATGCGCTCCGCGGCAATACTCCGATTCCGTAACTGATCTTCGATTCCCTAGAGGGCAGCGATGGCATGTCAAATTGTGGATCTGGTTGCGAAGTTTGATCCTGGCAATATTCCGCAGCCAATTCCTTATGTTTCGGTCTTTGCCGAGCCATCGGTAATTCCTGTCTTCATCCTAAGCAGCAGCATTTTTCGCGAACCCTTCATGGGTCGACGTGTTGCTTCGACGGACGTGAATGGACAATTCACATTCCTTCTTCCATGGCCAAGCGAGCAGGACCCTGCGCTAGCTAATTGGATCATCACTCTTCCAGATGGTTCTCGGTGGATGGGTCTTGTTCCTCAGGGAGTCAGCGGCCCTCTAACGATCCACGATCTAAAAATTCATTATGGCTGGGGGCTGATCGACAACAACGGTGTAATTCCCGTTGCCATTGAAGGAGATCCAGGCCTCAACTGGGTTGGAACTTGGTCGTCCAGTGTCCCATACGAGGCAAACGATGCAGTCTCATTCCTAGATCCGACCGGCGGCGGCATTCCGCTTATATCGAGCTTCCGTTGCCTTATTGCCAATCTGAATGTTCCTCCCATTACAGGAGGCGTCCTTTCTCCAGATTGGGCTTATATCGCACAGCATGGCGGATCGCCTGTTCCTGATTTTAGTTCTAGTCCCGATCAGTTTCTGAGAGTAAATGACGCAGCAACCGCTCTGAACTGGGTCACTCTCACAGCGGATATGATCGCAGCGGCGTTCATCCCAACTCTGAGCGGGCCGGCTTCTCCTGTCGAAGTCGGATCGACGGTCGTCAATCCAGCGTTCACAGCCTCATACAATCGTCCGGCAGCGGCAGCAACGTTAAACGATGGGACTGGAGCTATTGGCCTTACGTCGCCATTCACGGCATTTGCGTATGGATCTGGAACGCTACCGCCGCGGAGTTACACCAGAACAGGGATCAATGCCGTTGTTACTTGGACGCTAACCGCAAACGAGACGGGTGGTCCCAGCAAAACCTCGTCAGCTAGTGTCCAATGGGAAGCCCGAGCATATTGGGATACCGCAGTTGATCCAGGCATTGGAGGATATACAGCAGCCTTCATTACCTCGCTGACAGGAAACGCATTAGAGCCTGGCTTCGCCCGAACGATTGCTTTTGGAGCTGGCGGTGGCACCAAGAAGATGTACTACGCGTTTCCTACGTCCTTTGGAACACCTGCACGCTTTTTGAACATCGATACGGGCTTCGCGATCCCGTTCTCCAAAGTGGGGTCAGCTGTTTCTGTCACTAGTACCTTTGGCGTCACGATCAATTACGATTTGTGGGGCAGTGACTTTGCCGTTGTCGGCGCAGTCAACGCGGGAGTTTCATAATGAACGGCAAGATCCCTATTCAGGGTACGCTCACTGCTGACGGAACCTTTCCGATCGCCAACGGAGCTATTCAGGTTCCTTCTCAGGCTGGATCACGCCAAGTCATCTACGTCCGCCCCACTGGAAATGACACCACTGGAGATGGCAAAACACCAGGAACCGCCTTCCGCACTGTACAATTTGCGCTCGACACGATCCCCGTTCTCCAACGTAGCGTTAGCTACGTCGTTGATATCACCGGAATCAATGACGCGAACCAGGCGATCAAGGTTCCCCCTTATGCATCTGATAAGCAGATCTCCTTCAATTTCTCGCCTCCGTCACCAATGCAGCTATATGAGGGATACGTCACCCTCTTAGCTCAGCCAACGGTTGCTGCGACGCTTAATACTGGGACAACCACGATCTCCAGCGATCCTATTACTGGGATGAGTATCGTCACCGATACATCGCAGTCATGGACTGTAGATCAATGGAAGAATTCGCTCGTTGCTGGAGGTAGCCTTTTCGAGGGCGGCATCGTTGAGCACAATACGGCTACCCAGCTCTTTATAGCTGGGTCTGTGTTCTCAACTCCGGTACACCTCTTGACTCCAGGAGCGACGCTTACCGGAGCAAGCAATGTTCCGACGATATCAATCACCAATGTCCATGCACCATTCGTCATTAGCGGCATAAGTGTACAGAACGCAAACGCCAACACTGGAGCCATTCAAGCAAACAGCTGTGACTTCGTTGTTCTAGACGCATGCATCACCAACGAACTGATCATTGGCTTGAACGGCGCCTGTGACAGTATTCTCATATTTGGATCATTCATTCTTGGGGCAAGCGGCACCAGCCTCACGGATATGATCATTACGTCTGGAACTATCGATATTCAACGGAGCTATATTCGGAACTCGACTCCATCGTTTACGTGTCAATCAGTAAATTTCACATTTTGCGGCCTAGAGAATGTCCGGTTCGCTGACGCAACAACAAGCTCGCCGCCATTCGTCGACATTTTTGGTCTTCATATGGTCGGACAGGGCCTGTTGGTTATGGGCCAATGTTCGATCGCTGATATCAAAGTCGACAATGCGACTAATGGCGGGTCTCCGCACCAAAATCCAAACGGAAGCGGAATCATAGTCTTTGGCGGCGGCGTTCTTGATATTGCAGGCGATGGCGGCAACGTTGGTGGCAGTGGCAATCAGGGTTATGGACTCGAAATCCAGGCGGGTGGTTCTGCCTTTTTTCAATCCGGTCATGTTCCAACCACTGGGACCCTGACGATCACTGGAACACTTGGAGATTGGGCTGTAGGCCGGCGCGCTGGAACCTGGACCACCCTTGCTGCCAATCACCCGGTTTGGACTGTTTTCGATCCATCAACTAGATCATCTATGGCGCCCAATGCTGGTGCCGAGATTACTCCTCTGTTCGAGTCGTATGCGACTTCTGGCCGACCCGCAGCTACTACAGTTGCAATCGGCGTCGTCATTCGTGATACGACAAAGAATACTTTCAGCTTTTCGGACGGAACCGGCTGGAACGATCTCGCTGTAAGTCCTGCTGGAGGATATTTGCCGCTTGCAGGCGGCACGATGACTGGTGCGATCGATTCAGCCTCTAATCTCCAGCTCGGTACCACCACTGCTACAAACATTTCAATCGGTAACTCTTCGTCCTCGACGACGCTCAGTGGAGTGATCGCAAGCGACCTCTCTTTCGTCAAGGAGACTGCACGCAATCTCGGAATTGCCACATCAACCACGATCGGCGCCGCCGGCCCGACGCTATCAATCAATGGCGCTACTTCAGCCGCTGCTAGCGCAGGAGCCGCAGCTGGACAAGCTGGCTTGCTCGCGCTGGTTGGTGGCGTCGGCGGCACTTCAAGTTCAACGCAGGCTGCGGGTTCTGGTGGTGACATCAGCATTATTGCGGGCGCAGCCGGATTGAACGCGCTCGGAGGTGGTGCTGCGGCCCGAGGCGGAAATCTCGTACTCGACTCGGGTGCTGGTGGGACTGTCAATGGCAGTATAACGATAGGTGCAACCAACGCCCTCTCTATTGGTGTTGGGCGCAGTGGTAGTACCACGACCTTCTCTGGTGCCATCACTTTTCCTGCGGGGTCGATTGCGATTGCTGCTCTGACAGCAGATACAATCGTCATTGCAGCTGGAACAGGATTGTCAGGTGGTGGGTCAGGTACTTTGGGCGGCAGCGCTCCAGCTCTTAGTGTTGTTTACGGCACTGCAACTAATACAGCGACACAAGGTAACGACTCACGTCTCCCACCTGCTCCTTCTCAGCTTGGAAATTTGATCTACGATACGGGATCTGCATACGCAACCGTTGCCCGCGGCGCTGCAAACACTGTCCTATTAGGTCAGGGTGCTGCTTCGCCGTCTTTTGGCGCAGTGCCTAACGCTGCACTTCAAAATAGCTCTATCACCGTTTCTGGTAGCACTGGACTATCTGTAACAGGATCTCCAGTCTCCCTTGGCGGAACGCTCACGCTCACTAACTCGGGCGTGACGTCCAATGTTGCCGGTGCGGGCATTGCTGTCTCTGGTGCAACAGGTGCAGTGACGATCTCGATTCCGAGCGGCGCTGTCACTACAGGGATGCTCGCTAACGGTGCCTACGTCCAGCTCAGTCCAGGATCACAGCAGACCGGCAGTAGCAACATCAGTTCAACGAGCGAGGCCGATGGAGGGTTCCTCGGGCCATCGCTGACCGCTTTGTCTGGCAGCAACTTGACGATGTCGAGCGCAGGTGCACAGACCACAACAGTACAAGGCGGTGCAGCTGGCGGAATATTGGATCTGTTTTCACCGACTGGGACGATCAATATAGGCACTGGAACCGAAGCAACAATTAACGTAGGCAACGCTGCCGCAAAGCTGTCGATACTTGGAACTAATACCCAGGGCGCTGCCCTTAGAATTGGAACCTACGATGCCGATGGAACCGGCACGTCGATGGCGTCGGTACAACCAACAGAAGTCGGGTCATCTCAGTGGGTCGAGTATTTCAGAGGGTTTGCCAACTCATTAACGTCTCGCTTAGATCAAGTATACGCGATGGGTTGGAACATCAACTCCAACGGGTACAATCTCAATAGCGGTGATACTGCTCTCCAGGATATCTGGGAAGCCTACTATGAACCTGGTCAGGTCGGCGCCTCCCAGATGGAGCGCCATCTTCAGTTTGTCAATCTAGCCGGAACCGCTTTTAGGCCTTTCTCGTTTTTGATGAGACGGGATATCGATTTCATTACGTCCCTCTCGCAGGTCTCGTCAGCTACGTGGTCCGATCTGTTCGGGAACACTCTCTTGAGCGTTGTTGGGCAAGGCCTTGCTGCAACGAATGCAGCGCCTGGACAGTCAGGCGGAGCTGCCCTTCTTAATGGTGGCCCAGGCGGTGCTGGATCGGCCACTCAGCTTGGCGGAAACGGCGGCACTGTTACCATCACAGGCGGCCCCGCAGGTGCAAATTCTGGCGCCGGTACGAACGCACCTGGTTATATCCTGATCGTGCCCGGTGCGGGCACCGGGGCGGTTGGCAGTAATAGCCTCGGAGTCAATGCAGGTCAGGTCCAGATAAGGGGTATCGCTGGCGGTGCGGGGACAGCGACTGCTCCAGGAGGACAGGGCAGTGGAGTCTTCGTCAATGGTGGTAATGCCGGCACAAACAATGGTGGCGGATCATCCCTCGGTGGGCAGATCCAGCTTCAAACAGGACCGGGCGCGGCTGCTAACGGCTCCAGCGGTGGCACACAAGGCGGAGCGCTTGGTCTAACTGGTGGCGCAGGCGGTGCGGGCTCCGCGACAGGAAGCGCTTCTGTTGGTGCTTATCTAACATTTACTGGAGGGGTGGGCGGTGCGTCTGGTGGCTTTTCAGCTGGTGGTCAGGGTGGTGCCGTTATTAGCAAAGGCGGCGCGGGTGGACTTGCGTCTGGATCACAGTCTGGAGGTCGAGGTGGTGAAGTTGATCTAATCGCTGGCACCGGTGGCGCAGCAGCGATAGGGGCTGGCGCTGGAGGTACGGGAGGTCCAGCCTTCGCCGAAGGTGGAGTTGGTGGAGCTGGCACAGCAAGCGGTGCGGCAGGAAGTGGCGGCGCCATCACCGTTCTCGGTGGTTCGGCTGGGGCGAATGGCGGAGCAGGTGGTGCAAACGGAGGGAATGCAACTTTCGATGCAGGTGCTGGATCTGGTGCTGGAATTGGCGGGGTTGTCCAGATAGCTAATGCCAACGCAAGTAGCTTTACTATCGGCGGTACCAATGTAACAGCTAGTTCGACCGTCAGCACTGGAAGTACATCTACTCTGACGATTCAAGGCGGGGTTTCTGGAGGCATACTCGATCTCCGTGCTCCGCTCGGTACCGTTAATGTTGGTGATATCTCAGCAACGACCCTGAATCTAGGAAACGGCACAACCACCGTTTCTCAAAATGGCGCGACTTACACAGGAACGCTGACTGCCCCTTCAACGGTTGGGACTGTTGGTGGAGCATGGGCGGAAACTGCTGCAACAGGAGGAGCTGGATCTAGCGTCACAGCTGGCGGTACTGGTGGCACATGGACTGCTACGTCTGGCGCGGGTGGTGCTGGAGGCACTTCTGGAAATGGTGGCAACGCTGGAAACGCGACTGTTACGGGAGGAACTGGTGGTGCGGCCGGGACAGTCTCTGGTACGGGCGGAGCTGGCGGGCAAGTCTCTCTTCTTAGTGGTGTTGGAGGTGCCGCATCTACTGGTACAGGTGCGGGTGGTGCGGGTGGTCTTGTTCAACTTATTGCCAACACCGGTGGAGCCTCTTCAGCGACCGGAAACGGTGGGGCGGGCGGTGGAGTTACGATTCTGTCTGGTTCTGGTGCCAACGCTACAGCGAATGGTGGAACTGGCGGAGGTGCGGGAAGTATCACGCTGACAGCGGGAACAGCGGGAACTGGCAACGCGACCGGCAATGTTTCAGGTGGCAACGCCGGCAATATCAACTTCAACGCCTCGGCAGCAGCTAATGCCGCTGGCAGCGCGAACGCAACCATTGCGGGATCTGTATTCGCTACAGCCGGCGCGGGTGGAAATGCAGCAGCCAGTGGTGGTGCCGCAACTGGCGGAGGATCATTTACTGGGACTGCTGGCGCTGGTGGCACTGGCGCTGTTTCAGTCAATGCTGGTGTCGGTGGAGTAGCCTCTGTCATTGGTGGTGTTGGTGGTAACTCTGGCAGCTCTGCGTCGTCGCCTGGTACGGGAGGAAATGCCAACGTCACTGGTGGCAACGGTGGGAGTGCCAATACCGGCGGCGGTGCCGTCGGTGGTACGGGAGGGACGATCAACGTCACGGCCGGTATTGGTGGACTTGGCGATGCTGCAAACAACACAGCGGCTGGAGTTGGTGGTCCAGCAAATGTTAAGTCTGGTGCAGGTGGAGCGGCTGGAACTGGAACTGGCGCCGCTGGCGCTGGTGGTCTTCTAACTGTTCAAGGTGGTATTGGTGGGGCCTCTTCAGCGACTGGTGCTGGCGGTGCTGGTGGTGGTGTAGTCGTACAAGGCGGCACTGGTGCCAATGCAACAGCAAGCGGTGGAGCTGGAGGAGCCGCAGGCTCCGTCACAATTACAGCCGGAAATCCCGGTAACGGAAATGCGACGGGCAATGTCGCTGGTGGTGTCGGCGGAAATCTAAATCTAAAAAGCAGCCCCGGAGCAAATGCAGCTGGCGCTGCCAACGCTACTGCTCCTGGTGCGCTTTCAGCTACGGCAGGAGCTGGCGGTAACGCGTCGACGACTAGTGGAACGGCGTCGATCGGAGGAACTTTCTCTGCCACAGGTGGAGCTGGTGGCGCTGGCTCAACAGCACTTATTGGCGCAGCCGGTGGTACTGCTTCTGTTACAGCAGGAGCTGGCGGAGCTTCTGGCGCTTCGGGTGGTTTTGGATCTGGTGCTGGTGGTGCTGTCTCACTGGTGAGTGGAGCTGGAGGCACGAACACCTCTGGTCCTGGCGGGGCCGGTGGTGCCGTCAACATTACTGGTGGTGCGCCAGCAGCTGGTGACGCTTCGAGTGCTGCTGGTGCAACTGGGACGATCACCATTCAGAGCGCTAGTGGTGGAACCAACAACGGTGGCGGTGGCTCTGCTGGTGGTGCAATCAATATCCTTTCAGGGAACGGTTCTGCGGCAAACGGAGCAAGTGTTGCTCAAGCCGCCGGCACAATCCAAATCTTGCCAGGTGTCGGCGGTGCAGGTTCTGCGAGTGTCGGCGGAGGTACTGGCGGCAATGGTCTGCTTAAAGGCGGCGCTGGTGGTGTGGCTTCAAGTGGTGGTGTCGGCGGAACAGGTGGTCAAGCAAACGTCCAAGCTGGCGCAGGTGGTGCCGCTGGAACTAGTAATGGTGGTGTTGGTGGTCAGGTAAGTATCAATTCTGGTGCGGGTGGCGCTGCATCAGCAAGTGGTGGTGTTGGTGGTGCGGGGGGAATCGTACTTATCCAATCGGGTGCTGGCGGCGCCGGAGTTGCTGGCTCCAACATCGCCGGTGGACTCGGTGGAAACCTAACCGTTGTTGGTGGTACTGGCGCTGCTGTTGCTGGAAGCGCTGCTGCTAAGAATGGTGGCTCATTCCAAGCACAGGGTGGAACTGGCGGCGCCGGTAACACAGGAAGCGCCGCAGCTGGAACAGGTGGTCCCGCTACACTTCTTGGCGGTGCGGGCGGCGTATCAAGTGCGACCAGTGCCGGAGGTTCAGGAGGAGGCACATTCGTCACTGGTGGCCCTGGCGCGAATGCGACTGCGTCTGGCGGTGGGGCAGGTAATGGTGGTGGTGTAGCCATAGTAGGTGGCGGATCCGGTGCAGGAAACGCCACCGGCAACGTCGGCGGCGGGGCAGGCGGTGTCGTTACGATCAACGGCGGAGCCAGTGCTGCTGCGGCTGGTAGCGCTAATGCGATAACTGGATCCACTGTATCTTTGACGGGCGGTACCGGTGGAGCTGCTGGTGCTGGCACGGGCACTGGTGCACCTGGTGGTGGAACAACCGTTGCTTCAGGCGCGGGTGGCGCAGGCAGCGCGACGGCCACTGGTGGTGCGGGTGGTGAGCTTCTTCTCAATTCGGCAGCAGGAGGTACTAACAGTGGATCAGGAGGCGGTGCAGCTGGGCAAGTAACAATCAGTGCGTCAAACGGTACAGCCGCTAGCAGTGCCTCTGCTGCGACAGCCGGTGGTGCTATCGTCTTCAATTCCAGCCTGCACGCGGCACTACAGGGAACGGGCGGGGCCGGAGGGACCACTACTGGCGGCGGAGCTGGTGGTGCTGTCACCGTCAATACTGGTGTCGGTGGCGTAGCAGGATCGACCTCTGGTAACGCGGGAGCTGGTGGCGCCTTCAGTGTCGTCTCGGGCAATGGCGGCGCCGCTGCGGCTGGAACAGGAACGAGCGGAGCTGGCGGTATCATCTCTCTCAATGCCGGCAACGCAGGCGCTGCTTCTTCAACTGGCGCTGGTGGTCTTGGTGGATCTATCACGATCCAGTCTGGTGCTGGTGCTGCGGCAAGTGGGACCAGCAACGGCAGTGCCGCGGGTGGAATCTCCATCCAAGCGAATAACAGCGGCGCTGCGGCATCTGGTGGAGGTACCGCTGGTGCTGGTCCCACACTGACTGTTCAGTCCGGCAATGGCGGTGCCGGCGCTGGTGCTGTTGGCGGCGGTAACGGCGGCGTCGTTGCAATCACTGGCGGCAACGGCGGTGCTGGTGGCACTACCGTTGCTGGCGCTCCTGGTGGTGCAGTTCAATCAATCGGCGGTATCGGTGGAACCGCGGGAACCACGTCGGGTACTGGCGGTCTTGGTGGCACAGGTCTAGTCAGAGGTGGTGTTGGCGGGGCGGCTGCTGCTGGCAGCGGGGCGGCAGGCAATGGCGGTCCTGCGAACATTCAAGGCGGAGCCGGCGGAGCTTCCTCGACAACAGGAGCTGGAGGCAATGGCGGCGCTGCAACGCTCACTGGCGGTGCTGGCGCAGCGGGTACATCAGGAAGCAACATTTCTGGAGGTATCGGCGGAGACATCACTCTTACGACCGGTGCAGGTGCTGCGGCAGCCGGTACTGCCGTCGGTACCTCTTCTGGAAACGTAAACGTCAGCATCGGAACAGCAGGAGCTGCTGGCGCAAGTGCTGGTGGCGGAGCTGCCGGTACGATCACTCTGACAGCTGGCACTGGTGCCGCGGCTGGCAGTGGATCATCTAACGCAACAGCTGGTGGTGTTGCTCAAATGTTTGGTGGTTCGGGCGGGGCTGCATCAACAGGAACTGGTGTAGGTGCTATTGGAGGTACAGCTTCACTTATAGGCGGCGCTGGTGGCGCTGCATCAACAGGAACTGGAGCGGCTGGCACCGGCGGCCAAGCAAGAGTAACCGGCGGTGCTGGTGGTGCATCAACTTCAACTGGTTCTGGTGGTTCTGGTGGTTCTGTCTTAATAAGCGGCGGCGCTGGCGCAGCAGGTAGTGCTGGAACTAATATTTCTGGCGGTGTAGGCGGTGGCGTAACTATTCAAACAGGAGCTGGAGCTGCCGCAGCTGGTACTGCTGTAGGTACAGCGCCTGGATCTGTTACGATTGCAATTGGAACTGCCGGTGCTTCAGGTGCCAGTGCTGCTGGTGGTGCAGCCGGAACGGTCTCGATCACCGCTGGGACTGGTGCAGCAGCTGGGACAGGATCAAGCAACGCCACTGCGGGCGGTACACTAACAGAGGCAGCCGGCGCAGGTGGAGCAGCGAACGCGACAGGAACTGGTACGGCAGCAGCAGGTGGTGCCTGGTCTGCGAGTGGTGGAGCTGGAGGCGCAGGAGCTGCTGGAAATACTGCTGGCGCAACAGGTGGCGCTGCATCTGTCATTGGCGGGGCTGGTGGCGCTGGGTCTGGAGCTGGCAATCCAGGTGGCGGCGGTCAAGTAAACATTACTGGCGGCGCTGCCGGGACTGGCGGCAGTGGCAATGCGAGCGGTGCCAATGTTGTGATCCGTGGTGGTCTCAAGGCTGGGACTGGTGCCAATGGCACCGTGACCATCGGTGACACGAATACTGCTGCCGTGAATATTGGTGCCACTGGCATCACGGCCACGATTCTCGGTGCTCTAAAAGTCAATCAGGGCTTTGGCGGAAATCTTCGCACTGCTGCCTCGACGGTCTCTATCGCCAACACCGATGGCTTTGTCGGAGTAACAGGAAGCGGGGCTCGCACCGTCAATTTGCCAGCCGCGAACACCGTCATTGTTGGCTTTGAACTTATTATCCAGGAAGTCGGGAATAGCTCTGGTACAATTACGATCAATCCATCCGGGGCTGATAATATCAATGGTGCAAATGCGGCCATCACCATTGCGGCTGCGTTCGGGAGAAAGACGTTGGTCAGCGACGGTGCTTCCAACTGGTATGTGAATACTGGAGTTGCATGATCCCACGTCATCAATTTGCATTCAGGCTGATCACCCTCAGGAGAGCCTTCATGATGAAGTTTCTTTATACCTCTTTCGTCTTCGTGGTCTTTGGATGCACCTCTGGTTACGCGCCAAGTAACAATCCGCGATTATTGAATATCGATGTCACGAAGAGTCCGTATCTTGCTGTTGCAGATGGAATGACCCACGACTCGGCCGCCATCCAGGCTGCTATCAACGCAGCGTGTGCCACACCGCCCCTTGGCAATCTCTTAACTCCGCCGCCAATCGATTTCCCGGAAGGTGAATATTTAGAGGATATGCCACTGATCGTTCCTTGTGACAACATGACCCTTCAGGGTACTGGTGGAGCTAATAACTCCCATATACGAGATGTCTTTGGATGGGGTCCGATGATTGCGGTTCTACCTCATAACTACCCCGGAGTGCCAACAGTTCCAAGTTTTCTCCCAGACGGTGGCAATTCTCTCGCACTTCCGGCCGATGATACTATGTGGTTCAACTTGCGCGCCGATATGATGCCTGTAGCCATCGAGACAAATGGGCTACCCAGCCTGACTGTCGAGGCGTACATCAAGCCGAAGGCGCTGCCTGGCGGTCCGGCCAGCATCATCACATCAAGCGGGCGTTCAGCACTATCTAAGCCAGTCTCCTTCGCCTTCTCGCTTTACACGTCGGGGGCATTCATCGGTGCGCTCATGACTGTCGGTGGCCACCAGTATCAGCTCATGGGCCCAACAAGCAATCTTGTTGTTGGCGTTCCTGCCCACGTGGCTGTCGACTACGACGGCGCGATGATCCGCCTCTACGCGAATGGTGTGGTGGTCGCAAGCCAGGCCGCGACTGGCACCATCACGCAGGGACCGTTCGAGGACGTTACCCTCGGTCCCGCTATGCAGGACAGTGAGACGACCTTCCTTTGGGAAGCCTTTCAGGGCTACATCGACTCGGTCCGCATCAGCAACACCGCGCTCTACGCGGGTACATGCGCGCCCACTTTTCACAAACTCGGCGCCAGTTCCAGCACGATGGTGCTCTTGAATTGGGGGAATCAGGTTGGCGCTCTGGCGCAGGGTCTCAGCGCGCTCGGCGGCTGGGGCTGGCTCCAGATGCGCGCGAACGGAAATTACGCGCAGTCATCGGTTACGATCCAGCACCTGAAGATAGATGGCGTGACCTACGGAACCCCCTTGTTTATGTCGTTCAATCACAACTACACCCTCTCGGATCTCGAGTTGGATTGCGGTGGAGAGGACTGTTTGGTCCTCGCGAACAACGACTATGAGGGGAAAATAGATAACGTGAGGATCTTAGGTGGTCCGCGAATTGGCTTGCTGGCGGCCATCGCGGCGGGAGTGATCCAAATCGATGCGCTTCGATTTGTCGGCGGCATGTATCAGCTGGTCATCACAAATGGGTCAGTACTGTTGAATCAGCCGTACTTCGGTGGTTCCGCGAATACACAGATCAGTGCCGTTTTGAAGAGCATCAACATCAGCGTGCAGATGGATCAACCACTATTCGATGCTGAGTCTGCTGGCGGTCCGACCTATCGACCGATGTTGCTGTCAGGCACCGCAGGTGCTGAGCTGAACATGATTACCTCTGATATGACATCCCACAACAATCTGCCGCCGATCGAAGTCGATATGTGGGACAACGCAACCTTCATCGGTAGCGCTTTCACTCTGTCTGGCCAGGAGCCAGAAGTCTTTCAGCTGGACTCGCCACATGCGCTCTCGATGCCCCTGACTCTGATAAGCACATGGCAAAAGAATGGAATGCATGTTCCCTGGACCAACTAAAGGCGAAACCATGAAACGCGCACTATTAGCCGTATTGATTTTCTCGGCATGTTCGAGTAACCGACCAAATACGATCACTCAGCCATGGGTATGTGGCTCTTATACGATGCGTGCCGAATGGGCAAAACACGGCGTCTGTTTATCTGCGTGTAAGATCATGTACAGGCAACGCGGAGCGCCCCTCTTCAATGATCCAGTGGCATTCCGTAAGGAGGGAACCGAGAGAGACAGGTGCACGTGTATGTCAATGTTTGCTTCCGATCCGATCGCCAAGGCAGTCTACGGAGGCTCTCCGCCGTCAGGCTGGATCGACGGAGCGTCTCTGACTATCGCTCACGTTGATACTCCTCCGACACCGCCTCGTTCACCCGAATGCGCCTTCTAGCCCTGATCTTTCTCCTAGGATGTACGCAGGCGTTTGCGCCACAGCACGCCGCTGAAGCGGTTTCAATAGTATGGACTTCATATAAGGCCGTCGGAGAACCACCGTCGATCAACTGGCTCTTGCCGGAATGCGTGGCTCCAAAGGGCCAACATGGAATTCCATTACCTGGCACTGACGAATGCGTGGCGAGCTATTATGAGTTCCCGCCGGAAGAATTAGCTGTCATCGCGTGGGTTGGTCAATTTCACAATACAGGTCTAGCTCATGAGCTGATGAATTCGGTCGATTGCAGGTCGAATCCAAACTGTCTCGATGAGCAATTTATGATGAGGCAGTATCTCGTAGATAAAGCCAACGCTTCCTTGGCCGCTGCCGGGTACTGATCTCTTTCGAGATTTCTGATCGTTTCCTTGTAAATTAAACATACGCGGTGCTAGCATGCCGTCGTGTCCACCCGTCGAAAACGTCGACGACCAGATTACTGGCAAAGGAGAGGAAAGATGAAGTACGTGATGATTCCAAGTCCGGTCAAGCTCGTAGAGCCAAGGACTGGAAAACCCATCAAGCAGCAGAACGAAGCCGGCGTGCTCGAAGATATTCCACCAGTGACAATGCCTGGTTGGAACAACGATTTCATCATTTCCAACCAGATGATCGGAAAGGGCGGTGACGGCATTCGTCGTGTGATCCGCCTGGAGAAAGCCTTCAAGGAAGAGAATCTGAAGGTAGCCAACGGCGTCAAGTATGCCGCGGTTGAATCTGACGATCATAAGATGGTGATGAACATCGTCAACGAGCTGACATGGCAGAATATGCTCGTTGGCAAGCAGTACTTCGTGTTCATGGAGGCCTGGGAGAAGGCGCTCGATGAGCTTCCAAAGGAAGAAGCCAAGCCAGCTGCCCAGGCCTGAAGAAACGCCCATATATAATGGGCCGAGAGCACCTCCCGAAGTTTTGTCAAGAACCAACCTTGACAAACACCCCCAGCCGACCGTAGACTCTCTTTTGCGGACAAGAGAAACGGCAACTCACTTGGCTCATAACCAAGAGAATCAGGTTCAATTCCTGGGTCCGCAACCAAGGTAGTTTACAAGAGGAGTCTCGCTAGAGAGCTGAACATCATGTTGACCCTGAATTTACATAGGACCATAGGCGAAGCTGCCCTAGCCTCCGGTATCCAAACCGGACGGTCATGGTCCATCGTGGGTTCGGGATCGCTCTTTAGCTCGGATTGCGTCATGGGCCTGGAGCGCGGTCATAAGTATATCCAGACCCCGGCGACGACCACAAATCCCGGAGGCCCTTTCAGATAAACCTGCACCAAGGGAACTGAAAGGGCCGCCAGGAGAGATCCTAGGCGGCTTTTTTATTTTCCGGGGTCAAAAAGGATCAAATATGCGGGCGTTGAGCAGCGTGGTGGGCTCACCTGACTGTAAATCAGGCGCTTCGGCCGTGAAGGTTCGATTCCTTCCGTCCGCACCAGGAGAAGTAAATGGATCTGATCTACGAGCGAAAACGCGGGCGAACGGAAGGGCATACCTACGCCTCCGTAGCCAAGCGGATAAGGCAGCGAACTTTTAATTCGTTGATCGCAGGTTCAAATCCTGCCGGGGGCACCTGAAGGAGAGAAGTCATGAAGGTCTACATGATGCACGCAGGCGGCATGAAGGAAGTCGAGATGGAGTTCAAGAGCGCAGAGGGCGCTCTGGATCGTCTCGGTGTCCTCGGGCGTGGCGTGGAGACCATCAAGGATGACACGGGCACGGTGTTCCGTGTCGACCTTGGACGTGGCTTCTCGACAAAAAAGGGAGAAGTGATCCGTAAGACCTCGCTGGCCGCTTCTTTGTATCGGCAGGCGGGGTAGATAGAAATAACCGATCCCCCTCCTAACGGCCGGGGATCGTATTCGGGGATAGGTCAATGGTAGACCAGCAGCCTCTGGAGCTGCGTGTTGGGGGTTCGAGTCCCTCTCCCCGAACTAGGGTTGTCGTGACTGTGCTGTACGCGACGTGAGTGTCTGATCTTCGGATCCAGGCCAGGGCGAGCGACAGGACGGCGAAACGTCGACAACCTATTGATAATTTAATAGTTGACGACGCGGGGGCGCACCATCGCCCCCAATATGTCCCCTTAGCTTAATTGGTAGAGCGCTGCGCTGAAGACGCGGAGACCTCGGTTCGATCCCGAGGGGGGACACAATATGCACCTGATGGTCAACGGTAGACCACCATCCTGAACAGATGGCAAATCAAATACCAGGATTGCACCTCGGCTCCTTACGGAGCCAACTAGTGATCCTCACAAGCAGAGAAGGTTCGACTCCTTCCAGGTGCGCAACATGGCGCGTATGGGGATGGTCCCCAGCTCTCTTCCAAAGAGTGCAATATCCAGGATGGCACCTCGGCTTGAATAACAAGCCAACCAGCGATCCTCACAAGCTTTGTCGGTTCGATTCCGGCACGCGCCTCCACAGTAGCAACATGGGTGAACACAGAGGGAGGGTCCCTCGCCAGCCTTGATAGCTGGAGCCAAAAGCTCCCAGAATCACACCTCGATCTCAGCAATGGGATCAACTCGTGGTTCTTACACGCCATCCGGTTCGACTCCGGGTTCATCCACTGATTTGTTTTTGGGTGCGTAGCACAATGGAAGTGCAGTTGATTCTTAATCAATTGGTTCCGAGTTCGAGTCTCGGCGCACCCACTATTGAACGGGTTCGATTCCCTCCCTGGGCACTATCCTGTGGTAAGATCAAATGGAGCGCAGATGCAGGTAATCGCCTCGACGTTCTCCAGTCTGATCTTTACCCCAGGGCTTTCTTCCGATGGAAGGGTTTGCACATTGGCAAGTCAGCACCGCTCGAAACGGTGTGGGCCGGGTAACTGGCTCTGGGAGTTCGACTCTCTCCCCTTCCGCTCTCAATACCAGCAAGGAGTACTGCATGCGGACGTGCCCCGAGTGCGCGACATGGCGTGGCGCTACGAGCGAGATCAACGTTCATAAGCGCGGGACGTACTGTCCGACATGCGGTGCTACCAGGGCATTTGACGATCCTCTCTCAGAAGAGGATAACGAGATCCAGCACCACACCATGAAGCGGAAGTTGCGCAAGGTGGACTCTTTGAGTGAGGGAGCGCGCAAGCGTTTGCGCCTCGCATGACCAGCTGGTGGATCTTGCGCAATATCGTAATCATGTGCAAGATCCACGTTCCAACGCTGTTTCGGTGGATCGGTCCGTTTTTGTTGTAACCGGATTGATCGACCTCCGTATGGATGATACTGTGCTCTGTAATGCGAGAGCTTAGTCACCACACGAAGGATAAAGGCGATCAAGGAGTCGGGTTCGTGATCGCTTCGCTTCTTTCCCACAATATCAAGATTGCTCTTCCGCTAAGTGAACATCTTCCGTTTGATCTGATTGCAATTTCTACTTCAGGACAAATGCGAAAGGTGTCAGTTAAGTATCGTGCGGAAAGAGATAGCAAAATTGAGGTAAGACCAGAAAGTAATTGGTCGAACGCAAAACAGTTCTGCACTCGCAAATACGAGCCAGGCGAAGTCGATGCATATGCCATCTACTGTCCTAATACAAAGACGTGCTATTTTGTTCGGGAGTCAGATGCACTTCATGGAATCATTCTTCGCATGGAACCGCCAGGCAACGGCCAGACAAAGGGCATACGAATGGCGAAGGATTTCGTAGATCCAAATTCGATATTTGTATAGATTTCACGGAAGGATGGCAGAGAGGCTTAATGCGGCGGCTTGCTAAGCCGTTGTGCTGGGTAACCGGTACCGCGGGTTCAAATCCCGCTCCTTCCGCCGGTCAGTGAAAGGCCTAGTAGCTGACCAAATAAAACGCTCGCACCCAACGTGAGTTCCTCGGCATCGGCCGAAGCGTAAAAAGGAATCCCTGCGAAGGGTCTGGGTGTTTTCCGGGTGTAGCTCAGTTTGGAAGAGCATCCGCTTTGGGAGCGGAGGGTCACTGGTTCAAATCCAGTCTCCCGGACTACTGTAGTATTCGAGCCATGAGCCGGCTTCTCTCCGTCGAAATGGCACTGACCATCTTCGTCATGAGCGCCGCCGGTTGCTATGTCGCTCTCACGCTTCGTGATCTATGGCGTCAGTACAGGCGCTATCGACGATTGAAAAAAGAAGGACCTTCCCCTGGTACCCCGGTGTACTTCGTCTCGAAGCAGGATAGAGCCAAAGACGATACCCCAGTCACGAAGAAGACGATCAAACACTAAATGCGGATGTAACTCAGTGGTAGAGTGCAACCTTGCCAAGGTTGAAGTCGTGGGTCCGAATCCCATCATCCGCTCCAGCTTGCAATTCAGGACATGTAACAGTACGCTGTTTAAGATCCAAATGCGGGTGTAGCTCAATTGGTAGAGCGCTAGCCTTCCAAGCTGGATGCTGTCGGTTCGAGTCCGATCGCCCGCTCCATGAGAATCACGAGAGTAATTATCGAAGCTGAAGGCGATATTTCTGGATCAGCTTATCCGCCAACAGAAATACCGGGCTGCGGCCATGGATATCATGCCAAAGTCACGTATTCAGTCGACATGGAAACTGGCAAATGCGAAGCGGATGTTGACCTTCCAGGACTTGCAATGATTTCGAGTGACAAGTGGGAGCTTCATCTTCAAGAGGTCGCTGAACGCTGCAAGCGACTCATCAATCAGTAATGCCCTCATAGCTCATTTGGTAGAGCACCGCTTTCGTAAAGCGGGGGTGGTCAGTTCGATCCTGACTGGGGGCTCCGTGCCGGTGTAGCTCAATTGGCAGAGCGCCTCCCCTGTAAGGAGGATGTTGCGGGTTCGATGCCTGTCGCCGGCTCTAAGGAGAGAAACGATGCCGTGTTGGCCATGCGCAAAAGAGATCGAAGTTGGCAGTCTATGCGCTAGCTGCGAGCGCGGCGGAGATGATGACTGCGTACGAAAGCAGTCCATTTTCATCAAAAAACGTCGAAGCAATAAGAAGAAACCTCGGTCTCCAGTCACCGGAAAGTGATCTTATTCCAGTGTAGCTCAGTCTGGACAATTACCCAACTGTCTCGTAGTTTTGCTGCATGAAAAACGATCCAAAAGCCAAAGGGGAGCGATCGGAGGCTATGGTTCTAGCGGCACTTCTGCGAAGTGGCAAGTCCGTTCTGCGACCGTTCGGTGATAACGAGCGATACGATCTAGTCATTGACGACGGCGAAAAATTCTCCAGAGTTCAATGCAAAACAGCACGTCGGGTTGGAAACGTCCTTAAATTCGACACGTGTTCATCGTATTCGCACCGCGGTGGGAAGAAAAAAGACTACCGCGGCCAGGTTGAGTTCTTTGGCATCTACAGTCCAGATGTCGATCGTGTATTCCTTGTTCCAGTCAGTCATGTTGGTACCACGAGCGCATCGCTTAGACTTACTCCGACTGTTAATGGCCAGCATGTCAACGTTAGGCTTGCTAGCGATTATGAATTGTCTTTCATTCCAGCGTAACTCAGTTGGCAGAGTGCCTCACTGTTAATGAGGAGGTCACAGGTTCGAGTCCTGTCGCTGGAGCTGTCATTCCTGAGATCGTCACCAGACGACGCCAGGCGGACGTGGTGAAAGTCCACGTGATCTCACAGCCGCTACGGGGCCGGCAGAAGCACCATCTCCCGCCGCCGTTTGCTCGGTCTTTGGGATGACAATGAACCGCGCGCCGGACTGGGATGGCACTGGCCTGTTAAGCCAGGATAAGCAGGGTTCGATTCCCTGGCGGTTCGCAGACTAGATTGCGAGAGTAGCTCAGCTGGTAGAGCGCATCCTTCCCAAGGATGATGTCGTGGGTTCAAATCCCATCTCTTGCTCCGACGGCAGTTGGTGTTTGGAGCTTCCCCCGAGCGGAGACGTTCGGAGGATGACGAGCTAGCGGAAGCAGTTCGTCGCCACCTGCCGTCCATTTCCACGGCGCCATCGTCTACTGGTTAGGACCCGGGCCTTTCACGTCCGAGAAGTGGGGTTCAATTCCCCCTGGCGCCACCATCTGGTCCCATAGTCTAATGGTTAGGACGCCGGCCTCTCACGTCGGAATTCCGAGTTCAAATCTCGGTGGGATCACCATGCACGTCCCATTCGTCTAGCTGGCCTAGGACGCTGCCCTCTCAAGGCGGAAACGGCGAGTTCAAATCTCCCATGGGACACCACTTCCAAATTGATCAATGGACGGGTAGATTGCTCGATCAAAGGAGATCCAAATGATCAAACCTTCTACCCTGTTCATGATCTTGTTTCCCGTCCTGCTTTCTGGCTGCCCTGCCCACACCGATATCAAGGCAACGTTGAAGGATTTCGGTATCGGTGAGCTGGACTGTGGCAAGGCTGCTGTGGCGAATGAAATGCCGACCATCACTCCCGCAGTTGGGGCTCTCCTCGGTGGCTCCTCGCCAAATGGTCAGTCGCTTCTCGATGCACTGTTTCGCCAGGCGCCAGAGCTGATTGCGTGTTCGGTGAAGAACTTGATCGCCACCGCTGAGCACCCTGTCATCGGTCAAGAGGTCAATCGCATGATGGCTGAGAAGAGTGCAGTCGTCGTGAAGAATGGAAAGGACGCACTTTCTCGTTGGGGTGCGCAATAGGCTGATGTCGAAGAAAGCTCATATACCAGTGATTGAACGGTTGTTGTCTGGCTGGACTCATCCGCAAGGCCCGGACATGGCGTTCAATGATGCCCTTGCCGAATGGCACTCTGACAAGGTGTTCACTGGTTCGATCTATGAGTATATGGGCTTGACCTGGGAAGAGTATCGTCGGTGGGCCGGTGATGCGAAGGCAGCCGCGGTCATCCTTCAAGAGAGACGGAGCCTACGGGCTCAATGAAACCTCCCCTGGGCTCTGCGAAAGCAACCTGGGGTTTTTGAGACCATAGCTCAGCTGGTAGAGCGTCGCCTCGACACGGCGAAGGTCGCAGGTTCGATCCCTGTTGGTCTCACCGCTCCCGTTGTCTCAATAGGTAGACCCTATGGGTTCCTGAGAGGGAATGCGTGGGTCGCGCCGAAGTAAGCAGTGGCCTATTCGCGGTAAGCCACTGACGAACGGCATCCGTAAAGACAGCCATCCTTACGCATGGTGGATGCAGGTACCCAATCCTGCCGGGAGCGCCAATTCCGCTCGCGGAGCGTGTTAAACCGGGTTGATCACCGGCGAAGACCTAGATCCGCCCGCTACGGCAGGAGGCATCCTGCCAGGGATCAGACACGAAAGAACGTGCTGGCGAGCCAAATGCTACCGTAGCTCAGTTGGTAGAGCACTTCCTTGGTAAGGAAGAGGTCATCGGTTCAATCCCGATCGGTAGCTCCAGGAACATAAAAGTCGATTCTGGTATTGTTGATCGCATAGGAGGTCAACGATGACGACCCGAACGACCAAAGAAATGGCCGAGGAAGTCCTTGAATCGTTGAAGTCTGCTCACGAGGACAAGCCTTGGTTCAAAAAGGCAGTACTCGAAACGAGTGACTTGGGCTATGGCGTTGACCTTTGGGTTGATCGCGAGAAGTTCAGGGCTCGGACCGACAAGTTCATGCCGCCCGGTGCCATCAATCATGTCGTTGTATGCGTAATGGTGCAGGGCTAATCGCGCCCGTGTAGCTCAGCCTGGACAGAGCACCGGTTTACGAAGCCGGGTTTGCGGGGGTTCAAATCCCTCCTCGGGCACTTCGCCTCTAGCAATTTGAATGACAGTAGATCAGGATTGGTGTCGTGCACCGGAGTGCTGGACCCGTAATGCGCGTTGGTGGCCACCGACGAGTCAAGCCAGCCGGGGATTGATCACGCCCGTTATCACAGTGATCATTTGGGCTGGTAGCTCAACGGGAGAGCAGCGGCTTTGCAAGCCGAAGGTTGTGGGTTCGATCCCCATCCGGTCCACCACGAGGTCTAGATGTTCGAGATGATCATCGATGGCGTGTATTGTATCTCGGGGCGAGGAATTGTTGTAACAGGCCACCCGAACCGAGAATCAATCCGTGTTGGAGAATCCGTCGAAATTTGGAATCCAGATGGATCTGCACTCGACACGGTAATCACGGGGGTGGAGATGGTTTCCCCTCGTCGGCCGAATGACAATATCGGTCTTCTTCTGCGAACGACAGAAACCTTGAAAACCAAGGACAACATCCACCCCGGCGCAGTCATGCGGCGCAAGTAAGGTGACCCATGGAACGCAAGCTGACGATGATCCAAGTCGACCTGGAGCAGTGCCGTTGTGGTGTCGGTGCCCATGGTGATGGCAATGGACCAACCGTGTTCATCACCATGTTCCACAACGAGTTCGACGAACCGATCGTTGACGACGAAGCACGCCGTCAGATCAAGACAATCTTCCCGCAATTCGAGTAGTTCAAATGGGCAGCGGTCTGGGACCAAGCGAGTCTCCAAAACTTGCTAGCGCATGGGTTCGATCCCCCGGCGGCCCGCTAATGGATGGAGCAGTAGATGAGCGATCCATATAAGACTAAGCAAGTCATCGTGATGCGTAAAGATCTCAACATGAACCGTGGGAAAGAGATCGCCCAAGGCGCACACGCCTCAATGGCGTGGTTGTCTAATCGCATCCGCACGTCGAAGCGAGAAAATGGCCGTTATCTCGTTGAGCTTAGCGAGGCCGAAAGAGTCTGGCTCGAAGGTCAATTTGCTAAGGTGACATGCCAGGTTGACTCTGCCGCAGAACTTGAAGATCTCGTCGCCGCTGGCAAACGGCTGTACATCGGAGCTGAGCTGATCGTCGATTCCGGTAAAACCTATTTTAAGGGTGTCAGCACGCCGACTTGCTGCGCAATCGGCCCAGGCACATCGGATCTCATCGACAGGATCACCGGGAAGCTAAAACTGTATTGATCGTGTAAGCTTGGCTTATGGCCGAGTTGAACTTCATCGAGCTGCTAAAAAAGCACCTTGACGATCATGGTCTCTCCGTAGAGGCTGCATCAGTGAAGTCTGGAATCCCACGGCTCCACATCGAAAAAGTTATCAATGGTCATGTGACATTGACCGCTTCACAGGAGGAAGAGATGGCCGCTCGAATAGGTCTGACGATCAAGTTCTAATCCGCCTGTCGCCTAAGGGTTAAGGCCCGTGCCTTATAAGCGCGTGAACCGAGTTCGAGTCTCGGCGGGCGGACCATGCTATAACACTGTCATTCGATCCGATCAGGGAGGATCCAATGGCAGGCCCCATTCTGATTCTTGAAGTAGGTCATACCCGAAAGCTCATCGGCATTAACGCTGATGCCTCTGGATTTCTAGCTCCAGGACCACCAATCACCTGGGCTACAAGCAATGCTGCCGTCGCTACCGTCGACGCCAACGGCAATGTTACCGGAGTCGGTGCTGGAACGTGCAACATCACGGCGACCAACGGTTCCCAGAGCACTGTGACAGCCACGACGGTTGCTGCGCGCAGCACCTCACAGATCACGGTTGCTGTGGGAGACCGAACGTAGCGCATGGGTGACACTCTCAAGCTGTCGCAGCTTGACGCGCCTGACGATGGTCTTTCGGTCGAGCAGCTGGTTCATCTTGTCATCGACCCTCATGACGGTCCCCTGTGCGATCCAACAGAGCCAGTGACATCAACCAATGACCCTCACAAGATGACCTGTGAGCGATGCCGTCGAATTTGGATGACAGGTACCGCCGACGGGTAAACTATAGCTGCCATGTCGCTCAATCTTCGTGACAAGACAGACGTGGAAGCCTGGGCCGCGTTTTGGATGCTGGCAGCAAAGATGGACATCGAGCGCAGCGGAGCATTGCTTCCTGTTGCCACGATTGTAGTTACCAGGAACATTCAGGAGATGCAGCCCGGTGGCTTCGTTCTCATCAAGGCGGATGCGCCGCTGGATGCTGATTCCAAGTTTCGCTGGGTCTCCAAGATCAAGGAGATTGTCCAAGCCGGCGCCGCTCTGGCAGTGATGACAGCTGGCGAGGCAATCCTAGCTGCTGCGGATGGTCCCGAGGCTGGCCTTGAACAGGAAGTTGTAGTTGTTGATCTTGAGCATGCGACGCTTGGAGATCACTCATGGGTTGCCAATATCATCCGTGGCGACACGGGCGTGAAGCTGACTCCGTTCAAAACACGTCGACTTGAAGCAAGGTTTGGTAAGTTTCTGAAGCGATAAATGGCTCCTTAGCTCAACTGGCAGAGCGACCGCTTCATACGCGGTAGGTTCGGGGTTCGACTCCCCGAGGAGCCACCGACGCGCGGGGCAGGACCGCAGGGGGTTCCTCGCCGGGCGAAAGCCCGTAAATGTCGAGCATTCCCTCCAGCCGTGCAAGGCTGGCGTCTTCTCCGGGGTGTGGCGCAGTTGGTAGCGCGTTCGGTTCGGGACCGAAAGGTCGCTGGTTCAAATCCAGTCACCCCGACTAAATTGACAATCATATAGTCCCTTAGCTCAGCTGGTAGAGCGCCTGTATCACACACAGGAGGTCACCCGTTCAATCCGGGTAGGGACTACCAATCGGCACCAGTCCACCCGGTGGTGAGTCGATCCCTACAAGGTCGACGTGGCGGGTTCGATTCCCGCGGTGCCGACAACACGCGCATATAGCTCAACAGGTAGAGCAGCTGCCCGATTAGCGGAAGGTTGGGGGTTCGATTCCCTCTATGCGCACTGTGACGATAGGTTAAGGCTCCCGGTGGAGCCGCTGGTTTGTGGAACCAGCATCAGCGAGTTCAACTCTCGGTCGTCACCCCAATACGATTTGGCAGTAGGCGAGTAAAGACGCGCTGAGGGGCGGGTACTCCCCCGCTTGGAGGACTTCAGAGATACCGGGGGCGGTCCCGGTACTGCCAATCAATTTTGCTTCATCTGATCATGTGGACAAAGTGCGGGTGTCCAAATACGCCGAGAAGATTGAGAAGCCAGAGCAGCATGACTACAGCCATGATGATCTTTGCTATCTGCATCATCGGCGGCGGAAGCCCAAGCATCGTGATTATCCAGTACACGACTGCTATCACAGCAAACATGAGCAGCAGTGAAATCAGGAGCGACAGCAACATTGGATCACCTCCGATCAAATGATTATCGGCACAATCATTCTATGTTTCAATGTAATTAGAATCTGACGTGTGACGCAGGGTGTAAAACGGATCTGTAGCTCAGTTGGTCAGAGCGGCGAATTCTGGAAGAGATAGAAAAGTGTGACCTGGTGTGCGCCAACTGCCATCGCGAACGCACCTTCTCTAGGCAGTTCTCCGCTCATAGCTCAAAGGCAGAGCAATCGGCTGATAACCGATAGACGCAAGTTCGATCCTTGCTGGGCGGACCGCTAGTTCAAGTCTAGCCAGATCCACTACAATATCGGTTGGTGCTGGGGCTTAGACGCCGGTGGTTGCAGGCTGATCGTGGGTGTCGACAGGAGCGGCTGGCTGCTCTGCGGCTGCGGCTGGGGCGGCAGGAGCAGCCGTCGCAACAGGAGCAGCGGGAGCAGGCGCTGGTGCTGGTGCTGGCGGCGCAACAGGCTGAGCGACTGGCGAATCGAACGAGAGATCCAGCTCCGAATCATCGCTCACAGTCACGTGCACATGGATCACGTGGGTGAGCGGACCGCAGACGACAGTGACATCTGCATTCCCAGGGTTCCCAGCCACCATGGTGCAGGCGCGCTTCGTGGTGTCCGCAGAATCGCAGCTGATCGCGACGATGGCAGAATCCGACGTGCTCCAGGTGGCGACAGTTGTTGTATCCACGACTCCCTTCGCATCCTTGGCAAGGATGCGGACGATCTGTTGCTGTTCGTCACTGAGAACTGTATTGAATTCCATGACTCCTCCTGTTCCGTTGATAGGTGATCCGACCCAGACTTCGAGCTGGGATGGGACTTGATGGTGCCGGTGCCTGAACATCGACATGATCTTGATCCAGCACATTTGATCGGATCAGAAATATACCTGGATTATCAAAGAACGTCTTGCAAAAGGATCGATACGAGAATTACCGCGCAGACGCTTGCGTGGGATATGGTGGGTGTAGCTCAATTGGTTAGAGCACCGGATTGTGGATCCGGGGGTTGCGGGTTCAAGTCCCGTCACTCACCCCATATGAAAGCTTGGTTACCGTCGTGGTAAGATCAAAGCATGAAGAACGACGAAGTAACTGATCAAGTTAAAAGGCCGAAGCAACCATCCCCTCAGTGGCTTGTCACTGCGGTGTTCGGGCTTCTCTCTGCTGTTGCGGCGAGTCTGCCTGCGGCATATTTCAGCTACCGATCAGCAAAGGTCGAAGCCGAATCAAAGACTTCGCAAGTAAAGGCCGAGGCTGATATCGGGTATCAGACCCTGGTCAAAGCTGTTGCGAAGCATGAAGAACACGATGCTCAGCAAGACCATTGGATCTCTCGGATCGAAGGTCATGTTGCTGCCATTGAGCAGGCGCTGACGCGAGTAACGATTGTGAGCAGCCACAGGACAATTCCGGCTGAAAGCGAGGATGGAGCTTCCGAGGTCGAAGGTGGCTCTCCGCCGCCTCCCAAGAAGAAGCCGAAGGCGATGAAATTGAAGTTTAATTACACTCCACCTGCCCCCATCGCTGCACAAGGCCATGAATACAAACCGGAGGTTCTGCCCTCGACGCTGGACAAAGCCGTTACGAATTTCGGTGATTCGAGCATTAAGCGGGCAGCGACCGCGAAGTAATACCGCCCGGGTGGCGTAATGGTAGCCGCAGCCCACTTAAAACGGGCCGTCGCAAGACGTGCGAGTTCGATTCTCGCCCTGGGCACAGTTTCCTCTTTCAGCTTGTTTTCCTGATCAAGAAAATGGTCGATTTTAGGAAACACCGGCGTGTGGCGCAGCCTGGTTAGCGCACCAGTCTGGGGGACTGGGGGTCGGAGGTTCAAATCCTTCCACGCCGACGGAGGAGCACCGATACTTACTCCGACCAATTTGATATGATGGCTTCCAATGGAAGCGAATCCGATCAAGTGCGGCTGTGGTGAAACCGACGAAAGACAGTTCTACGTTCGGATGGTAAATGGCAGCAAAGCAATCAAATCGATATGCAAGTTATGTGAAAACAAACGTCGATGGCCACGGCAGAAGAAACGTGGAGAAACCTACACCAAGTATAATAAGGCATACGATCATAAGGTTTCTGAGTGGCGGCGGAGCGGTGTAGATCAAGACCGATGGATATGGCGGGATACGAGGGGATGGGACCGTAAGCACGGATTTGAACCGGAGCTGACAAGGGAAGAGATCCGCGAGCTAATCGCTTCGGGATGTCTCTACTGCGGCGAAACGAATCTGCGCATGACGCTTGATCGTATCGACAACAGCAAGGGACACTGTCGAGGAAACGTGAACCCGGCTTGCATAAGGTGCAATTACGCGCGTAGGGCAATGCCGTATGAAGCATGGCTTTGCCTTCTGCCGGGGCTAAAGGAGGCGCGAGAAAAAAGACTGTTCGGGGATTGGACAGGACGCTGTAGATGACAAATCCTCTCACGCCGACCTGGACAATCACGGATTGCGATAGGACGATGATCATCGTAATGAGGTCCCCTGGCGGAACTGGCAGACGCGCTGGACTTAGGATCCAGTGCCGAAAGGCGTGGGGGTTCGATTCCCCCGGGGACTACTAATGGATCAATCGGAAGACGATTCGGTCGATCTGTCTTCAAAGGAAGGACGCTTTCGATACTGCACCAGCAAAATCGAAGTAGCTGTCCGCGAGCTTGGCCAGGAAGGGCTAGAAGCCACGGATATTTTCGATGCCTTAGCTGGGCTGGTCGTCTCATCGTTTGTGATGAACGATGTACCGAAAGAACAATCACTCCAATATATCAGCGAGATGTTTGATCGTGCATGGGATCAGGCCGATACAGCTGAGCTGATCATGCATGACCGCGACAGAAACGAGGAATCATAGTGATCTTTGATCTCGTAGACTTCATTGTTGAGCTTCTTGGAGATGTGGTTCTCATGCTTTTTGGTGTTGATTCAGACGATTAGTAATATGCGGGTGTGGCGGATCTGGTAGACGCGCTAGCTTTGTTGGGATACGGATGAAGACAGAACGACACAGAACGCCTTGGTTTCAAAAGGACGGATACTGGGCGTGCACTGCGTATTATGTCGACGGCACTCGCACCACGATTTATCAGCACCGAGAAGTGCTTGAGCATAAGCTTGGCAGAACTATTCGAGATGGCTATGTTGCTCATCACAAAGATGAAAACAGATCAAACAACAATCCAGATAATCTCGAAGAGAAATTCGAGCCCGATCATTGTAGGGATCATCGTCCGCCAGCCGAAATAATTGAGATTATCTGTCCTGAGTGCGGACAAACGAAGAAAAAGATCGCTCGCCTCGTTAGGCATAACCAGAAACAGGGAAAGGAAGGACCGTTCTGCGATAGGCGTTGCGCCGGAAGATGGAATGCGAAGAAACAACATGCTCGGGTGGCGTAATTGGTAGCCGCGCTAGATCGAGGGTCTAGTGGTCTCTGACCGTGCGGGTTCGACTCCCGCCCCGAGTACTATGAGCAACGAGAAATGGAAACGGATCGGAAGGCCTGGCTACTTTGGACGACGCCGTGACGAGAAGATCAAGCAGCTGAATGAGGACTTTGGCAAGGACGAGTGGAAGCTGGTCTGGGTGATCGACGTGGATTTCTTGGGCGGAGAAGTCCACTACGACTTCGAGCAGGCCTGCAAGAAGCTCTACGAGGCCAGCTATCTCAAATGGTTCCAGGAGAACCCATTGGAGATCGACCTCGTCTGCTCCTACGGCGAGTGTATCGATAACGCGCCGACGAACGTGGATTCCGGGCTCGACTATATGAAGCAGGAAGCATTCTCCACCCACATCCAGGACATTGCCGTGCGCAACGTCCTGGCTAAGATGGGCAGGAAGTTCGAGGGTCCCAAGGACAAAATCCTCGTGATCCGGTCGCAGGACTCCAACGGCTTCAAGTACGGGCCGGGCAATATTCCTTTTTCGGAGCCGTGGCTGATCGCTCAGCCGTCGAAGTGCCCGAAGTGGGCTAATGCTGGATCTGTTGAGGATTTTTGGCAGTCAAATAAGTGGATCATGATCCGCGAGACACAGCCAGCTCTCTTCTAGTACACTCTTCTAACAAGCCGACGTGGTGGATTCTGGTAGACACGCCGTATTCAGAGTGCGGTGAGCGAAAGCTCGGGCAGGTTCGATTCCTGTCGTCGGCACCACTGACCCAATAGGTCAGGCAGTGAGCAGATGATCAAGGCTCGGTTGATCCACGAGAATGGTCGAATGGCTTGGCTTCGGGTCTACTGGAACTCCGTCAAGATCATCGGCAAGTGTGAAAAGGGTTGCTGCGATCGGACAGAATCGCTCAACGACTGTCCTAACTGCTACGGCAGTGGAAAACCCGGATGCCACAACGCTCAGATCAAGCTTGGTGAGAGCGATGATCTAGAGAAGCATGATCAATGGGGGAAGCCAGAAGACTACCCTGACGATCGTTGGCCAACGAAATGCGACCACTGCCCAGCAATCATCCCAGCTGGTGGTCCATATAAGGGTGAGACGCGCAAGCCGGAGCTAGTCCAAGTCCATCGCCAGGTATTCACCCAGCGTCGCTACTCCACTCCAAGCGGTAGCCCAGAGCCTGGTGATGTTTTTTGGGCGAAATGGCACCACTGGAAGGGCGACGATGGGAAAGAACAGTGCATCTGGTGGGATAACTGCGATGGTAAGCATCTCATCGCGATCCTTCCTAATGGAACGCAGTGGGACATCATGTCGAGAGCCTCGAATTGCGCCTTGAAGGACGACAAGGTTCATCGTTGTTGGATCCTTCACGGCTCTCCAGAAGCTGGAAACCTTCACGTTGACAAGAATGGACTAACTTGCGCAGCGGGGGCAGGATCGATCGCCGTCGAGGGTTACCACGGATTTTTGCAAAACGGTCACTTCACCTAGGTGATGATTGGAAAAGACCGAAATCGAACAGGCCTTTGAAGAGATGATCAATAAGATCGACCTCGAAAAGGAGCTGAGATTCATCTTCTTCGGCGGGTTTGAGACGTATGAAGACTACGAGAAGTACGGAGACAGTTTCATAGAAATCGCAACAGATAGTGGACCAAGACAACTGCCCTGGTGGCGTAATAGGTAGCCGCAGCAGGCTCAAACCCTGCCGCTCCTTAGTGGGCGTGCCGGTTCGACTCCGGCCCAGGGCACAACCTGTCAGAAATGAGGGCTAGGTGCGTCCTAGCAGAAAGGAGGCGGTCATGAGTATGGCCCTTCAAAGTACACGGACACTGCTTCTCTCCAATGCCTACGAGCCGATTCAGGCCATCTCCTTGAAGAGGGCAATGACCCTGCTGTTCAATGGCAAGGTCGAGGTCATCGAGGAGTACGACTGGAACATCGTACCTGTCCCTTCCGAGATTCAGACGGATGTGCAGGTAACGCATGGCAATGAGCGTAGGACGGTCAAGCGTACGATGATCGTCTTCAAGGCTCCTGCCGTCGTTCGTCTGCTTACCGCCTTCATCCGCCGCCGTAGGCCGATAAAGTTCTCGCGCGTGAACATCTATGCTCGTGACCGTTACACGTGCCAGTACTGCGGTACCAAGAGGACATTGGCGGAGCTGACGTTCGACCACGTCATCCCGAGAAAGCTTGGGGGCAAGACGACGTGGACGAATATCGCAACGTCGTGTGGTACTTGCAATCTGAAGAAGGGTGGTCGTACGCCGGAGCAGGCCGGCATGAAGCTGCTGAAGCAGCCTGTGCAACCAACCTGGCAGTCCGCCATCGCCGTCACCGTCAGCAGTACATCGGTGCCGGATGCATGGAGGGATTACCTGTACTGGACTGGCGAGCTAGAGAACGACAACTCGTAGTCAATCATAGTCGTGCCACGGGATGGCCACCTGGAAGCATGACGCCTTAGCCGTGTGGCCCCTACGTAAAAAGGGGCTCCCTTCATGGGGATTTTGGAGGAATGGCAGAGCCTGGTTTATTGCGCCGGTCTTGAAAACCGGAGTGGGTAAGACCACCGGGGGTTCAAATCCCTCTTCCTCCGCCCAGTCTGTCACACAAGAATCAAAGATCTCGTTACATCATTGGACGCCTGTCTGGGGTAAGTAGACCCTGTGACCGCAAGTAAACGCGTTTCTGGGCCAGGAGCCCAGGTAGCGGTAGCGATTTAAGCAGAGCGGCTCAGCGCCAGCGAAAGCGTCCATTTTGCTAGGGTTCTTGGTAGGAGCTGCGGGTCCCGCTCGATCGGCGATGTAGACTCGGGAGTCGAAATCTGATCGGTGCCGCAGTGCTGGTTCGATTCCAGCCTCTAGCTGTCCTTCCAATTATCGATCGGATCAATCACAATCGTAGTCAAGATGCTCTACGATCATGATTGTCACCTTCCATCACGCGACAGGAATGACGATCTGCCCTGGAATTGTCGGCCAGTTGACGACTCGCTCATTGCGCGGGTCATGGCTAGCCTGCGGCGGCGGGTGGAGTTCGCGCGAACCTGCTTCCCGATGTTACGGCAAGTATTCCCTGCTCTGATCGCTAGTGAGATCGTGTCGGTTCAGCCAATGACCGCGCCTACGAGTCTCTTATTTTTCATGGATCCATCGTATGTCTGGAATCCTGCTGATCGTACTAGTTCGGGGATATAGCTCAACTGGATAGAGCATTCGGCTACGAACCGAAAGGCTAGGGGTTCGAGTCCCTTTATCCCCACCGCTGTCTTGGCCTGAGGGAATTGCGGTGAACCTCAGGAGGAAGCAAAAGAGCACCCGGTTGAAGTCCGAGGGGCAGCACCGCGCTTGGAAGGATTGGCACATTGGCAAGTCCACGCGCCTGGAAAGCGCCGGGCTGGGGAAACCTGGCTCTGGGGGTTCGACTCCCCCTCCTTCCGCTGCTATGGTGGCGGTTCAAGTGGTCTTGGGCGGGTAGCTCCCGCAACTTGAGAGTTCGATTCTCTCAGCCCGGAAGGGTTCCTGGCTGGAGGATTGGGTTCGATTCCCACCGTCACCCCCTAGAGGAGCAATGGAAAGGTACCCTGAAGATCTAGTCAAGGAGCGCTCCATGAGTAAACACCAGCAGCTATATCGTCAGTGCCGTATGGAAAAGAAGACTGAAACGGGAAAGCTGGTCCACACGGCCTGGATCCCGACGCAGTTTGCGCATGTCGGCAAGAACATTTCGATCAAGAACAGCGACGATGAGTGGGTTGGAGGCTGGCAGGTTGTAGAAGCAAGCTCTGGTACCCGCACGCATGATGACATGGAGACCCAGCGTGACGCTCACAAGCGCTGGGAAGAAGTACTTGCCTAGTTTCAAGCGTTGCGACTCAGCTGGTGACGAGGGCCGCCTGTCCAGCGGTAACTGACGGGTTCGATTCCCGTGCGACGCGCTCTTGTAATTCGTCCCTTCTTCCTGAAGTATGCGATGTATGACCTGGTTCTAGAGCTGGGTCTAGGTGATGAAGATCGGTAGCTCGCGCAGTGCGAAGACACTCCCTGAGGACCCCCACCTCTCTCAGGCCCGTCTTCGTGAGTCGCAGGAGGCGTGTCGTGGGCACCTCGTTCCTCCCCGATCAACATCACCGCTTGGGGTGGTAGTTCAGCTGGTTAGAACGCCGGCCTGTCACGCCGGAGGCCACGGGTTCAAGTCCCGTCCATCCCGCTTCTTGACAATCGAATAAAGTCCACTTAGCGTCATGTTCAGTTACACGGGGGTGTAACGGTTTCGACGGAGAACGCGCAGACTAGCAGGGCGAGCCGTGGGTTCTGGTCACCACGACAAAAGATCAGAACGAAACAAAAGCCAACGACAACATGTACCCGGCTGCTTCCCTCCGCGCTGCGGCCTAATCAGCCAAGGCTCTCAGAGTAAGAAGCCATCGACACCGTAGATGGGTCAGTAGCGGTGAAGATGTAAAAACGACGACCCCTACCACTGAGAAGTGTCGCGACGATCTCAGTAGCGAGGTCTAGACGGCCTCAACAGCGGCTATGAAGACGGAGTAAGGCGTACCGACCGGCTTCGAGAACTAATGGCATGCCAAACGCTCGTAATTCTCTATAGTAAGCGAATTTTTCGGACCCGAGTTCGACTCTCGGCACCTCCACAAATTTCAGCTACTTAATCGTGAAAGACACACCATTCCCTGTCGTACAACTGCACCAATAGACCGATGGCTCAGCCACCGGTCACTTCAAGCGAATGGTGTGACCATGGACTTTGATTGGCGTCCCCGTCCCTCGTACGAGCCTGAGCCGGAACAGCCGCAGCAGGAACAGTCAACATGGCACATGGATCCCTCCGTGTCCGCCCTTTTCGATGGTGTTCAGTCTACCGACGAAGAGTTGGGAACCGCCGACAAGGACATCGCAGCCCAAGCTGAATCCTGCCTAGTTGGATTCAATGGTTTTTTCAACGAGTTTCGGGCCACGAGCAAAGTAGCGGATAACATTGCGCTCGGGGAGACATCTGGGCTTGGTCAAGTCAAAAAGACGCCAGATATCACGGATAAGCTCTGCCAGATTGCAGCCTTTGGGGCGAAGATGCTCTGGGAACACTTTGGCGGCGCGGCCGAGATGGAGGCAGTCTTCGGCATTTTGAAGGAAGAGGTTCTCGGACCTGCTGAGAAATATGCCGAGACAGCCTACGACAAGATCAAAGAGCACATCGAAAAACACCAAACGGAATTCAGTCTCAAAAACTGCATCTTGGAAATAGTTACCGCAGTCAACGACGCAACCGACGAACTGTGCGATAAGGCCAGTCGGCGTATCGCCTCTATGCCGAAAGAGAGTCTTGCTTCCACCTGGCGCTTGATCAGCGGCACCCGCAATGACATGACAGTTCACGGTGACAAGCTCGACACCGAGGGAAAGCAAACGGTGACTACCGAGATGTTTTCTCTGCTTACCGGAATCGAGGTGGGTGGCAAGGCAGCCGAAGAACTGGCTAATACCATCCGTCAGCAGGCGCTGTTGAATTACGCTGGCATGCTAAACACCGTTGGCGAACGCAATGAGGCCTACAAGCGAGCAGCAAGCGGCGAGATCCTCAGAACGACCCCGGACATCGAAAAAGATCTCCATGAGGACAACTGGATCCACGAGGATGAAGCGAAGCGCGCTCGCGTGCGTGAAGACTGATGCGCCGACTCATCCTGCTTGTTGTGATTGTGGCGGCTTGCACGAAATCTGCACCGATTCCTGTGGCGGACGATCGAGCCGGTTACATCCACAAGATCAAAATCGAGCTGGACACTCACCAGCGGATATTCGATTCGGAGAATCAGCTGGCGCGTAAGTACTGTGATCAGCACAAGGACATCAGCGAGTGCGGAGAGGTCATCAGTAAGCTCCCGCCGCTGCCGCCACAACCATAGGCGCAACACAAGGAAGGTCGACAATGGTCAAGTTCACGGCTGTGATGGAGATAGTTGGCTCAAAGATTCCTCACGCCCGTGGAGGTACCACTTGGCTAAAGTCAACCGGATGTTCAACCGCAAGCGGCGGGGACATCGGATAACCTTCCTGATGTCGCGCGACGGAGCTAATTGCTCCATCTGCCATGACCTTCTAGATCGCCACATCCATGATTACCACGATCCTCGCTACATTACCTTCGACCATGTTGTACCCCGGTCAGATGGGGGTCTGGATCATCTAACCAATCTCAGGCTCGCCCACCAGCAGTGCAACAATGAGCGTGGCAATGATCCAATCCACGTTTTCGACGAAGGAATCGAGCTGGAGGACTGATTACTCGATCCCGATACCCGCAAAAATCCCGTTAAACCACTTCAGGGCCTTTTGGAGCAGCCTTTTTTCATCCTTCGACTAGTTGGGGTAACCAATTTCGTTCTCCAGTGAGTTCCGATAGCGGTTCGCCTTCTCTGCGCAATCACAATTGTTTTTATTCATGTCCTACATCATACTACACCTGGATACATATGTCAAGGGTCGGTAGCTCATCTGGGAGAGCGCCTGCTTCGCAAGCAGGAGGCAGAGGGTTCGAGTCCCTTCCGATCCACTGGTAGACATTCGCTGCTAAGCCTGATGAAACAAGATCATGATCGATTTTGATAACTGGACAGAAGTGACTGAATGGATCGTTCACCGCGGTCCATTCACGCTAAAAGTTGAGTCGATGATCGTTAATTTCCAGCGATGGGAGTATCGACCGTCTGTTCGCATCGGAGATAAGTCGATCCGGGATGGAGGCCTCTTCAAAACGGTTGAAGAGGCGAAGCGAGTGGCCGAAGACCTGGCTCGCGACCTTGCCAACGAGCTGTGTACTTGACAATTTTCCGTCGGTGCAATGCCGCGCAGTCGTTCTGATCTTAGTTCCCGTCACTAGGGTAGACAATGTTTTCTCCACGTGAGTAGATGTGGATCAAAGCTGATCCACGGGCCATAGAGCCCAACTGACTCCGAAGGAGAATTACAATGCCGACCAAATCCACCAGAAGTACCCGTGCATCGAAGACCAAGGCCGAAGTGAAGGATGATTTTGAGACGGTCGCCGAGAAGGTTCGGTCGACCGAGGCTCTGCCTGCGAAGGAAGCCGAGCTGAAGGCAGCTCGCGAGTCTGCTGTCCGCAAGGCTGTCGAGGACATTTCGCCCGAGGCAATCACGCAGAAGGTCACCGCGGCGCAATTCGCCATCAACCGCACGCTGGCATCTGTTCAAGAGCAACTTGTCCAGCAGACCCAGGAGCTTGAGACAATCAAGCAAGCCAAGGATCTACTCCAAGCTGATCTCGAACGGCTCCATGGGGCTGACAAGGTGCTTTCAGCTTTGGATGTCCTCGTCCAGGAGTATAAGGACAAGGAAGCGGAGCTGGAAGGCACGCACGACCAGCGGATGGAGAATCTCGAAGCCGAATTCACCAGGGCGCGTCAGGCCTGGACAGAGGAGCAAACGCTGCATACGAAGCAGATCGGCGAGAGGAACGCCGAGCTTCAGAAGACGCGTACTCGCGAGCAGACCGATCACGAGTACCAGACGCAGCAGGCGCGCAAGCTCGATCTGGACA